AGAGACAAATCTAGCAAAAAGATCAACTTTTTCCGCCCGAAAGACAAAACCCTCAGTTTTCAACTTTTTCTGAAAACTAACCTAAAATAGGTGTTCAACTGAACAGCGCTTTTAAACTTTTACAAACTTCTTACAATTAGCTAAACCATTGATTTTCAACGAGTTGAAAACTTTGCCCGACAAAGCGCGAAAAAATCTTTGCAAGAAGTTGGGTCTTTCCGCTGTAATTTGGGGGATGATGGGGGAAAGTAGGAGAAAATGCGAAGCATAAGCGGAGCGCGAAAGCGATTGTGCTGTATATATTCAAGCAAAGAATAGACGATTCGTTGAGGCAACGATTAACGTCTGCTTAGAACAACAATAGAAGAGGATGAGTCTTGAGAATCTTGGGGCATAGAGAAACCTCTCGGAGAAAAGCGATACAAGATTGTCAAGCGCCAAGAGAGTTTGAGAGGGCGGCGATAGCCCTCTCATTCAAAGTCTGGAGCGAAGAATGAGCGAAAGACGGATTCCACTTTGCGAAGCAAACTAAGATACTGGTCTAGAGTACGATTAGTTATACGGTACACGCGCTAATCGGCGCATTCGTAACTTTTACATATAAGGGGAAGATTCTTTCTTTCCGCCCGAAAATGTTTTGCGCCGAAAGAAAAAGATGTTAGATTCCGCCGATTCTAACGTATGTTTAGTATGGACCTAAACAGCTATCGCGATCTTTGCCACGCCGCAAACCAGAAATGGTGGACGGATATTCACACTGGCTTTCCCATTTCTCGAAACAAGGGAGAGCTTCTAATGCTCATGGTTTCGGAAATCGCCGAAGCTATGGAGGGAGAGCGCAAAAACTTGATGGACGACAAGATTCCTTCTCGGAAAATGGCGGAAGTCGAACTTGTTGATGCACTGATTCGTTTGTTTGATTACGCTGGCGGATTCGGATATGATCTTCAAGGCGCTTTTGAGGATAAGATGAAGTTCAACGATACACGGAAAGATCACTCTCACGAAGCTCGAAAACAGGAGGGTGGCAAGAAGTTTTAGCATGATCAAATGTATCAACTATATTGTGGAATCCAAGTCTAAACTTTTTGAGAGCGACTGGCTATGTTGTCTATCCTTTCACGCGCAAGCAGATGCCGTGGATTTTATAACCAAGAATGAAAGCGCTGACCACAGTTTTCGGATTGTTAGGCAAACGGTGACGGAGGAATTGATTCCATATCATGAATAGTTTTTTGACTACCGACGAACTTTCGGCCCAAACTCTTGAAAATGGAAGGAGTCGGCCAATTTTAACGCACAGTTTCAATGTTGAAGTTCAAACGCAGCTTTCCAGAGAGCACGCAAAACGCTTTCTTTTCGGCCAAATCAACGCTGGTAGGCAGTGCTCTAGCTATTATGAAATCCAAGAAAAATGGCCCACCTTTGGCGGCGCGAAGATTACTATAAAATAGTATGGACTTAGACCCCTTCACTCCCACCTTTGAAGAATATCAGAGAAAGATTCGCCGCGCTTACGAAGATTTCTGGCAATTTAAGCGTGAGCTAGAACAGTATTATCCTGCTGGCCCGAATAAGATTTGGGACTTCGATGATGAGGATATGTGCATGCGTAAGCTAAAGATTGAAACTCAAGAGTGGGAGCCATATGGAGAATTTTAAATTGAATTGGCCGCAAAAGGGCGAAAAACTTGTTGCTACCAACAACAAAATCAGACATTGGTTTAAGAGCGTCAATGAATCTTGCGCGAAACTAGAAATCGGCCAAACTTACACCGTGAAAGAGTGTAATGTCGCCAGTTCTTGGTGCGAAATCTTACTGGAAGAATTAGAAGGAAATTTTAGTCTTTCTGCGTTTGATTGGAAGGTTTATTAAATTTATGATTAGAAACATTTATCTCGACCAAGACGGCGTGCTCACGAATTTCTTCGAGGCCGCTCTCCATAAACTCAATAAGAAATATCGCAAAGATAAACCGATAACTGTTTCCGAATATATAGAATATGGGAATTTTGATATGGCCGCTCTGTTCGAAATTACAAATGCGGAATTTTGGCAATGTGTTGAAGGAAATGATCAGTACTTTTGGGACTCGTTGCCAGCTTACCCGTGGTCAAGGAATCTTTATGATTTTTTAAGACGTTTCGCGCCAGTAACAATACTGAGTTCTCCCTCCGATGGGTTATATTGCGTTTGGGGCAAAGTAAAATGGCTAAATGAAAAGATTAATCCAGCAATTTCCACGGGCGATTGCGTCTTCACTAAGAAGAAATATTTACTGGCAAATCCAGAATCTTTATTAATTGATGACCTACAGAAAAACTGCGATGAATTTATCGCCGCAGGAGGAAACGCTGTTTGTGTTCCGTCAAATTGGAACACTAAGGACTTATCCTATAATGATGTGATAGAAAAAATTCTGGAAGAATCTACGCTATGTTCTCGTTAGTTTGATGATGAATCATCAAATAGTTTCTATTTCGGGCCGAAAAAGGTGTGGGAAAAATTCGTTGGCAGATGTCTTTATTAAAGAATTTGCGGCCAAAAACATACTCGCCAAACAGTATGCATTTGCCAATGAATTAAAGAAAGAGTTAAATCCTCTTTTCTTGCTTAATGCTGGTGTTAGCGCATTTACAGAAGACCCCTTTGAAAAGGAGCTTATTCGAAAAACTCTTATTGCATATGGTAGCGGCTATTGGAGGGCCAAAGACCCCGATCACTGGATTAAAAAGCTCGAAGAAACTCTCTCTGAACAAGAGAATCCTCATGTTGTGATTTTGACCGACACTAGGTTTTGCTCGAATGAATTACCTTGGGTTGAAACGAACGGCGGAATCACCATTCATTTGTCTCGTTATGACGAGAACGGCAATTTGTATCCGTGTGCTGGAGAAGATGAAATGGCCAATGATCCAATTCTTGAAGAAAGAGCGGCCCACAAAATTAAATGGAACAATTTTCATGGAGACGATAACCTGCGTTATTATAAATCACAGCAATTCTTCAACCAGATTTTCGCTGACAAAATTCCCCAATGGCAAAAAGATTTTCCACTTCCGAAGATTTGATTTTTTCTCTGGTTTAGAAAACGCCAGATATTAGTCTAATACTAGATATGATTATATCGCTTTCTGGAAGAAAAAATGCAGGGAAAACAACTTTAGCCTTGGTCGCTAAGAAAAACGGATGGACAATGATTTCGTTTCAATCCTTCTTTGACAAGAAGGCAGAGTCTTTGCTCTGTGGGAAGAATTTCCCAATAAAGCATCTTGATAGAGAATTCTCTTCCAAAGAAGAGCTTTCCATCTTTCTAAGAGAAATAGCCTTTAAAAACGGAGAACAGAACCATCTACGCGCTATCGGGAAAATGATTAATCTCTCTAATGGAAATAATATCGTCATAGATGATGTGAGAACAATTCAGGAAAAAGAATTCCTTGATGGCTTTGGAGACGTGATTTTTTTCTTCGTTTCAAGACTTCACCCGTTTGAGACGGATAATTCTGATTTTGAATGTTCTTTAAGAACGTGCCACTTTGACGATTTCATTTTCAATAGAGAAAAGGGTTATCCTAAAAAACTCATAAATAGATTTTCCAATTTTACAAAAAGAATGGCACAAAACGCTCTACCATTCAATTCTCTCCATCGCTTTGAGTCAAAATTTAAAGCGAGGGAAGCCTTGAAAGCTTTTTTTAAATATGGAAAAGATACGGATGATGAGTTTTTTTCTAAATTCACAAAGAAACAGATAAACAGATGTTACGGTTTCTTTTGGCTGGACAAAAGAAGGCAAAAACACAATATTGACACATATGCATTTTCTCATTTTAATGAGGAAACAGCCTATTTTGCTGGATTATTTTGCGCGGATGGATGCCTTAAAAGTAATAGCACTGGAAATGGGTTTTCGGCTAAGTTTTCTTCTTCTGACATGGAGTTGATTGAAAAATTCCAAGCATTTTTAAAAACAGACTACCCGCTCGGAATTGACCCTCCAGAAAAAAGCAATCATAAGATATTGTACAGTATATTGATGCAATCACCGTCAATAGTGGAGAATCTAAAACTCTGGAATATAAAGCCAAGGAAATCAACAAAAGAAGAGATTCCATTTCCAATTTTAGGAAATGAGAAATTAATAAAGGCATGGACGGTTGGAATGATTGATGGAGATGGGCATATTTGTTTAAGAAAAAACTCCATCGTCATGGGCTTGGTCTGTTCCGATCAAGTCGCCGATTACCTTAATGAAATTGTTCCGAACGAAATAAGAAGGTCTGTTGTGAGAATAAAAACAATAAATGGCCTTTCTATGTCTAGGTTTATAGTTTTGGGGCATATGGCTGTTGATTTTTACAATTGGCTTGATAAACCCAAATTTGGACTAAAGAGGAAGTGGGAAAATATCGAGAAATTTTCTTCTCTAAAATCTCAAAGAAAAACAAAAAGAACAATTTACTCTTCGACGTAGTTACTATAAAAAGATGAGAAAAAGCCTGTATTGCCATGATAAAGACTTGGAATTGATTCGATCCGTTAAGGAGAATGGAGATAGCGAAGCTATGAAGCAATTGATCAATTTCCATTCAGGCATATTTGAAACCTGTCTAAAACAAAGTTTGTCTAGCGATTACGACGTGTTTAAAAACGAAATTCATGAAGACAAGGATTACCACATGTATCGACTTGCCATGAACTATGACCCGTCCAAAAACATGAAATACCCAACTTGGGTCGGCCAAAATGTCAAATGGATGTGTATGAACATCGTTAATCGTTCTCGCCCATGGGAAAGCCTAGAAGAGGGTTCTTTTGATTGTTCATATGAACAGGAGATTGAAAATGTCGAACAATTAGCCCTTGACGAATTATCTAATCTGGCGAAAAGTTATCCAGACGAACGAGTTTCGGCTATTATTGAGGGTCGTTATTTCCAAACGAAGCCTAAACCGTGGCACAAACTTTCCGCCGAATTGAAAACTTCACAAATTTCCTTGACAAACCTTCACAACAAGTTTATCTTGTGGGCCAAGCCAAAGATGAAGAAATATATTTAACCCAAAAAAACATGCATTATAGAAATGGCAGACACGCCCAAAACGGAGACAAAATCGTTCGACTAAACGGTTTCGGCCAAATTGAAGCTTTCGGCGTCCTTTATGGAGCCGTAGAAGGAAACGATTATTGCAATGGAGACATTGCCGTTATTCAATCGGCCAAAGAGTACGCTTGTATGTGTGATTGTCTTCATGTCGATGACATCGCCACACTTTTAGCAGAAAAAGAGCTTGCAAGCCGCAAGCTATAGTTTATATTTTCAACCCAAAACAACAAACAAACACAAAACATATGGTCAGCGCAACAATCATTGGAAATTTGGGAAGCGAACCTTCCGTACGTAAAACAGGCAGCGGAACAGAAATCGTTGAACTCCGCATCGCCTCGCAAGACGGCAAAGACAAAACAAGTTGGTGGACAGCTAAGTTCTTCGGCAATAAAGCGGGCGAAACAGCCCTAAAGTTTGCCAAAAAAGGCAGCAGCGTTGTTGTTGTTGGCAAAGTCGAAATCGAAGAATGGGGAGAAGGAGACGCCAAAAAGAGCAAGCCAGTAATCATTGGTAGCCACTTTGAATTCGGCCCAAGTCGTCCAGACGGCGAAAAGTCAAATTCGAAACCAGCCAAGAAAGAAGAAGACGGCGACCAAAGCTCGGATAGCGTTCCTTTCTAGTACAAATGGGCGGCGCTTGATCTGTTGTCAGCCCAAACAGAGAAATCTGGACTCAGAGATAATAGCGAGTTAACCCGCCAACCAATTTTTTAGTTTGCAGGGAGCTTTGGTAAGCAAAGAAGTCTCATAAGTTTCTTATCGCGATTCGATTTCGCGCCCTGCATCCAATTTTCAATTAGGTAGTTAGCTTAACAGTAGCAATCTTTAATGAGTGGACATGGAGGAATCTGGGCCTCCTTAACAAAAACACAGCAAGCCTTTAGTGTAACAACACGCCTTTTTGAATTTTTTTTGTAACTTAGACTATGAAAACTTTACTTTTCCTTCTCCTCTTTTCGGCCCAACTTTTTGCGGCAGATAAAATCATTGTTACGCCAACACCCCAATACCTTGGGGGCGGGTCTAAAATCGTTGTGAAAGATTCGGCGGGAAAAGTGACGGCTACTGGTAGAACCGTTGAACGCCCAAAATATTTAGGTGGCGGAACAGTTACAACAATTACTCCCGTTGATGGCAAAAAAACAACCGTTATTGAAACCCAGAAGCCGACCTATTTGGGTAGCGGTTCAGCGGCTATAATGAATAACTATGGAATCAATGGCGTAAAAAACTAATTATTACTCCTCGTAAATCTCTAAAATATTCCAACCATGAGAACCTTTCCCTCCGTTTTTCTTGGAAAGAGTCAAATTCGACCTCTGGATACCTTTTTCTTGGCAAAAGGGGCTAAATTCTCCCTGAATTAAAATAAAAATCTCCCCAGCGGGAGATTTTATCTTCCATCTTTTTAATTTTGTATCAGGCAAAGTCCAATATCTATGTTGTTTAACTAAACCCCTATAAACTAACGACATTTCTGAGTTAAGAAGCTTTTTATCTTTACAAAGTTGAGATAAAAGGTTTGCAGAAATAATTTCGCCAGTTTTATGGTTTTTAAATATATAGGGTTTATTTCCATTTTTTCTTTTAGCAGCATTAGAAATTTTTTCGCGAGTATCTAAGCTATGAGTTCTTTTCGTATTGGAACAGCCGCCGCACATTAAATTATATCCATTGGGATATACAGAATTCAAGTTTTCTATGTAAAAAATTTCTCTTTCATTCAAGGTTTCTTCGTCTTTAATGTCTTTTTCTAAAATTTCTACTTGAAAATTCTCATTTCCATATTTATTAACTGCATTCTTTAAATATAGACTCATTCTTTTGCATTTCCACCAGTTATCAGAGTCGTATCGTCTTTTGAAGTTATTTATGGTTTGTCCAATATAGAATTTTCCGTTAATTTTGTTGGTTATTTTGTAAATTTCCATAAAAAGAATTACACTTTTACAGACTCCGAATCCAAAATGTTTCTATATCTTTCTTCAAAGCTTTTTTGACTCTGACCCACATAAACCTTACCATTTATCATATTTTTGATTTGATAGATTATCATTTTTTAAGTTAGTATCATTTATATTAACAATGAAATTGATTCTCGAACTTCCCATCAACTCACTATCTCTTGGTTTTGTAAGTTTGAATTTACTTAGGGAATTTTATCGCCGCGAATTTGAAATCGGGCTATTTCCAATAGGTAAAACCGACTTATCGGCCTTTAAACTAGAAAAAGAATTTGTTGACTGGTTGCAGAAATCTATCAATCAGCGTTGGGATTTCCTTGATAAGGAAGTTGTCTGCGTTAAAAACTGGCATTTGAATGATAGCGACAGGGTTAGGACGAATAATCAAATTCTGTTGACGTATCACGAAACCTCCTCGCCAAGTTTGATAGAGACTAAAATCGTTAAACTACAGAAGAAAACCTTATTCTGTGGCCCATATTCAGAAGGCGTTTTCCGTGCGGCGGGTTGTGATAACGTTGGATCGTTTAATCTTGGGTTTTCGCCCGAGTATCATGTTACTGGTAAAAAATACCTAGATACCACCCATTGGGGTCTTTGCCAGAAATTCGAACATCGAAAATTGACAGCAAAAATTATCTCATTGTGGGTCAAGAAGTATGGAAATAATAGAAACCACTCCCTAACGCTACTTGTAAATAACCCGTTCTTTTCGGCGGAAGATAATCAGAGGCTAATTCATCAAGCTCTAGGAGGACAAAGATTTTTCAACGTTAACGTTCTGCCAAGACTCTCTACTCACACTGAACTAAACGATTACCACAACTCGATTGATGTAGATTTGGGTGGAATTTCGCCAAGTGAGAGTTGGAATATTCCGCCTTTTACCTCAACAGCTTTGGGTAAATGGGCCGTTACGACTGAATCCGCTGGAAATCTTGGGTGGGCAAATGAGGACAATTCCATTATGATTAAGCCGTCTGGAATGCGCCCATCACACGATGGAGTATTTTTCCAAAATGGCGGGGAATTTAACCAAGGAGATTTCTTTGATGTTAGCGATGAAGAAATTCTAAAAGGCTTTGAACTCGCCGAAAAGAAAGCCAAAACCCCCAACCCAAACGGCCAAAAGTTGCAAACCACGCACTCATGGGGGAAGGCAGTGGATGGAATTTTGGCGCAAATGACTTGACATTCTTAAATCGTCGCTTAATTTAAGCTATGAAAATTGATAACCTATACATTCCAGACCCATATAGCGGCAGCAGTTTAGAACCGAAAAATTGTTATATTGACTTTCCATATTGGGGTTGGCCAAATCATAATCCGCGCCGCCCAAGCAATGACGATTATTATCGTCCATATGTTCCACCATATCGTCCATATACAGAAGGAGAAAATCACGCCAAAACCTTAAAGGAAGCGTTCGAAAAACTCCGAGGCGAAGATAAGCATTTTACCAAGATCGCTTCTAAAGTTCTCAAATTTCGCCTAGAACTTCCTGGATATGCTAAGGAAAATATTTGTGTTACTGTAGATAAAACGGGGACACTCACGGTTAAGTCTGTTAACCATGAAAACCATTATAACGTCTCTTGGGTCGTTCCAGATTATCAAAACTACGAACTTGAATCACCAGCGGCCCAAATGAGCAATGGCCTATTAGAAATCTTCTTTTCGCCGAAAAAAGAAGAAAAAGCGGCCACAATTAAAATCCTCTAATTATGCCCCAAGCCACTCTAACCTTTCAACTCCCCGAAGAAGACTCCGAATTCTACCAAGCCACCAATGGCTGGAAATGGCGAATGATCGTTTCCGACATTCTCCTAAACATCCGCCAAGATGTTAAATATTCTCAGGTTACGACCGAGGAACAGAAAAAAGTGCTGGAGAATATGAGGTCTTTTATTTTCGGGCGAATGGGCGAAGAAAATTTGTCGATTGATGAGTAGGTGTAATATCTTGAATGCAACTAGACTTCTCCGAAAAAGAGAATAGTAATTATTGCGTATATTTTTATCTGAGAGAAGATAAAACTCCTTATTATATAGGGATGGGAAGGAGAGAACGCCCGTTTGCTAAACACTTACATAGGGAAGGAAAGGGCGATTTCAAGCCGAAAAATCGTGATTTAATATTGATTGTTCATGAAAACCTTTCTCAAAGAGAGGCGTTTGATTTAGAAGTGTCCTATATTAAGCATTATGGAAAAAAATGCGATGGCGGGATTTTAATTAATCTTACGGAAGGCGGAGAAGGAGCCAGGCATAATGAAGAGACGCGAAAGAAAATATCTTTAATGCAGCTTGGCAGAAAAGCGTCAGATGAAACTAAAAGAAAAATGTCAGAATCTCGAAAGGGCCGCAAAAATAGTCCAGAATCAATGCAAAAAGCATGGGAGACAAGAGTTGCAAAGGGAAATAATAAGCATTCCGAAGAAACCAAAAGAAAGTTGTCTGAAAATCATAAAGGACTGTTTGTTGGTCCAAAAAACCCCTCTGCCCGAGCGGTATTAGCTTACGATAAGAATGAAAATTTCATTGGAAGATTTGAAACAGCAAGAGAAGCGTCTGAAAAATTAAAATTAGGAGATTGCTGGAAACATATTCCCGCTGTATGTAAAGGAAAGAGAAAACATACAAGAGGGTTCGTCTTTAAATACTGTCAAGAAATAACAGAAGAAGATGAAGAGAGTTGTTAGTATAATTCGTGCCACTTTACGAATTTTTTAACGAAACTACGGGCGAATCAGTTGATGTGTTTTTTCACATGACCGATGAGAAGGTCTATAACGGAGAAGATGGAACCCAAGAGGGTCAATGGCGGCGCGTTTATCACGCTCCCCTAGCAGCAATCGACACTAAACTAGACCCCCGAGACAAAAAAGCCTTTGTCCGCCGAACTGAAAAATATACTCGCGTTGGAGACTTTCAAAATTTAAGCAAGGAGCTTTCGGAGAAGAGGGAATCGAAAGACGGCAAAGATGGAGTTAAGGAGGCTTGGCTAAAAAATTATTCCGCCCAACGCCTAGGTAAGAAGCATTCTTCGGAAATGCCCAAAGTCGTAGAAACGCCTCACGTCAAAATTGACATGACGAAATAATTAGGTTCCGTGAACCAAATTACAAGCGCCACTGAAAAGCTGAAACGTGTTAATCGGAACGGTGATGCTAAACGGCGAAACTAGAGTTCGGCCATTTAAACCAGTAACATTTACAGACTGAGTGCTTGTTGAAGAAGCTCCAGAAATGATACAGTTTGTGCCAATGCTCTCGATTCTAGAGTATTTACCAGTGTAAATAGCTTGATTTGCCACGATGGTTGAACCCAATTCGCCAGCTAGAATGTTTAGGGCCGTTTGTGAAGTCATATTAGGTAATTACACTAGATCACCACAAATGCGCCAAATTACATGATCCACTTCTGGGATTTCGGTCTTTTGAGCACAGGATGAAAGAAAAAGAAAAGCGGCGAAAAGTAGGGATCGAAATTTGTTCATATAATATACTAAATTTTAAAATAGTAAATAGACCGCATTTCTGAATCGGACAATTTCACAGGCAAACCTTGTTGTGGTTCAAAAAAGATTGGGCCGCTTTCTGCGAATATCACGTTTATAGCATGATTTTCACCGCTGGCACCATCTTGGTGATAATAGATTTCGCCGATAGCTAAGCCTTCTGCCGTACCATTCCCGTTGCGGTGGCAAACCTGAGCCATAGACTTGAAGAACGAGGTAAAATCCTCGCAATCCCACTTATTATCCCAAACCGAGACGCCCAATTCACTTAGTTTCTTGACGAAAAAGGGATAAAACTTCTCCATCACCCAACGCAAACTGGTTGTATTGAAAGTTTTGTCACTAATCTGAGACTTTCGCGCTGCTTTGACAAAAGGATAAGCCTGAATATCAGAAAAAGACAGAGTTTTCACATTAGGGATTACACGTTTATTGGTTAATATAATCCACCATGAAGTACTCCCTCTATAAGCCGACCCCATACCGCGACAAAAACGATCCATCCTCCTTTGCTGGTTCAGCCATTTCCTTTAATCTCTGGAAAATGCAAGATGGTCCAACGATCATGCTTGAGTGTGTAAAGCAAAAAAGTTGGGATGAGGCGGGCCGAAAAGCTAGTTTCTATAACCTTAAGGCCAATCCTGAAAAAGGATTCCGTGTCAAATTCAACGAAAAGGAAGCAGGCGAGTTTGTCCACGCCGTCAGAACATACGGGCCTTGTGATCTTTTTCACAACTTTGATAGTAATAAAACATCCATTAAACTCGCTCCGACTGTCAAACAAGCGAAAAAAGATGGCGAAAAGGATAAAAACGTCTATACCCTGAATGTGACTCGCAATGGTTCTCTAAGTTTTTACGTTGGCCTAGAATTGGCCGAAGCAGAGGTTATTCGAGTGTTTTTCGAGGAAGCGATTAAGGAAATACTTTGGGCCGCAAACAAGTTTGAATTTAAAGAGGAGGCGGCAGAATAATATGAAATTAACCCTACCACACACCCAAACATCAACCCTTGACGAGCTAGACGAGAAAATCACCAAGCTCCTCAAGCCAAAAAGGCTTCAAAAGTCTCACTTCAATTACAGCGCATGGGACGAGGTAGAAGACGATGAAGACTTTGGAAAAACAACTGTCTCTTACCCTGATTTTGAGAGCATAGTTGAGGGAGAATATACTTTCAAACATTACGGGACAATTAGGAACCCTAAATATTCTCAATTCATTATTGACGCAGCGAAAGATGTTAAGCTTCGGCAACCAACAGATCACGTTTTTCTTGAGCAAATCAACATTGAAAATGGCAAGGTGGATTATTGGTTTGGGAGTTAGTATAATGGATGGAATTTAGAGTAAAAGACAGCCTAAGAAACAAAAGCGGGATTTACAAGATCACCAATTTGACGAATGGAAAATTCTATATTGGAAGTGCCGTCAAGTTAAAAAAACGTTATGGAGTTCATAAAAGCTCTCTCGAAAACCGAACCCATGATAACGAGTATCTAACAAATGCTTATTATGCAAGCGGCGCAAGTAATTTTGTTTTTGAATGTATTGATTTTGTTGAAAAAGAAAAGCTAATTGAAAGGGAGCAGTATTTTATTGATACGCTAAAAGCTTGCGATCCAATTATTGGCTATAATATTTGTCCAACTGCTGGCAGTACTCTTGGACTAAAGAGAACGCAAGAATCTAAAGATAAAATGAGCAGGTTTCATGGTAGAAAAGTGTACCAATGGAGCGAAGACGAGTATCTAGTTAAAGAATATGATAGTATTGGAATGGCCGAAAAAGAAACGGGTTTAAGTAGAGATGGTATCAAACGTGCGGCTCTTGGGTATGGGAAATACAAGTACGCTGGGTTTATATGGAGTTATGAGTCGATCAAATCGAAAACGAAGGGACAAAGCCGCGAAAGAATAAGTGAATCTTTGAAAGATAGGATTAGCGAGAAAAACGGAACGCAAGTCGTTCAAAAAGACATAAATGGCAATTTTATTGCGGAATATAAAAATGCAAGATTTGCGCAATTACAGACCAACATATCAGCCAATAAAATTCGCGTTGCGTGCAGGAAAGGTTCTATTTGCCACGGGTATAAGTGGGAATACCTTGGAGAGGTAAAAAACGGGGGCAGAATTGGAGAAAAAGCTTCTCGTTATGGTATAAAATTTACTACGGATTATCTGATAGAGGTGAGCAGAAAATCTGGACCAGTTCTTCAATATGATTTAAATATGAATCTTATCAAGGAACACCATTCTTTGATAGAGGCCCATATCTATAGTGGAATAGATAAAAAACTAATTAGAACATGCTGCCTCTATAATAAGCATAGCGTTAGAGGGTTCATTTTTAGATCAAAGGAACTTCTTGGCAGAAAGTATAAGAAATTATACAGGCTTGACGACGATATGAATATCGTAGAATCTTTTGATAGCATATACCAAGCCTGCGATAAATATAAAATGCTGACGGCTTCAGTTTATCAATCCATTAGGAAGCGGTGCAAATGTAATAATTTTTTTTGGAAAACAGAATGAAAAAGAAAAAACTTCTAGTATTTAGTAATTTTTCGCGTCTTTTGACTGGTTTTGGTGGCCATAAAAAAAGACTGCTTCGTTGGTTTTTTAATCAGCCAGATTGGGAAGTGGTAGAAGCGGCGGCAGGCATTCCTTGGGATGCTCCAGAAGCTAAGAGAATGCCGTGGAAGTGCTATGGAACGCATCCTACCCCAGAGCAACAGCAGCAAATAGCTTCGATTCAAGACCCAAACGCTCGCAATGCTGCCGAACGTAATGCTAGTTACGGCAATTATAGAATTGACGAGATTCTAAAAATTGAGAAGCCTGATTTTTGCTATTTTTGTGAGGATTCGTGGGCTTATGATGATGTAGTTGGCCGAAGGTGGAATGATGTTGTTCCTACTCTTTATCACTACACAGCAGACAGTCTCCCCTTGCTTCCCTCTCAAATTGATATGGCGGCGAAATGCAAACACTTGGCCGTATGGGCAACCTTTGCACAAAAAGAATATGAGAAACTTGGATACAGTCATGTTCAAACTATCGCTGGAACAGTTGACCCAAATGAATTCCACCCGATTTCGGAAGACCGCCGAAACTCTTTAAGAAAGAAGTTTGGACTAGAGGACGCTACGGTATTTTTGACCGTTAATCGCAGTCAGTTAAGGAAGGCGTTTCCAAATACAGTAGAGGCGTTCAAAAAATTCAAAGATAATAATTCAAATATCAAAGCCAAATTATACTTCCATACGTTTTACGGTGGAGAAGGTTGGGATTTGCCGAAGATTGTTCAAGATAAGGGATTAGACCCAAATGATGTTCTCACAACGTACTATTGTCGTAATTGTAAACAGTGGGAAGTAAAATCCTTCTACGGCTTAGATCAAGATTGCCCTCATTGTAAGGCAGAAAAAACCTATTCAACTTGTTCCATTGTTCATGGAGTAAGTGAAGAAAATTTATGCGATATTTACGGGTTAAGCGATGCGGTAATCAGCGCTTTTAATAGCGGCGGATATGAGTACACGACATGGCAGGGCAAAATGTGCGAAAAGATAACATTTGTCACAGAGTATAGTTGTGGATTAGATGGTTGCCATGAAAATAGCGGGGGCTGGCCGATTAAATGGAATCCTTATATGGAGGTCGGGAGCTGCTTCGTTAAAGCTAACTCTTGTCCAGATTCTATTTGCGAGTTGATGGAAAAATTCGTCAACCTGCCAATGGGTGAACGCAGAGAATTAGAAAAACGCGCTCGCGAATTTGCTATTGAATGGGCATCTACAGATAAAGTTTGTCGGCGAATTGCAGATTATTTTGAATTATTGGAGCCTGCGAATTGGGAAGGTTTTTCTTTCGAACCCGTTCCTAAAAACCCATCTCACGTCCCGCCCAATAATCTCTCTCCAGAAGGATTTGCAATTAACTTGCTCACAAACATGATGGGTGAAAAGGTTGACCAAAACACTAGCCATGTCAAAAACTGGGCGGCCCATTTAAGAAAATCCAACGACTACCAAGGAGTTTACAAGCACTTCGTCAACCTCGCGCTTCAATTTAACGCCAACCTCAACAACAAGCCAGTAGATTTGGCCGAACTCTTGGACAAAGACGACGAAGGAAAACGAATTTGCGTTGTGATGCCAGAATCGGCTGGAGATTTGATTGTGGTCAATAGCTTACTCAAGCAGTTCAAATTTTTATACCCCGAATACAATCTGTATTTCTTCACGAAACCAGAGTTTTTTGAACTGATTGAAGGGCATGAATCCGTGCATAGAGTCTTAGCATGGGCACCAGTATTTGAAAACATTTTGTTTATGGAAGGGAATCGAGAGCACAAGGGTTATTTTGTTGCCGCCTTCTATCCGCACGCTCAAACTCAGCGATTCATGTCGGTCCATCACAATACCCTAGAACATAGAGCTGAATGGTTAAGCTAGCCTACTATCTTAGTTACTTACTAAGTTTGCCGTTTTTTACTATTTCAAGTGTGTTTTATGTTTTTTCTTACATTTCGTCCTTGATAGAAGAAAAGATTTACTACTCCACAACCCATAAACTTTGGTTAAAAATTCGCTCCAATAAAAAATGAATTTACAACAAGTGTATTCAACCGCTTTGGGAGTCATCCCCAAGGAAAAACCAATCCTGAACGAAAAATTCTTTCCTCTAACGGCGGACAAGTTTGTTTTGATTCATAATGACAACAAGCTTCCCTCGAAACACTACGAACTCTTCCCAGAAGTTATTTCGCTCATCAAGCCAGTCTTACACAAGTTTGGCTGTCAGGTTTTTCAAATCGGCGGCAAGAATGATCCGATTATAGACGGAACAGACGGCCAATTCTTGGGTTTGTCATGGGGGCAGACCTTTTACTTAATGAAGCGGGCGAGCTTGTTTATGGGGATTGATTCTGTATGCGCTCATATGGCAGCGGCATACGAAATTCCATCGGTTATTTTATTTAGCCACACTTATCCAGAGCAGGTTTTAAGTTCGTGGCTTCCTCCTGAAAAAAGAATCATCCTAGAACCAGAATGGGGCGACCGAAAACCCTCATTCCAGCCAAACGAATCGCCCAAAATGATTCGCACTATTAAAGTAGAGAAAGTTTGCCAAGCGGTTTTTGACCTTCTCTGCAAAGGTGTTCAATTGAACATGAAGACCATTCGCGTGGGCGGCGACTATTACAATGCCGTGATGGAAATTGTTCCCGACTTTTTTGCCGAAAATCCCGCACTTAAAAACGGCCATTTACATTTCCGCATGGATTTAAAACATGATGAGCAATGCTTATTTCACTGGTTGCAAAACGGCTACAAGGCTCATATAATTACCAGAAAACCCATAACCCTGGATGGATTAAAACAATTTCGCGCCCAAATCGGACGGTTGATTTTAATGGCCGATTCTTTGGATAGCTACACGTTGGAATATGTCAAAGCGGCCAAAAGTTTGGGACTGGATGTTATTATTTTTTGCGACAATGAAGAAATCCTCCCAACGATGCGTGAAGAGTTTTTCGACTACAATGTTGAAATTTTAGACCTTCCAGACCGTAAAGTAGTTGACACTATCCCTAAAGACGCCAAATTCTTCACCAAGAAACAGTTATTCAGCAACGGCCAAATCTTTCCATCCGTGGCTCATTTTAAACAAAACATTCCATTTTCGCGGGCCAATAAAATTTTAGACAATGATGAGTTTTGGCTTGACAATGAGTACTTTTACTTTTACAGTTAAACACGAAGCGTTCTTCTAGCTGGTTTAGGAAAATCGGTTTTCAGCCGATCAACGCGAGTTCAAATCTCGCACGCTTCGCCATCTTTCTATGTATCCTAAACAGTGGAATCCTCAAATCGCAATCTGGATCGCCTCTTTGCGTTGGAAATACAAACAAGAGAAAAATTCGAAACCTCCGACTCGCTTAGAGAAATTCTTCTTGACTTTGGGTGGGAAGTGACCGATGATAAAGAATCTTTTTCCATAAAACCAATTGCCCAACAACCACCTATCGCCCCGCCCGACTGATAACAAACTGTGACGACTATTTGAAACCAGAAATTCGCAAAGGGCTATCTTTATTATGACCAACGACACCACCACAGCGGCAGAAACTCCCTCCCAATTAGTTTACCTTCCTCCTCATAAGGCGGGTTATGAAAACGGCCCCATTAAACTTCAACGTGACGAACACGGTTTGCTTCAAAATGTAGATTATAAGTTTACTCCAGAAGGATGGGTTGACTATCGGGCTATGATTAACCATAGATTCCTCTATCCAAACAAAGGATGGTTTGAACGCGCTGGAAAAGAAATCCCCCCTTCTATTGAGGGGTTGGAAGATCATCAACTGCTATGTAAACTTGGCGGATACAAAGAATTGGCCCGACTTCGAGGCTACTCTACTGTTCATTATCAATTGAATTATCTTGAGAACGGCGTATCAGCAATTTGCACAATTCAATGGGAGCCAAATTATGAAACGAATGATACTCATGTGAGTTTTCAATCAATTGCCAACTCCACTTCTGAAAATTGCGGCGATTTTATGTCTTCCCTAAAAGAAACTCAGGCCGAAAATCGGGCGTTTGTTCGCTGCGTCCGCAACTTTCTGAACATCAATATCGTTGGTGATGACGAAATCTCCAAGGGCAAAAACGCCGTAGAAGAACACCAAGACAGCGCCCCAAACGCTCTTGACCCACAACACACCCTTGAACAGCACGCCAAGAAGAAGTACAACTCTTGGGCCAAATTCCGAGACTTCCTTGTGGAACAAAAATACAAGAAAAGTGAAGAAAAAGTCTGGAACGGATACGGCGACATTCCGCCGCAAGACTGCTGGAAACTCATTAATCTATTGAACAAATGAAACACTGGAACTTTTTTCCCTGTTTGTTTCTATTATTGGCTCTCTTTTGGTATAGATTTGTTGATCTTCGGGTTGAAGAACTGAAAATCAACGGCCAAAATAAAGAAAAAACCATTGAAGTCCCGCCGATTAATAGTATTTTCAATCTAGACTTGCCCCCTTTGGTTTTGCCACATTCGGGCGGGGTAGAAAAATTTGATCCGCTTGGGCCAAATAGTGCGGAAAACAGCGAAATCGAGAAGAAAAACTCAATCTAATGGCTCGAATAATTCTTCACCAAACCAACGATCTTTTCGCCGAGTATTCTACTATTTTGGGATTTACGGCGGTTAACCTATCTAAGAATCAGATTGTTCGTCACATAGACAACCATAATCCAACATGGGCCAGAGAAATAGAAAGCATCTTAGACTCCCCAGAAAATAGTGGAATATTTAAAATGCCGCTTTGCTAGGAAAAATTATTTTAAAATGACTCTGCCTCGTGAAGAATACCCTGATCAAATAACGAACGAAATCGCCTTTGAGATTGGTAAAGGTGATTTTTTAAGTTTTTACGATTCTCCGACATGGAGGCCAAATTGTGAATATTTTAAATATGTGAGGTTTTTTGATTGGGGAAATCCCAATCAATATGGGACTCCAAATAGCGACAAAGAGCTGGAGTGGAATTGGCATTTTATAGGCTCTTTAAAAGAAAATCTTTTTAATTTAGAACAAAAAAGACACTATATCAGAGGTGTTTTCGCTTCTTACGCTGGAAAAATTGTGGAAAACCACCTATCCTTTTGTTTTGCAAACTCGTTTCCAACGAGGGATAGGATTGCTAAATGGTCGGACGAAGTATTAAAAAATAAATTTGGAGGAGAGAGGGTTTGGTTAATCGAAAAGTCGCAAAACATGTTGACTTGTCCAGCAATAGCTAGTTTAAAAATCAAAGGAGATGATGAGATAATTACTTACTTGACTGATGGTTAAAAAAATCACCAATCCAGCCGAATATTTGGCTCTTTTGGAGAATCTTGATCAAATATTTCACGATCAAAGCGCGGCCCATTTAGCGCCGATTAGCAAAGAAGGTTTAGCGACATTGGCCGTTCCTCAATTGCTAACATGGACTTATCATTGTTGGTCGAATGAGGCGTTGGATAGCATCTTTTTGGGGCAAGCTGGTTTTAATCCGTTATTCAATAAGACTGTTTTTCAGGATATTTTATGGCTGTCGAAATCAGGTTACGGCATGAAATTATTCAAAACGGCCCTTGACTTTGCGAAGCCATATGATATTGTAATCATGGGTTCAGTTAAGGCCCAAAACAACAAAAAGCTGGAAAAACTTTACAAAAAATTAGGATTTCAGGAGGATTCGTCTTCTTGGGTTAGGAAACAATCGTTATGACCGAAAACTCAGGAACGCTAAAAATCACATCCAAAAAACATGAAAACAGAACTTCTCTCTCACTTTGGCGATGATCTTATGGTAGCTAATATCGCCCGCGTCTCATATAATAAGGAAAGCAAGCGTTTTGAAGAAAAAGACGCCAAACTTTTGAAGTACCTTGCTTCTCATGGGCACACTACGCCATTTCGTCATCCTCAATTGCAATTTAGGATTGAATGCCCTATTTTTGTAGAGCGTCAATTATTTACCCACCAGATCGGATGGGCGCGAAACTCCATTAGCGGAAGATATGTTGATTTTTCTGATTCTTATTGGTTGCCAGAGAAGTTGAGAATGCAATCGAAAGACTCAAAGCAGGGAAGCGCCGAAGATGTTCTCGAAGATAAAAACAAATATTTCCTATCTAGGATGCAATCCGTTGTAGATCATGCTAAGGAAGTTTATGACGAAATGTGTAAGGTTGGAGTATCAAAGGAACAGTGCCGAATTATTCTTCCTTTGGCGTTAGAGACAAAATTTATTTGGACTGGTAGTTTTCATGCATTTGTTCACCTTTGTAATTTACGATTAAAAAAAGACGCCCAAAAAGAAACTCGTGATTTGGTGGCCGAAATGCTCAATCTGGTCAAAAGTATTGACGGCAATCCATTTAAATACAGCATCGAAGCCTTTAATTTGAGTTAATATAATTCATGCGTAACACCGTCGCCAAAAAGCTTCGTAAACTTGTCAATCCAGAAAACCCAATTACTCGCCGCGTTTATCGGCGGCTGAAAAAGGAGTATTCTTCTTTATCCAAAGACAAGAAGGCTGAATTTATGGTTTCTCTGGGAAAGTCGTTCCTTAAACAAGGCTAGCTTGTTTCCACATTCCAGATTGAACGACGAATAAAGCTTGACCGCTTCCTGTTTGAAAAACCATAGCCCCATCAAAAGAGGTCATTCCTGTTGTTGATAGGCCGCTAAAAAAACCAGTTCTTTCTTGGAGAGAAAGTCTAGGCGGATAAAAAGAACCCTGCGCCAAAACATTTTTGGCCGAAAAATAAGAACTAGCAATCAAAGAATTGTCCTCCAAAGTTTATATTGTCCATCGGGATTTTGCAGTTGGGCCATGAGGTAAATAAACCCTGTGCCTCTAGAGTAGTCAGAAACGCCCGTTCCTTCTCCCGAAACAAGAATGCGGGTAAAGTTGCCAGTGTCAGACATCCCATACTCAGATACATATAACCCAGAGTGGCCCGAAATATTTGATAACGTATTATCCGTAATCATAATCTCTCTTGACGAACAGTAACCGCTGGCGTCAGTTAATTGGGCAAGATATTTAATCGTGCGGAATGGGTAGGTGTCTTTCTGAGTAGTATTAGAGCTAAGGTTTTCACTGTAGAAATTGCCTGTTCGAATGTTTCCAGAAATATTGGCCATAATATCTAGTATCTGATAACCAGAACCAGTGATAGCGCCAGTATGAAGAGTGTGAATGCAATAAGCTCCCTCTTGAAGAATAACGATTGCTCTGCCCGTGAGATTATTCAATGACTGAGGAGCAATTTCGCCGTTATACATAATCCCACTAATTGGAGATGTAGAAACAAATCCCGAACCAAAATTATCATACGGCAAAATCTTGTAGTGATAATACCTACCATCAAGAGGTTGTTCTCCTTCATTAATGGTTAGCGTGTAGTCTCTTTTTTGTTGAAAAACACTTACGCTTTTTAACATATTAGAACTAGCGCCAGTGCCAGTTACAACAGAAAAACTTGGCGAAAAGCCAGAATAAATCTCAAACTTCGACACGTCATAATAGTCAATATCAGACATTGACAAATTAATATTAATTCTCCCAGTCTGTCTATTTGCGCCCGAAGTTCCATCTAAAACGCCCGAAAATCCAGAAATGACGGCCTCATTATGGTAAATAGAATATCTTCCAGAAGATACGGAAGATGGAGACTGCTCCCTTAACTTAAAAGTAAGAGAGTATGATCTTTGTGGGTTGCCATCAAAGGCTTGAATGTTTTTTTGTTTAGTAAAAATATATGTTGGGCCGACTAATCCTGTTTCAAAGTTTGAGCCACTTGGGGCAAACGATCCATTTGTGTATCTTACGTCAACGTCAAAAGAGAGTTTATTTTGCCCGCCGTATTGTTGTCTGGAATTAACTGCCTGATTATACTTATCAAGAACAGAAAGATTTAATATTGCATTTTCTGGTATGCAAATACCGCTTCCCTCTCCAACGGCAGGAGGAGTTGCCTTTGTGAATAACTGTTGAAAAGTGTACATTAGGCGATAGTTATATTAACGATATAAGGAGTAATCAAGCTAGCGCTTGGCAGAATAGTTAAACTAGCAGAGGTTGATTTCGACGTATATCCGAGCGTTTGATTCTTGGCGCTCACAGAAAGACGATAAAAACCAACCTGATCTTGATCCAAGAGAACATAACTGGTTGATGTTGTAACGGAAGAAACCTTTGAACCATTGGGTTTTGTTAATACAGTGTAATAGTTTTCTGCCCCGTCAACCGCTGTCCATGACCCAGAAATATCTGTAGTGGACGCTCCACCAAAAGCCCCCTCTGCAAAAGCTAAAATAGTAGGATCACCAAGCTGATACTGTTGAGAAACTGAGACTGGCGCATTTGCTCGTGGTCTTTGAAGGAAAGAAAAGGTTGAATAAAAATCATCAATATTCTGAGAGGCTTCAATTTCGGCAAATTTGCCAGAGTTGAATTTAATTGCGGCCACTTCAAATTCATTCGGAGAAACTTCTCTAATCGAGGCCACCTTATAAACATCTTTGGGAATGCCAGAAACAGAAACAGAATATGGCGAGCCAACTTGAACATTTTGGAGGAAGTCAATGTTTCCGTTTTCGACATAGGAAACGTCATAAGCTCCTCCCGTTGCCCATATTCCAGTTGGATAAGAAGCGCCAGAACTGCCGCTTGTAACAACGTTCCCAGACGCTACTGCCCTCAAATACCAATGCGTTCCACTTCTAGAAACTGAATAGCCCGAAGTTTGGCCGATTCCAGAAAAATAAGTGTACCCGCTAAAACTTCCAGCACCAGAATACAATCCAGTTCTAAGGCCAGCAAGACCTACTTGAGATAAGCCAGTAAACATTATTTGCTCATATGTTTTAGGCGAACCAATGTAAACATTGCTTCCGTATTCTGGAGAGTTATCAAAACCAGTAATTTTAAAGCTCTGAGATATAGGAACGTCATTTGAGTATAAATCTTCAAATGTTAATCCTCCGCTATATCGAGCTTTTCCATAGATTTCGTCCCATGATTTGCCGCCGCTTGGACAAACTAGCGTTAAATCGGACAAAAATACACCCTCTTGGAACTTTTCATTCAATCTAACGGTTCTTGAATCCACGTCCAAATCAAGAACTCTCCCGAAGTTTCGCTGTTGGGTTTTTAGTTCATCATTAATATTGATTAAGTCTCCAGGTTTAATCATCATCGCATCCATTCCAGCAGAAAAGCTAGCGCTTTCGTTTTCGTCAATAGTGCCAAACAAGATATGTCGGCCAATTCTATTGGCTAAAGATTTAGAAGTAACACCAAAAGAGTCGTATGTAGTTTTTAAAACGCCGCGTTTTCTAATACTGTCAACATTTTCAATGTATTCAACTTTACTTTTGAAGTCGTCGTTCTCATCCAAGTATGCGACTTCAATAACATTAAAACCCTGATCCCTTCTTGATGAAGAGTAAGAGAACAAACCATCTTTGACATTCGCGTTAGAAAAGTCGTAGGATGGAATTTTCAGCCTGTCATCTGCGAAATTAATTTCTCCATTATGGTAGTAAATGCTTCCTCTGAATGAGGCGGCAACAGAGTTGATAGTTTGAAACACATCAATTCTATCGCCCAAAATAATATTGATTGAATAGCGCGGTTCTCTTCCACCGAAAGAGTTTAAAACGCCAGAAAATACTCCGCTCCTATTTACGCCGTCACAGAATTGGCCGATTTTATAAAGCTCCCAAACATTAATTTGCCGTGGATCAATAAAGTTTCCAAGCCCATAATCGCGGTTGATTAAAAGGTCAAATAAAACCCACGCAGGATTGTCTGTCCATAATTCCTTGAAGGTTCCATCCCAGTTTCCCTTGTAAATCTGCAAATCGTCTTGACTTGCTAGTGCGAAGTCGTCGGCTGTTTTATAACGCCGTTTATCTTCGCCGTTTGGTTTCAGGGGATAATAATTACTTGGAACAAAAACCCTTTTAAGTCTTGCGTCAAAGGATCGCGGCGGAATTGTAGAGATATTTCGGCTGTCAATCTTTGTGCCAATAATAGCTGAACCTGGATAAGAGAATGGCGTGTTAATAACCTCCGTTATCTTTTCGAGAGAAATCTCTCTTCGGATAAGAACAGAGCTTGATTCGTAAGTTGTTCGGGTAATTCTAATAAAGCGTTTTTTGCCAGATTCAGAGGATGGAAGAATAATTCCGCTTGAAGCATTTAAAGCGCCAGAAGAATTAGAAGCCGCCACGAAAGAATATTTGGAAACGATAGAGGAGTTTTCTTCGCGTCCAAGGTCAATTAGAACAGCGTTGTCAGCAACCCCGCTTACTTGGTAAACTCTTTTTTGAACAGATGAAGAGACTTCTTTACCAAAAGAGTCTTGAAGACCCCATTCAATAGTAAACCTAATCGCTGTTGGAATTTTCGCCCCTACTTGAACGTCGCCGATTCCAGTTAGAGCTTGTTCTACCTGATTAGTATCGGAAAGAGCACGAACGCCAATCGTCACATACACTTGATCAACATTATTATTTTCAATGATGTGAGTAATTGGAAGGGCAGCTTCAACGTATGTGGACTTATTATTTCCAGCATAGCTAGAAAAGCTTTTGCCGCTGCGATTATCGGTAGAACCTTCTCCATTAGCGTTTTCTGCTAGTGGGACTTCTGAATATCCAAGAGTCGCATATCCATTTGGATCAGCGAAATTAGCCACCCTAAACACAGAGCCGTTGACATTAAATGGGCCAGCAAGTTTTACGGAATATTCCTTAGAAACATAAACTTTTCGGAAATAAGCAAGCGGCGTTTGGAATTCGTCGCCCATTCGAGCCTCCGCCAAGACGTTGTTATAGTTGTATTTTTCATTAGAATAGTTCAAAACAACAAGCTTAGACAGGAAATCCTTGATAGATTGAACACTTTCTTGAGTTGGGGCTTTGTCATTTTTAGCGCCGAATAGAATAATTGACCCACCCACTTCTAATTCTGTTGAAGATGTTTTTCTTGAGTAGGTTAGGTCGAGATAATTCATCGCCCCATATTTTATAGAGCTAGAAAGGTCATCAATTTCGATGCGACTAAAGGCTTGGTTTCGAATATCCTCAAGCAGAATAGTATTTGTGTATTCGTCAATCGAGAAATCGCTGGAGACTGTTTGAGTTCTTGGGGTAGCTTGAAATGTGACTACAGTGTTTGAGCAATGATTTGTTACATTTTCGGGGAATGGATCGCCGAAGTTAATTTTGACAGCAAAAAATGGATAGTCAGAATCATCTTTCGATGAGTCAAAGGATAAAAGTCCGTCTTTTACATCCACCCATGATGAATAATCGAATCGTAATTTTTTAGCAGAAGCAATTTGTGAGCCATCGCTTCCGAAAGAAGACGGGGAATCTGCCACTGTTGAAATAAGGTCGATAGCATTGTAAATGCTTTTGGCAATATCATCTCGCTCCCATGTTAGTTCGAACTGGTTTTCTCTAATAGTGGCAACTGGGCAATTCAGAATATCGCCAACGCTTCCACTTGAAGTTACTGGGGAATATGTTAGACATGTGTAGGGGTCGTTTACGGGAGCGTAATTTGCGAAATAAGACCTCGTTTTTAGAACAGAAGAGCCATATCTTCCAGACAAAAACTCAACACCTCCCGTTGCGTTTACATGCGAAGCTCCAGTAAAATCCTTGCCGATAAATTCTCCAGACCTAAACCATAAATTATACAAATTTCCAGCCTCTCCACTAAGGGAGAATTCGGCGCTTGCGATAGCGGATGTTCCAGAGTAACTTGAGTCAATACTTTTCTTGACGGGAACATTGTCGAAATATATACCTTCGAATATTCTATGCCCTTGAACATATTGGCCGTTCTGATTAACAATACCATCAATCGGGCCGTCAGAAATCATATCAATAGTTTCGGCGTAAGAATAAGACGCGAGACTTTGTAAAGCTCCAAGTTTCGGAGGTTCAAGCTGTGCTGGGGGAGGAGGAGATGGAGGGGAAATGACAATCGCGCCGCCGCCACCGCCACCTCCGCCAGCCCCTTCAATTATTGATTTTTTTCTTAAAAAGTGTTCCATTAAAGTTGTTGGTTATGAATAACACTCATGTAAGATTGGCCCTCTTTAACTGCTTGAGATGAGAACTCGTCAAATGTGCTTATGCTGTTTGGGTAGGACTTGACATTTTCTTGAATAATGGCCGAACCAACTCTTAGTCTTCCGTATCCTAGAGGAACGGGATTGCCTTGAGACGCGACGTTTTCTCTATTCGAAAAAAGGAACGATTTACTTGTTGCTGCTGTTGCGGCGGTTGAAGCCGCCGTCCCGCTTTGGGAAATAGCGTTATATTGAGGAGGCTTTATTAAAAGAGCTTGAACGCCGTAGGAAATAGCTGAGAACGCTACAGCAGTAAGAACGGAAGCTACAAGAGCATAACCAGCCGCCGATGCAGCAAACGCTCCAATCAAAGCCGTTATTCCAATAACAATACCTGCGACTGCTCCAGCGCCGAAAATAACAGGCACAATATGAACAACCTTCATTTTAGAAAGAAGAGAAAACTCTTCTTCGCTATAAAGCTCTTTGTCGTCAACGATTAAGCTGTATTGGCTGCCTTTTTTGCCTAATTCAATTAATTCTTTAGAGAATCCTTCAAACTGGCAATCCAGAGCGTTAAAAGCATCTCTCGGTTTTGCAAGTGAGAATGTGTGCTTTTTGCCATACTTTTGGCCCAAATAACCATGTAGAAAAACAGTTGTCATATTAGATTTTTAAATTCTTCAATGAGGGATGAGTCGGCTTCGCTGTTTTCTGGAACGTGAAGATGAAATTTGTTTTCCGTGATGGAATAGATGAGAAAAGGCAGGGCGCAATTCTTTGAATTGACCAAATCAAAATCAGTTGGTTCGCATCCAGACTTAATGTGAGAATGAAACACGGCGATAAAAATAAACTCCCTTTTAAATCTCAAATAATCGAGCGGCGAAATCGAGAAAAACTCATCAGGTTGAGGGCTGTGGTTAAACATCCTCTTGTAGATAAAGTTTTTACCGTCATAGCCTATGAATCCGCAGATTTCAATCATGGGATTCTTTTTGGAGTCAAGAATGAGTTGGTCTTTTATATCCATTAGCCGAATCGGTATTTATCTGTTGCAGGGTAGCCGCCAAATGGTAGGTAGCCCTTGTAACATGGGTTTGTTGGGTCTTCTGCGAATCTTTTCTTACAACCGTTTATTGTTTTTGAACATTCGTCTTTTTCCCAGTATATTGCGCCGTCTGGTTGGTTTGGATTATTCGTTGGGCTGGAAACGTGATTTGCAATGCAAACGAAAACTGTTTTTGGCGGGTTTTTGTAGTTTTCAACATAAACGGCCATTCCTCTAGTATAGTTTTCGCCATTCACCCAAAGATTTTCGGCGGATTTAATGTTGTAGCTTCCGTTGAATGGGTAAGAAAAACTGCTATCATCAGCTTTTGCGATAGGAGGCCCGCAATAATTACAACCCTTGCCGCGATATTGGAACGTGCAATAGTTTGAAATGATAGTTTTGCCTGCAATATTAAAGCCTTCCAAATCAAATGGATAAGTTAATTCAAGCTCCACCATCTCTTTGTTTTCGCCGACCTTCTGAGAAACAACAAATTCTTCTCTAGAAATTATAGCGTTGGGGTCAGAAATACCATAAGGATTAACGCCACTATCGAAATTTTCTGCATCTAGAAACTTTACAAGGGTTTTAATTATTACAATTTTTGCATTGCGAAGTTCATTCTTTCGACGCAAAAGTAGGGAGATTTTGCCCTGAGTATTAGAAATCTTGATTTTGGGCCGAGAAATACGCTGTTGAATGTTTGTTTCAGTAGAGTCAATTTCGGCAGCAATAGGGAGGTATCTTGTTCCGCCGAAAATGATTGACCCGTTAAAACCATTCGTTCCATTATTGAAAGGGAAGAAATTTTCAGGCTCTTGTAAGGTGTCGTAGTAAAGGCGATACAAGTTCACCACTGCGCTAGGCGCAATTTGGAGCAGTGATTTTTTTACCTTTTCTGAAAGAGCCATAAGTTTCGTCCGTAATCCTTGTTAGTGAGTTACACCTTCGAGGCATTCAATATTAACGGGAAATTCCCAGACAAGGAGAAGAAAGTCTTTGCCATATGGCGAAACTTTTGCTTAAAAAGCCCGCCCATTTCAATTTTAGGCGAGGGATCATTGTCTCATAGGCTCTATAAGATTTCTGAATATTATAACAAGTATTTTGTCAACAATTTGTGTTTTTTAGGGAATACGGGCCGAATTGTTGTTTTTGGACATGGAAAACTTTGGCTAGATGATCCAAACGCTCTTCTTCCAGAGGGAAAAATTGCTGTAGCCGTTATGGGAGCATCAGAGGGAGAAACTAAACCATATGATTCAATGATGAATCTTCGCGAGGTTTTTCGCCTTCTGAAAAAAAACTACGGTTACGATATTGTGGCGTGGAACATAAATAGAGAATTCCGCCGAAAACCCTTCGAACGCTTAATGAAAAAACTTGGCGGAAAACAAATTGGCGATTGCTATTATGTTGAACTTTAAGCCTAAACTGGAGAATTTGCCGCTTTCAGCCTACGTTTTTCTACAAAAAATGGGGATGTTGTACGAGTTTTACCCCGAAGCCACTGATAATTGGCGAAACGATTGTCCTAAACCCAAGCCCCTGCCAATAACCTTAGAAAAATTCACCAATGGAGCATAAAAAATTCAAACATTCACTGGACAAACACGACTGCCATGAGATGGGATTTTCCGCCGAAGTAATATTTAAACAATTGGCCGAAGAAAAGGGATATTCCGTTCGCGTTGCTCGACGCAAAGAACAGTTCAGCCATGTTGATTTTATTCTTCAAAAAGACGGGAAAGAGTGGAAAATTGATGTAAAAGGGGCGAAAAAAATTAGCCGCACAAATGAAAAGCCATGTTTTGAGTACACTTGGATAGAAAAAAAGAATTGCAGGGGTCAGAATGGTTGGATTTTGGGAGAAAGTTCTCATATAGCGTTTGAGCTTGAAAATGAATTTATTATAGTTTCTAGAAAAGAATTGCTAGAATTAGTCGAAAAATTATGCGATTTTAACAAACTTGTCACCGAAAGTAAAAAAGCGTTGTATTGTGGGTATCGTAGGTTTGGTAGGCAAGACCTATTAAGTTTAATTAAAACAACAGATTTGTATCAAATAAAATACACCATATGGGAAAAGGGCCGAAATTAATAGATTTAACAGGGCAAAGATTTCACAAATTGTTGGTTCTATATTATGATAGACCAAAATGGAGGTGTCTTTGTGACTGCGGCCAAGAAAAATCTATTTGGCCAGACCTCTTAAAAAAGGGAAAAGCTAAGTCTTGCGGCTGCGGTAGGTCTAACGGAGGATGGACTATTTCTCCAGAAAGAAGCTCATATAATTCTATGATGAATAGGTGTTGTAATGAAAAAGATAATTATTATAAAAATTACGGAGGTCGAGGAATAAAGGTTTGTGATAGATGGCAAAAAAGTTTTGAAGATTTTCTTTCCGACATGGGTAAAAGACCCGAGGGTTTTTCTTTAGATCGCATAATTAATGACGGCAATTACGAACCTAATAATTGCCGATGGGCATCCGCAATAGAGCAAGCGAATAACAGGAAAACGAACAGGTTCGTAAGTTTTAACGGGAAAACCCAAACCATTTCTCAGTGGTCTAGAGAATTGGGAATAAGCAAAAGTGTTATTAAAGATAGATTAAATAGAGGATTATCTAACGAAGATGCCTTAACGCCTCCATCAGGTGGAAACTGCGCTGAATCCTTATCCAAGATGTGGGAGTTTGAGGGAGAGAGTAAAACCATAAAACAATGGAGCGAAGAATTACAAACTTCCACAACGAAATTGAGAGAAAAAATGAACCTAGGAAAGAATTTTGATGAGGTAATTAAATTCTTAAGAGGGGCGGATCAAAAATTTTTACATAGATGCGAAAAATGCGGGGAAATCATTCCTAATGAACAAATCAGAAATAAACTAGCACTAAGACATATTTCGGAAGAAATGAGCGAATACATTATCCTCTGCTCCAAACACAATCCTTTCGATAAAGATGGCAATAAAAAAGAAAACTTCAACATGGCAACGTCCTCAAAACCAATCAATCAACTAGATAAAACTTCCCTAGAAATTATAAACACTTTTTCTTCGATTGCGGAAGCCGCTAGAGTTCTTTTCCCCACTCACAAGCAAGCTTGCGGCGATATTAGCAAAGCGCTTACTTATAAGCGTATTTGTAAAGGATTTATGTGGGAGTTTGCCAAAGTAGAAGAAAAATCCCCAGAACCTAAGACCTTTCCAGAAACAATTGCCTTTGATAAGGGTGTTCTCGATCAAATTTGGAGAACTTTGCTTTCCTACTCTAATCTTCTTGATAAAAATGGTAAAGATAATGAGCCAGTGCTCGGTCTAATGGCTAAATTGCAGGCAAAATACAGCGTTCGGAATGGTGAATAAAGATTCCAAAGAAAAGACTTGCTTTCCATTATCGAGACTGCTAAGGTGAGGGAAATCACATCAAAAATATGGCCGAAACAAAATACTCCAAATTAACAATCGAAGCCTCAGAAGGTGGATGGATTGTTTCCGAGGCAAAAATGCCCAAAAAAGTGTTTTTCAAGTGGCAGTGGGTAATTAATCACCTTGAGTCAAGGTTGGTCACGAAAGAATATCCAGTTAATAACTAATATGAAAGAAGAACTCCCACCCAACATAAAAACCCTCCTCCAAGACATTCTTGAATGGATGATTGAAAACGATTACGAATGCGGCCCTCGCGGGTCGGAATTGTACAGTGAGATTCGAGAAATTATTGGGCCAGAAGAATAGTCTTATGAAAAGACGAACAGACCAAGAGTTTTACAAAACCATGATTGGTTGGATCGGCGAAAACTGCGCTCGCGATTTGATCGGTTCGGGCGGAACAAAATATGAGATAGTTTGTAAGCTGGTAGAAAAACCAAAAGATGTATAAAACCTTCTATAGAGCCTGTCGTAACACTTTTGCCATTCACGAAGTCTTGGTGCAAAAAGCCACGGCCAAATCTGTTTGGCTAGTCAATCCCGCCCTATTCGAGGGAGAAAAGGATATTATTAAAGCAGTCTCCCGCTCGACAATGCATGACGAGTATTTTGAAACTCTTGAAGCGGCCAAAAACTTTCTCGCGCCGCTCTTAGAAAAAGAAGTCGGCAGAATAAAAGAAAAATTAAAAGACTTAGAACGAGGAGTGAGATTTTTCAAACTTCGTGAGCATAAATTACTTGACAAGGATAAGGTTTTGAGCTTAATTTAAGGCCGCAAAAACATGACCTTAAAAGTAACCGACGAATCCCCCTTATTCCTCCAATATCATAACGATATTTGGGACGCCGAATTGTCTCTTCTCAAAGAAGCGGAAGGAAAATCCTGCGACGAACGCTTCCCATGTGGCCTTTATGACTTAAAAGCGCCCAAAGTTTTCGGCGAGAAACAAGTAGATTTGGAAATCCAACACGTTGAAATTATCGGCGAAAATCACTTAACTTTGTTTGCGTGGTTGACAGATAGCGAAAACTGTGCTAAAATAGCCCTCGAAGTTCTTAACCCATGAAACCATTTTTCACCTCTCTCACCCTATCGCTAAGTCTTGTAGCTGGCATGCTTTACGAATCCCATAGCAAGTCCGTTGTTAAATACGAACAAGTGTTCGGCGAACAAACCCTAACTTTGGCCGAAGAAATGACTCTTCTTGAAAAGCTTAATCTCAAAAACAAAAATGGGTTCGTCAAATATCTAGACTGAATATGAAAAGTAAACAAAAACTAATCGGCCAGCGAATCTCTCTTTGGGAGAACGGGACTTTCCTTAAGAAAGGATCAACTGGCAAAATCATTTCTTCCCCATCTAAAAAAGGAATTGTTGACGTTGAAATTGACGGGAGAGATACTATCGTTCCGTTTTTCCTTTCTGAACTGTACTTTCAAAATCACGAGGATGGCTACAATCAACCCTGCTTTCGATAATTATGTGTCTCCTACCAGCGGCTATTGTTTTTGTCGGGTTGAGCTTTGTGACAACATTGGACGAATACAGGAAGGGCGAAGATGCCTCGACTGAACTAGGCGGCGCGATTCTTTGGGCGACATTTATTTTTGCCGCACTGGGAATCCTTTTCCGAAACTAACCATGACCAAGCCATCCAAAAAACTAGAAACCCTGATCCAGGCGGGCCAAATTTTGTCCAACATAGCATTCAACTTGTCGCAATCCTCCGCCGAGAAAAAAGACAAAAATCTATTCGCCGAATCCTATAAAAGATGGGACGACGCACTAAAAAGTTTCAAAAAATAACAAAACAACGCCCAATAGCTTAATCAGGCACAAAGTAGTCTTGCTAGAGACGAAAACGTGGCGATCTAGTAGTCGGTAAAGCGCTCCTATTGTTGGAGAGATAGGGTTCAAATCCCTGCGGGCGACCAATTTAAAAACAAAAAAACATGAGTTATAACAATGTCGGCAAAGTCTGGACTCCAGAATCATTTGGAGAATATTTGAAAACCCTGAAACGACCCGATTGGGTTAAGCGAGTGTGCTTGCACCATTGCGCGGCACCAAGTTTAGCTCAACGACCAAAGGGTTTTACGGCCCAACATCTTGAAAACCTGAAATCCTTTTATCAAGGATTAGGATGGTCTAAGGGGCCGCATTTTTTCACTGATGAAGACCAAATTTGGGGAATGACGCCACCGACAATTAAGGGCATTCATTCTGTAGGCTGGAACTCAACGGCTATTGGTATTGAAGCTTTGGGGAATTACGACGTTGAAGACCCTAAATCTGGCAGAGGACTGGAGGTTTGGAAAACAACGGCCAAAACAACGGCAGAACTCTTGAGATGGCTCTCTTTGCCAGCTAATAAAGATACGGTTACTCTACACAGACTTGATAAGCGTACAAGCAAGTCATGCCCTGGAAATAAGGTTTCCCATGATTGGATTGTTGAGATGGTTGATGAGGAGCTTAGGAGTAAGAGTCCTGTCTTAAAAGTGGTTGATCAACTAAAAACATTTGTTCCCGTAGCTAAAACTTTGGCCGAAAAAGGTTATTCTAGCTCTGAAATCGCCAAAAACCTCCGCCGTTCGGGAAAAGACTTTTTTTGGCTTGACGATCATCTGGAGTTCGCGTATTTTGATGCCAAGTTAGAAACTACAATGGCCCCAGCTAGTGAGTTAGAAAATATCAAACAAAAATAACAAACAGTTTGACAACAAAAAAAGTAATCCTCTTGAGCGCCGCAACATGTTTGGCCCTTAATTCAATCGTTTGGCTGTTGGGATGGCTAGCTTGGCCGATTGTTTTTATCGGGGGATGGTTTTTACTTGGGTGTGTGGCGAGAAAGATTAGTTCATATACACACATGAAGAATGATTGGGCGTGGAATTATCTTTTTAGTTCAGCTTTTCCTCCTATTACAATTATGGTATCACTATTAAATGATTGGAGAGAAATTTCTTATGGCCTAAAACAAGAATACAATATCTTCAACAGATTGCCAAAATTCCAAAACCCATTTGTCTGGCCCGAAAAGGAGGAGAAATGACCATCTTCGCCATCCTCCAAGCCTTCCTAGAAGCGGCCACGGAATACCTGCGTCTCAAAAATAAGACAGTTTATTTTGACTTGCTCGAAAAATTTGATTCGCGTCTTGACAAGTTGGACGAACAACGACAAGTTCTTAGAAGCAAGGCCGATTCCGTTAGCCAATCAAGTGCGGAGGAAATCGTTTCAGAGATAATTGAAGAAAAGAAAAAACTGGCCGAAATTAAGAAGCTGTTCCAGAAATAAAATGAAATACCTACCACTAATCTTCATCCTAGCATCCTGCGTTCAAAAGTCGGACATTTCGCCGCTTTCCCGCATCTACCAAGCCAAGGTCTTAATACTTCCGCCGAATACGGAAGTAAAAACAAAAGAGGGTCTATACATTAGCGGCAAAGAGTACGAAATTTTCCACAGCGCAGAAACGGTCGAGCGGTTGGAAAAACAATTGAGCGAATTTAAATAAATACATATGCCCGACTATTATACAGACAGCGCCCGATCATCCATTTGGGTTCTCTCGCAGAAGAAAACCGTCTTTCACAACAAGGAAGAGCACATCGACCAAATTCTAACCTGCTTTTTAGCCGACAATGACTCTGGTTTCCATGTCGGCCAACAAGTTAGCAACCCTCACCTGACAAACTCACTTTGGCAACCCCTCGAAGGAGAAATTCTTGTATCTGAAATCCTATGCTAAAGTTCGAAGAAGTTTACGCCGACCAATTCCCCAAGCTTGTTGCCCATGCCAGAAACAAAGGCTTACAAGAATCAGATGCCCAAGATTTGGCGCAAAATGTTTTACTGGACTTCTACAAGAAAATTCAGGCTGGCAGGATTCACGACGATGTTAACGCTGGATATATTCATCGAATCGCCAAATGGAGGCTAATTGATCGCCACAGAGAACTCGCGGCACGAAATAATAGCCACAATTTAATCGGCGAAGAAAACAACCTTGACGAGCTAGAAGAAGACTCCTCGCCGAAGCAAGAATCCCAAACGGCCAAAAACCAATGGCGAATAATCAAACAAGCGGCCAAAAATGTCCGCCAAAAGTTCACTAAAAAACACTTCAATTATTTCATCGAACGAGTGATTTTGGGCCGACCCACGGAAGAAATTTCCAATAAATACAACGTAAAATCCAGCCAAGTTTACCTATGCAAACACAGGGTAATGAAGGCCGTAATTGACGAGGCGAAAACAATTATTAAGACCCAGAATGGAATTCAATCTATTTAGCTACCACACTTGCGAAAAAGGCTGGCAAATAGTCTTCTGGGATGTGAAGTATTTTGACAAACGCAAAAGCTGGTGTATCTTATTGCTTAACAAGAGAAAAAATCAACCAATATACTACAAATCGTGTCTGACCCCGAAAAAAGAAAAATCGCCATTGCCCTAGCTAAGTGTCATTTGGACACAGTGATGAGTGATTACGTTATCTTCGGGTTCGATAGATACAAAGACCCTATTGACTTGCAGGAGGAAATCAATGTTTTGACTGTCGAAGCGTTACAAAAGCTTTGTGAACTAACCTTAACCAGAATGGAACAACTAGCAAATGGGCAATAATGCAGGCAAGGGTGATAAATATAGAAAAGTTGATATGAAAAAGTGGGACGAAAATTATGACAAAATCTTCGCCCGCCGAAAAACAATTAACGATTGGGCTGAACATTTTGGCGACAGGATTAAATCATGGGATGGCCCGTTTAGAAAATACGGTATAGACGATCTATTAACTAAAGAAGAATATGAGCTAGGCATTGTTCACTGTTCGATATACGGCTCCGAAAGAAAAATCGCCGAGCTATGAAAGACCCAATCTGCGTCCTAAGCGAAGATGAAGCGTTTTCTCGGATGTATGAAATTTGCTCAAAAATCTACGGCGCAAGAAATATTTGGCTCAAAAACGAGGACATTTTGGACGCGCTCAAAGAAATAGATGGACTTTTCCGCACGGTAGAATATACTGGAGAAATGGAAGGTCGCATGAAGTTAATGGAAGAAGCCGCTAAAGAAATCAGCCAATATTAACATGCCAAACACTTGCTACTTATGGGACGAAGAACATTTTTATTCTGACATAGAATCCCCGTCGTTCACGGCGGGGAGTATGTCAAAATTTAACCTCTCAAATCAAAGAACAAAGAGCGGCCCGCACAACAACATGAAACTACTAGGCGTAACCAACGGCAAAAAAATCCTAACTTCTATCGCCCATTATGATTATCGTTCCTTTGGAGAGGGAGAAGATTATATTATGATGGATGGTGGCGCGGCTGGTCTTAATAATTTCGGATACAACAGATTCAGTGTAACGGGCCGAAAATTATGGTTTGAAGTACCTCAGACTTTCGCCGAATTATACAACGATTGGAACGTTGGAAATCCCCGCAAATATGGTATTTGGAACCTTGAAGACGTTCGCGTTCTTCCTCCCGAAGAAATCCCCGACACAGAAAGTTTCGAGTGGCGGGCCGAAAACGAAATCTGGGGAACTAACGGGTTGGACGGAAAATCAGCAACTATCTATGTTTTGCTAAAAGATTGCGAGTTAGATCATCTCAAGAAAATCTCCGAACTTTGCGAGAGACGCAGAAACGACGAATTGAAGAGGGTTGCCGATTATTGGATTAAGCAAAAGTCTTCGAATAGCCCAACAACTCAAACTCAGGCTCAAACATCCTAATTACCTTTTCTTTAGAATCCTTACTCCAAACTAAGGGTTGCGAACGATCAGTGGCATTCTCTCTTGTTAAAGGAGGCAAGCCCTTTATGTCATAGGTCTTAAGCATCTTGGGCCATTCTGTTTCTAGACTTTCTAGTTTGAGAATTTCCGTGGGTTTAAAAATAGGAGAATGCGTCCACTCGGTCTGGTTTCTCAATAAGAGAATATCTTGCCGTCCAGCCTCCCAAGACTCGTAGAGGAAATCAATAAACTGTTCAAACGAACAATCCTCAGATAGTCCGTAAACGTTGTGCAGCTTTTCCTTCTTTCCGAAGAGATACGCCGATTCGATACGCCGCCACGGGCAGCGAACTATGGCAAAAGAAAAATAATCAAATACTTGAACTGAAAATATGCGAAAAATTTCAGATGGAAGAGCATGACGTACATCGAAAACCCCTTTATAGAGGGGATTTCGGCCAAAAGTCGCCTGGAATAATCCGTGGTGTTTTTGTATTAAATTTCTCTGGCCGCAACACCTTTTCAAGCTCGAACTTGCAGATTTTGGAATTTGCAATGCAATAAAAGAATTAATCCATTTTTGCTCACATGATGAAATAGCGTCAAACATTCTCTTGACAAATACTAACCGATAGATAGATTACACGCTATGGAATACCCCGACAAAGCCAAAATCCGCCAGTCTTTCGTGAATGACATTCTAGGAAAGAAAATCGGCCTCACAGATGCTCACAGGACTATTCTTAGAGAGGCATCTAAAGTATCGTGGTTTCTCGAAGATATTAGGCACGATCCAAGAAAAGAAGCGGCCCAAAAAATCACCGCCAAATACACTGACTGGCGCAAAAGTTATGCGTTCATGGCGCTTGACAACAAACCGATGCCAGATAAAATGTTGGCAGACCTAATTATCCAAAATTGCAAATGAGAACTAAAATCAAAGACACACCCGAACAAAAACTCTTTGTTACTGGTTGCTTGCACTTAAATCATAATCCATCGTGGGAAACTCCTCTTCACAAGATGAGGGAATACGATTCGTCGCTAGAAATGACGGAAGATATAATTTCCATAATTAACCAAACTTGCCGAGAGTCAGACATTTTGCTCGTATTGGGGGATTTTTGCTTGAATACGTCAGTTGAGAAGTTTTGTTCCGACGTTCAAAGGATTAAACCGAAACTTTGGTTTGTTTCAGGTAATCACAATTCCCCATGGGAAAGAGAATTTGAAAACGGCAGATTTAACGGCTGGAAAAATAAAGTCGATGTGCTTGGCCCGTATATTGAAATGATCTGGAATAAACAGCTTGTCGTGGCGAATCATTACGCTTTTCAAGTTTGGAACGGTTCTCATCATGGAAGCTGGAGCCTCTGTTCTCATAGTCACGGTAGCCTAAATACTATTTTGCCAGATTTTGCCAACGGGAAGCAATTGGATTGCGGATGGTGCGTCCACAAAAAGCCACTCTCTTTCGAGGAAATTAAAGAAATTATGGACAAAAAATCAATCTCCATGCCAGACCACCACAACAGGGAAACAACATAACATGATTAAATTTCCCAGCAAAAGAGAAATAAAAGATAGCCTTTGGGCCGAAATTCTTGGAGAACACGCCGAAAATGTTCCCAAAACACTTGACGAAGGGCTAATTTGGCTAGAAGAAATGGCCGACAAAAGATACAAAGAGGAATACACCCATTGGAAAAACCAACAACCACAAGGAGTTTTCGTGAATGAATAACAACCTAACCAACCCCGCCGATCAATCTTGGGCCAAAATTATTCAAGAAATTGGCCGAAAACAACTTGCCAATCTGCCAGAAGTGGACGACTTTGACTTGTTGAGAGTGTCGGAGGAAGAACTAATTGGAACAAAAACTGATGATTAACTATCCACATAAACCGCAAAAACTTTTAGCTATCGAAGAAATCGCTAGTCAAATTCATAGTGCCGAATATTCGGCAGAATTATTGTTGATGCACGTTTGCGCCAAATATGATGAATTGGTAAAACATATTAAAAATACTCCACGCCCTGAAAGCGGTTCTGCGCCATATTTTAGCCAAAGTCAATGGGAATACGCTAAGGCAAGATTTTTAAACACATGAAAACCGCCAAACCACTGATTAAAGACCTCGCCAAAGAGCTTCAATATATTGTTGAAAAACATACGGAAGAATGTCTCTGGCGTCACAATAAGGAGCACGAAACTTTGGAAACTCTTGTTTCCGAACTTAAATCTCTCATTAGCAACGCCAAAAATTCAAAAGAAGAACTCCAAGAACATTTTCTTTTAAGCATTAATCAAGTGGAATCAGAAGGCTATCTTAGGGCCGCATTGACAGTTGAGAATATTTTAAAAGACTTGAAATTGGCAAAATAATATGAAAGTATCATTTGACGGCCTGCGCCAAAATATTGCATTTGATTTCAATCAACTAGCTAAAGAATTAAATAGCGTCAGCGTGGACGAAGAGGAGGTAATTAAATTGACAAACCAGCTTCGATCATCTATTGGCTGTCTTTTGGCTTGTTACGATAAAGACCAACAACCTGACGATTTTAACGACTTGTCAGACTTGGAATTGGAGGAACTTTGACATGCAAAAAATTCTTGATCTAAGAATAAAATTCTCGCCCGAACATGATTATTCTGAGGAAATTAATGAGTTAGTTGATTTTTGCAATAGCGTTGAGGGTGTTGAAAATAAATTCGGAATAGAAATTTCTTGCGGCAATGGAAAATTTCTCAATGATTTGTGGGAGCAATGGAGGATTGGAACTGGAACTATTTCTGATGAAGAATTTGAAAAATATGACGGCGAAGTAGATTGGAATTATCCCCCTAGAGACGGAGAAACAAAAGATTTGCTTTCAAATCGCGCTCATAGTTTTGTAGTAAAAATAGATGAGGATGAGTATCTCCATTACTACTTGGACGGTAAAAAGAAACATGAAGAAATAGGTTATTGACAAATTGGAAGCGCGAGGTTAAAGTGAGCCATGAAACTCTCCCTCTGCTGCATCTCCAAAACCCTCTCTGACAACGGCCATCTCTTCAAAACAATGACCTACACGCAGTTTTGCAAGCGGCCATTCTCTGAATCGTTGACCGAACTTTCCGAGCGCATTCTCCACAATTTCAAAAACACTTTGCGGACCATTCGCTTTTGTCAGCTTAACAACATCCAAGGTTATCGGCTGTCTAGTAGCCTCGCGCCAATCTTGACGCATAAAAATGTTAATCTGCGCATTAGCGACTTGCCCAATTTCGACGCAATCAAAAATGTTTGCGAGCAAATCAAGGCATCTTTGGCCGAATCTCCTTTGCGTCTTTCCGCTCATCCTAGCGAGTATATCACGCTTTCTAGTCACGATCCTGAGTGTATTAATAACAGCATCCTTGATCTACAACAACACGCCGAAATCTTTGACCTATTAGACTTACCAAACGATTATCGTTCGCCGTTAAACGTGCATGTCCGCGCCGAAGGTGATCCTGTTAAAATTGCTAATCGTGTTTGGGAAGTTTACGACAGCCTACCAGACAATGTTCGCAATCGTCTTGTCCTAGAAAACAACGACAACGCCAACGGTGTTTGGAGTGTCAAAAATCTTGTGGAGTATTTTCGCGGTATTCCAATTACTTTTGATACATTGCATCATTCTTTGTTGTCAGATGGGTTGAGCGACCAAGAAGCATTTGATTTGGCCTACGACACTTGGCCCGTTGAACCAATTTTCCATTACAGCGAGGGCGTGAACGGCACGCGCAAACATGCAGACTTGCCAGTTTCGTTTCCAAAAAATTATGGGCGGGAAGTATTATTTGAAACCGAGTTAAAGGGAAAATGTCACGCCATCTTCAAAATTAGAGAATTGGCCGCAAAATAAGTTGACAAATCCTTGTAAATAGCGAACATATCAAACCATGATTAAAAGAGCGCAAAAAACCGCCAAATACATTACAAACAAATATGCAGGAATGCTCCAATCATCCCTTTCCGATTTGAATTTGAATGAGGAATTAAAGAAGTTTCCTTATATATTGTGGGATGTTCTTGATAACCAACCAGATATTGCCGTCTTTTATAGAAAAGAGTTTGCTGGACACAGCAATGTCGTTTGTTCGTTTGACTTTTATGATGAAAATGTTGAATGGCAAGTAAATTTTGACACTACACCATACGATATTTAACTATGGAGAATGGACGCATGCACCCATACGATATGAAATTAACGGAATCCGAGAAAAAACAACTCTCAGCGCTAAAATTCCCTAAATATAAAGAAAATGGCGACCAAAAAGTTGACTCTTTTGAAATCAGCGGATTCAACCATGAGGAATTTTTCAAAGAATTTCTTTCGGCGCGAAAGATAGGTAGGGAGGTTTTGGATTGCCGTTTATTTAGATTTGGAAGTATTGGAATGCATGTAGATTCGTTAGGCTTTCGGTCAAAATATGATTGCGTTATCATTATGATTTATGGAAGCGGTGAAATTCAGTTCATGAATGAGGCCGATAAAATAGATCAAGGAAATTTAAATAAATTTGATATTTTTATTTTGAATGACCAAAAACCGCACAGTTTCATCAACAAGGGCAAAAACAAGTGCGTGGCAATAATTTCCTCTCTTAAAATTTAAAAAGACAAAATATGATCGAAAAAACCACTCAAATCTTCCTCCGCTCTTGTAACGTTCGAGAAGATGGCCGCGAAGGCATCTCTCACGCTAAAACCTACAACGCAAAAATCAAGAAAACAACTTGGTGGGTCTTGTTTGTGCCCGTATTCTCGTATGAAGAAGTTCTCACAGCGCAAATTTAAAACCTATGAGCGAATGGACACACATCAAAGGAACCCACAATTCCAAACGAGTTTCTATAAGAAAACTTGTTGATTTAATTTGGGGCGGCGAAGACATTGTTTTTGACAAGCAGGAAAACGGGCAATCATTTTGTTTTCGCGCCGAAACGAGCGGAATGAACGCCGCGAAACATCTTTACTTGATTTGCAAAGAGTTTAAAAAGTTAGATAAAAACGCCCAATTACACATGGAAGCGAGAATAGATTTTTACGCATGAACTTGAATGACGCCATCCAACAACTCGCCGAAACTCATTGGAAGCCGCGAAAACCCGTTGCAGGCTATAGGTTCTTTCATTGTGAAGATTGCGAAAACTATTGGAAGGAAAAATCTCGCGATTGCCAAAGTCCTAGCGATGAAAGTTGCCCAAAATGCGGAGAACTTAGTCGCCCATTCAACGACGAAAAACATCCAGAATGGCCCGTTGACAAATCGGGGAACTTAGTTTAATATATAAAACACATGAAAATAACCCTTTCCGAACCACAAATTCAAGTAATTTTGGCCGCGCTAGAAGCCTTTCAACGCTTCCGTATTAACCAGCCCAAAACCGCTCTTGAACAAATCTTCCCCAAACAATACCATGACTTAGACTGGGATAAAATGGAGGAACTTTGTCGGCCAATTCAGCAAGCGTTCTTCCCAGACTATCCACCAAACGGCGGGCCAGGAATTTGCAACTCAAGCATCGGCAAAGAACCCCAAATCGCCTACGAAATCCAAAAACAAATTGAACAATATCTTGCGCTAAAGAAAAACGGCGGATATTTTGGCAGTGGTAGAGAATTTGACGGTGCGGATTTGAATCCAAGCGGCGAACCTCCGCCAAAGATTGAAGGTTTGGAGGAAATGAAATACAAGGATTTCTTAGTTCCAGAAGAGTGTCAAGACACGATTCGTCATTTAATCGAGAATAAAAGTTACCCAAAACTTTGGCAAATTATTAACGACGCAATGCCAGATTTACCTCGCGGCGACAAGATGGAAGTAATCAATAAATTCATGGATGACAATGGGGATTTTAGACTCTTTCACGTTCGCGTTTACAAACCACGAAAAAAGATTGACGGGTCGGAATTCTAATACACATTAACCCATGAATGAGGCTCATTATTTTTTGTTGTTTTTTACTATCTTATCTTTTGGATGGATTGGTTATTCGGCGGGAGATGATCCCGATAAAGGTAAAGTCGTTCCTTTGATGATGTTCTTTGTCGGGAGTGCGATAATGGGAGTTGCTGCGGTATTGAATTTGGCGTTTTTGCTTGGAAAGAATTTTTAACATGATTAACAACCTCCAAAATATTCTCACGCAAAACGGTTTGGCGACCGAATCTCCGATTTACTGTGTGTACAGCAAACAAGAAATCTGCGTTGACAGCGATTTCGACTCCGACAAAATCATTTATGTAAACGGCGAAGATGAATTAGACTATTCGGAGTTTGAGGAACTAGAGGAAAAATACAACGAGGCAACCGATTATCGGTCAATCAGCATTGACAGTAACGGCGAACAAGTCATTCCAGAATTGCCCAAAGACCCATATTCGGGCGAAGACTTTGACCCCGACGATTGGGAGAAGCGGTATATTAAGTTTATCGACAAATTTGAGCAGGCGTTTTTCATTCGCCAAAATGCGGAGAACTATATTCTTAATAATTCTCATAATCTTTCTGGAGCTTTCGTGTATGTCGAGAGCGCCTACCGAAACAGCGAATGGCAGGCTATCAGAGAAATGTTAGTTGAAGCGGCCAAGAAAAGTACAAAAAACAGTTGAACTCGTTGAAATAACAAGCTATAATTAACCCATGCCTAACCCAATCCTACTCCCCAATAACAATTTTGGGTGTGCTATTTTTTGTCTATTTTTAGTGCTTTTGGCCGTTGTACCGTTTGTAGTCACATTTTGGCTGGCATCCCTTATCTCCCCGTGGTGGGTAGCCGTTCCCGTAGCCATTCTAGTAGCCGCTGCAACCTTCGTCAAACTCGTAAAGTTCAAAAAATAATTATGAAAAACACCAAACCCGCCCCAAACACCGCCGCCTTGCAAAATCTCAAATCGCAGGGTTACAAAGTTTCAGTTAAACACATGCGCCGCAAGAAGTGGAAAGACAAACTTGAACCGCTCATTTCCGACAGAGCTATTCGCGAAAATATTAAACGCGGCGGCTTTGGATACGAAATGGTGTCAGAACGTGGGGGAGCAACAGAATTGGAACTTCAAAAGGGAGAAGAAAAGATCGTTATTCGGGCCGATTGTTATGTGGGAGACGCCTTCTGTAAAAAAATTGGTGTTTTTGTGGCCCTTGACAAGTTGAAAAAGCTCTACGATATTAACGCATGACTGATTCTCCCAACCAACCCGCTCCTAAAAACAAGCGCCCAAAGTTTATTTACCGTGGCCCAAATGAAGCTGCCCATAATGTAATTTTCGAGTTGCTATCTTCGCCAGACAGAGAAGGCGACGAGTGGAAAAACGGTGAAGAAAAGGTGGTTTATCTATGGTCTTTGGATAGATACGTTCAACCCGACAACGCTAAAGAAAAACTTTGCTACTATCGAATGGGAGGTTTAGACGAGGATGTAATTGTTAACGCCTACCTTCCCGAGGTTGACTTGTCGAAGAAGATGGGCGAAAGTGGTGAAGCTGATTCAATTGCAGGGGGATTTATTTGCATGGAAACTCCAGAGGATTTTGAAAAATATTACCACAAAATTGGCAAAAAGTAATATGCAAATTTCTTCATTAACAGACCCTAGACTAATTTTTGAAGTAGAAATTCATCAAGCGGAGAAAGCCACGGGCGAATATAAATATAGTTTGGGCGATCCGCCAATTCCAGAACGCTATGAGATTACAGCCGTAGCGTGGGACGATGGAACAAACATTGTAGATATAACAAATTTTTTAACAGAATATGCTGACCATCTTTTCAAAAAATGGGAGGAACAACTAAATGACTGATCCAGAAGAATACCTTGCTGTTATTTTTGATTTTATCATTCCAAAACTTGACTTCGCGCAAAAAGACTCTACATTGCCCGCACGACTGAAAGCCCCTCTTTTGGACGCAGAAGTAGCCTTGAGAAAAGTCCAACTATTAATTCAGCAAAAACAATGAATCCAGAATCTATTTCAGCCTATATTAAGAACGAAGAAATTGAACGGTGTCTTTTCGGCATCAATGGTTGCCCTATTCCAGTTTTAGCGGAATATCCAGACGGCCAAGAGTTCCCGATTATTAAAGCCTATAGAATAATAGGCCGAACAGCGGCGATTAAGATTTTGGTTGATTGTGAGGGAGAGCAAAAAGCCCAAGAGGATAAGGTGAGCGGCCTTAAAGATTCAATTAAAAACCTCGAATCCGAAATCCAAGACCTTAAAGACGCCAAATCAGACGTAGAAGAAGAACTCGAAAAGTGGACCGACAATTTCGGCGACGATCCAGAAACGACAAAAACTCTTTGGGACGAAATAGAAGAAGCTGTCAGGCATTTTGGCCTAATTGCCGAAATTAACCTAGTCGCGAATGACGCTAAAAACATTTCTAAGCTACAGGAAGAATACGAAGACAAGGTTCAATTACTTTCCGAAGCGGACGAAATAATCGCTGAATTAAAAGAAGAAGTGGCGAAACTAAGTGTTGAAAATCGAGCCTTGACATGGAATATTGAAGAATTAGAGAAAAAGCTTGTAATTATCGAAAAATAGGCTAAATTCTAACATGAACCTTTCTGAAAGATTTTCCTATCTTCTCCCCGCTTTTCCGCCGAAAGATTTTGATCATGAAGCGTTTATCGTCACCGTAATTGAATCAGAACTCAAGACTCTAAAGCAAGTGCGAGAAGTTCTAAAAGATTACCTGCATGAAGTTCCAAGCAGAGTTAAACTTCTTCCTGAACGAATCAAGTATTTGCTTGATAATTAAATGAAACAACTCACTAAAGAGCAAATTAAAAAACCATGAATTTTCGACTGTTTTCCAAGAAGGCCAACCTCTACACCAATTCCCCGTTCTGGCCGTCCAATCAACGGACTACGAGCGAGTTTGCCCTCTTGCCGACTGGCGGAATTATAGAAATCGTAAGACAAGCACCATACGAAGATGAAGGCGATTTTGTCGTGGAGCATGATTCCAGAAACTTTGTCGTGGAACCTTGGAGCGGTTATTTTGATTCGGCGGGTCGGAAAATCTATTTGGGCGATATACTAGAAATGGTTGTTTTTGAGACTGAGTATCAAGTAGTTTGGCGCGATGGGGAATTCATCCTTAAAGACTTGACGGAGGAACATATTGATTTGTCGATGAGAAATTGCTCACATCACACAATTACGGGTAATATATACGGAATAGAATATGCCGATTAACATTCTTGACATTTTAAAATCATGGGGAACGGCCTTTTCTCCCTCCGCCGAACAATTTAAAAAGGGCGAAGCTCGCTTGGCAATTTGCAACTCGTGCGAATTTAAAGCTGACACGCCAGTTGCCCATTGTTCCGTTTGCAAATGCATGTTGAAAGCAAAGATTTTCAGCAACAAACCCTGCCCAAAAGAAAAATGGTGATTATTAAGTACTTTTTTTATTCGTTTTTGTCGTTCTGTTACTGGTATTGGTATGGGCCGAAAAAAACACGCTACTCTAACTGCCTTAAACGCAGGCAACAAAGATTGTTGGAGAGAATTTTGCAGTTTTAAGTGTAATCTAGGGGAGAAAGATTTCACCCTATGCAAGATTCCATTAAATTCATTACCGACAACGCAGAAGCCCTTATTGCCATTGTGACTGGAATTGTCACCGTGGCATCCCTAGTCGCAAATCTCACTCCCTCAGACAAGGACAATAGTTGGGTTGCGAAAGTAGCAAAAGTGGTCAATTACTTGGCCCTGAATTTCAAAAAGAAATAATTCATTAAAAGAACTAATCAACCCTCGCTCAAAAGGCGAGGGTTTTTTATTTACACCAACGATCAAATGCCTCTTTTAAATTGGGCGGAATCCTTTTGTGCGAATTTGACAAAATTGGTTTGCTTTTATAGCATACTTATCTTAAGTGACGTTTGAAAGCAATGGCTATTTTTTCTGGGACATTAAGATAAGACTTTAGGAATTTGTTTGGGCAGTGACAAAGAATTTTTTTGCTATAGATACTAGTGGTTGGCCATTTTCTGTTTTCCAACATCCACCAATGGGACAAAATATAAGCAGTTGCGCTTTTTTTTGCTAAATTAATATCTATATATTTTGGCCATCTTTTTAGAGCGCGAATGGCCCTTTTTTCGCAATCTAATTCAAGAAGGAGCGCAGCGATAGTGCATTCTCTAGCCTTATAAATTTTAGAACCACTAAGATAATTTAAGAACCTTTGATGACCGCTATAGATTTTACAACTGTGCCAAATTGATGATTTATTTTTATATTGCAAATAGTGACAGTATTCGTGCGTCAGCGTTGAAATAGAGTCTTCTAATAAGCCTCCAATAGAAACGGCCAAAACCCTACTTGTGGGACAAAAGTAACCAGAGCATTTCCCGCTATTATAAAGAGACTTTCCGCCGCCAAGAAAAAAAGTGTAGCCCTGTTTTTGGAGCTTTTTGTCTATTTTTAGAAAGTATTTTTGAACATCCTGCGGGAAAGATTTAAGGATTTTCCTTGCGCGAGAAGAAGCTTTCATACCCCATATTACATTCAAAAACCCAACCTCCTGCCGCAAAAATTTAACAAAAACATTTGACGGCCCAAACAAAAAAGTGTAGTTTGGAAGATGTTCTCTCTAAATCTCTCTGTCAACGCCCAAGACAACCCCAACCTCGTTGGCGAACACTTGCGCCACTTGTTTTTTAAACAGGATAGAATTGGGCCAGATTACACATTAGGCTGCTATTCAACCTTTGAACTGCGCGAAAATGTTATTGAGCTACCAAAACAGCCTGTGCCAGAATGGGATTGCGAAAACGAACCAAATACATTCCTAAAATGCGATGAAACTTGCGAAAATTTCTTCACCTGCGCCGAAATCTTCAACTGTAAAGAGTTTCAAATCAGCAACAATCGCTCAATAAAAATGCTTTATTATTGGAATGGAGACGGACTATTATCGTTCGTTCTTCCAGACGGCTCATACCTCTACAACAACGATTGCAAGAAAGATTATTGTTGGGAATTGGTTGACAGCTTTGAGAGTTACTGGCATACTACACTATCGCTATGATTCGCAAACTACATCTCCGCTTTCTCTACTACCTCGGCAAAATCTGCAAAATCTGCAAATTCTGCGGTTTCTGCCGAAAATGCGGAACAACGCTAAACTTTACCCGTCACGGCCAAGGAATTTGCCTAAATGTAGATTGCCGCGCCCGATATTAGCATGAAAGAAGAAAAATATCCTCAAATCTCCTTTCGCCCAGCAGTACATCCTGACTACTGCCATATCGAAAAATACGATGATGGTAGCGGCAAAAATAAATACTGCATTCTTCAAGACATTCGCACAAAGGATGAATCCTTGGCCGTCTCAATTATCGCCGTTTCGGAAGATAGAGAAGCCTTGTTGAATTATCTATTTGACAATGGTAAACAATACACCGAATATTTTGACAACGAAGACTAACAACACATGTTCACCCTACAACAAATCAAAAACGCTCTATTCCCGCTCATTAACAAAAAACGCTAACACGGGAGACGAGAAGGAAATGAATGATTTTTTGTTAGATTGTGTCAACGAGGCCAAAAAACTAATCGAAAAACAATGACCTTTACCCCAGAGAATTTCGTTTGTGTATTGGGTTTGTCGGCTGTTCTTGTTTTCATTTTTGCGTCTTTATTTTCATGAAAATTATGCTTTTAAAAACGGCCAAATTCCTTGGATGGATTATTTTTGGGCCAATTGTTTGGTTGATTTTGTCTATATTTATGGCTGGTGTTGTTGCTGTTGCTCTATTTCAGCTAGCGGCGAATGGTCGGCCAAATAAAACCCCGCCGCAAAAGAATTTCGGCTTGACTCCGCCAGATAAGTCGATTATTGTTCTCAACTAATATGCAAACAATCTTCAAAATCTTAATCTGGATTGCGGCGATTTGTTTCGTCGCACTGCCAGTTCTACTGGTTCTCAAGAAATAACCCATGAAAAACCTAATCGAAGCACTAACCATTTTCCTTAAATATGGTGACGAACCATACCAAACTCATTGCGAGCATGACGAATTGTGGATTTGCGGTTATGACGATGCTGAAATTTCAGAAGAAGACACGGCCAAATTAGAAGAACTTGGATTTTCTAATTACGGAGATGGCTGGAAAAGTTTCCGCTACGGCAGCGCATAATTTTAAAAACAAAACACATGATTTCCCTCCTACACTCTTGCGAACTCTACGTTGACAACGGCGACTTTTGCGGCGACGGTTGTTGCTGGAATCCTTATTGGGAAACCGAACATTTTGACGCTGGCGACGAAATTGATGAAACTGACCCAAAAATAGACACAAATAACTTGACGGAAGGCGAAGACTTCCTTAGAATTGACTAAACTATGAAACTCATCGACCGCATCGCCCCCAGCCTAACAAATAACCCGCGACAAGAAATTCTCGACTATTCCACGGAAGCAGTTGACGTGGTGCAAAACATGTATTATCTTATCGGTGGTTCAATCGCCAAACACGAAAAACAACCAGACGCCCTGCGCCGAATTAAAAACGACTTGCAATCCGTGGTTTTTGAACTACAGTCTATTATCGCTAACGCTTAGGGGTTAAGCCTTTCGGCCAAACTCCCTAAAACCCCTTCTGAAAAAACAAAATAAACCTAAACTAAAATGAACAACAAAAACAAACAAATCGTAGATCAGCTAGTAGCTCGCGCAAAAATTCTTGCGAATGGCCGCATTAAGAACCTCGGAAGACCAAGGGCGATTATGGCTTCTGACGAGGCGGAAACCGTTAGCGCTATGCGCAAGCGAGGTTGCTCTATCAACAGCATTCACCGCGTAATGGTTGAAAAAGACTTGACCAAATACAAGAGCTATCCCAAGTTCAAAGCCGCTTATACGAACCACAAGCTGCATTCCTAATTTCTTAAACTTTAGCACCGTGCCTAAACGCGATAGGCACCCTACAAATGGGTTGATTGCTGGAACCAACGGTTAATGGTTTCGCCCCTCGATATTGTGTCTTGGGGATTGACGGAACGAATTTAGCGTGCTAAAGTTTTATTAGACAGTTGACATCCTCCCCGCCCTAAAGAGACGGGGATTCCTTGGCTCGCGCCTTTGATTTACTGCTTCGTAGTGTCCTGCCCCGAAGAACATAGTTCTTCGTTGGTCTTCCGTCCACTCCACAGTCTGACACCGCTTGTCCAGCGGCCAAAATGTTTTTTGCGGCGTTAACGTCTCGGTCATGGCTAGCGCCGCAGCCGCCACACGTCCATTGCCTTGTTTCTAGGCCAAAGCTAGCCTTCGCTCCACAACATGAGCAGGTTTTGCTGCTTGGAAACCAACGATCTACTATTAGTAGCTCGCGCCCATACCATTCGCATTTGTATTCAAGCATGGTGCGAAAGTCTCGCCAGCCTTGCTCGCTGATACAGCGAGAAAGTTTGCGGTTCTTAACCATGTTTGATACAGACAAGTCTTCTAACGCTATCGCTTGGTTTTCGCGAACGAGTTGAGTTGACAGTTTGTGGAGAAAATCTTTGCGCACATCTGAAATATGCTGGTGAAGGCGGGCGACTTTTTTGCGAGTGCGTTCACGGTTTTTGGAGCCTTTTTGCTTACGCGAATGACTCTTTTGCAGGCGTGCCATTTTCTTGCGCAGTTTACGAATTGCTTTTGGAGATTGAAATTTGCACCCATCCGAGAGTGTGGCAAAATTTTCAATACCAACGTCGATACCGATTCGACCGTTGGAAGGCGGAAGCTTTTCAATTTCCTCCTCACAAAGGAACGACGCAAACCATTGACCGCTGGCGTTTTGAGAAACGGTAATGGAGTTCGGAACGCTGGAAAGCGGGCGCGACCATTGAACTTTAATTGGCGTTTTAATCTTCGCGAGGAAGAGGCTTTCGCCTTTCAGCCGAAAGGCGTTGCCCATAAACCGCGCAGAACCACCGTTTTTGCGAGACTTAAAGCTGGGATATGCCGCCCGCTTCTTAAAGAAATTGCCGAATGCAACGTCCAAGTTATTGAGGCTTTGTTGCAAGCAAACGCTTGACACATCGTTAAGCCACTCGCGCTCTGGCGAGTCTTTTAACTCCGTCAACGCTTTGCAAGACTTTGCATAGGTCATGTTTTTCTTATCTTGCACCCATGCCTCCCTTCTTTGGGCCAGCGCCCAATTATAGATGAACCGCGTACACCCAATCGTCTGCCGCAAGATTTGTTCTTGCGCTGTCGTTGGATAAATTCGGAATTTGTAAGCGCGGTGGTGCAATCACCATATATTACACTAATTGTTAAAAAACACCCAAAAACTTTTTAATTATTTTGTTTGACCGCAAATTCATCCCCTACCTAAAGGAAGGGGCTTTCTTTGCGCGTGGTTTGGTAAAGGCCATCGGTGACAGCTTGGAGAGACAGGCAATAATTTCTAAACAATGAGAGCCTAATGCAAAACGGGCCACTACCCGCAAGGGAGGATTAGGGACTTTTCGTAGTATCGAAAGTGGCAATTCTCATTTCCAATTTGAGCGCGTAATGTAATGGTAGCATACTCAAGTCCGAGACAGTTAATTCTGGAGTAGGCACGCAAATGGAGAGAACAAGTTCAAATCTTGTCGCGTTCAATCTTTTTTTCTTGATTTGTTCGTTATTTTCGGCCAAAATAAGAGATGAAGTTGAAAACCTTTAATCGGGCCGACTTTCCCGAGTGTGATTTCTCTTGTGGAACGGTGGCTGTTTCCCTAATCACGGGAGAACCAGTTTACAAAGTCCAATGGCGACTTGGAAAATTGCGCAAGTCAAAGAATTGGCCGAAAAAGAAAATCTACGCTTGGCGCAAATATATGACGTGGGATGAAGCCCTCTCTCTGACCAAAAACTTTGGCCGAAAGAGAAAAACCGTTTGGCTAAAGAATCGCCCGATTTTAAAATCAGTTGATAAATTCAAACGCGGCACATATTTGGTGTTTACCACCGAACACTTGCAAGTAATTAAGAACGGCGTAATCTTTGATGCTTATTACGATAATTGCCTACACGGAGAACCTATTGAGTGGCACGAAGCAAATCGCCGCAAAACTTGGGGATACAAAAGACTGGACAAGGGGAAGTAAATGGGTATATTGGCTGGATGAAAAAGATCAACATAATCTTCCAAGACAAAATCCCACAAGAGATTCCAGACGCTAATTTTGAATATAATGCGTGGATTGCGCCAAACGGCGACTTTTACGGATTTAGCGGCGCAAAACATGAGATTGCTGCAACCTATTTGGCGGTTTTTAAATGCGGCGCGAATGAAAATTCTCGTAAAAAGGGCCGATATTCAAAGAGCGGCTTTGACCAATCATGGGAAAGCTGGCTTCTGTCACAAGGCTGGATGTGCGTTAAAAACCTATCATGGCTTGGCGATTGTAGGAAATCCACATTTAGGGGCGACGATGTAACCCGCCGCCAAAAGGACACAGTGTTTGATTATTGTGAGCATTTTAATTACGATTACGATGAAGTGTTTGGGAATGGGTTTGACTAATGGCAAAAATAATGGAGAGTATTATCATGAACGATTGCCAACACGCCTCTTTTGAAACTCGCATGAAATATTGGGATAAAAAAGTTCCAACCCAAGAATTCGCTGGACTAAAGCTCCTTACTGACCTAGACTTTTTCAACAAATAACCACATGAGAACCCACGGCTCAACCAGCTTTGTCACTATGACAATCAACCAACTCCGCGCACTCGGATTCACTGATGACGAAGAATTCAAGGCTTCGCGAGTTGATCTTCAAAAACGGGCAGCAAAAAACTTCGCCCAAACGTTTCAAGTAATTCCGTCGAAAGTTGAAAAAGAGCCAGAAATTGTCGTTGAAGCTTTCCAATTCAGTTGACACGGCCCGATTAACCACTTAATATACTCACGCTATGATAACAAAACAACAAGTGCTCAAAGAATGCTCTAACATGGTCTCTGCTTGCTGGAATCATTATGCTTCTCAACCAGTCTCCCCGAAACAAAAGGAAGAACTGTTTGAAGCAATTTCAAAAATCCTTCTTCAAGACTTCTCAGAAAGCGAAAATTACAAAGCGCTTGTGGCCTGTAATGAAATCAGTCGTAAGGAATCCGCCGAAAGGGATGGCGAAACACTGTTTTCCGCAGTAATTCTTGACAGTGAAAATTAATCATCTAATATACTCACATGACTAAAACACTATTCGCTAATCTAACGGGACAGGATAAAATCAAGTCTTTGCTATCGTTTCACCTAGAAACCCGCGAAGCAGGACGGCCATTGCCACATCTTTTGTTCACGGGGGCTTTTGGGTTTGGGAAAACAAGGTTCATTCGAGAGTTTGCAAAAGAGATTACTAAGTCTGGAACAACGGGCAAATATATCGAAATTAACTCTGCAAACGTTAAAAGCGTTCAGTGGTTTATCGACAATGTATATATGCCTCATATTGTTGATAGGGAGAACGTTTGTCTTTTGCTAGACGAGTCACACGAGCTTCCTCGCGCCGTCCAAACGTGGTTTTTGACCCTGCTTAACACTGAAAAGAGCCATATTCGCCGCGTTAATCACGACGGGACAGATTATGAGTTTGATTTTTGCAAATTGTCGATGAATTTTGCCACTACGGATTCTAATAAACTTGGCAAACCGTTGAAGAGCCGAATGGAGGTTGTTTCTCTTGCACCGTATTCAAAGAGCGAACTAATGCAAATTATTCAATTAAACGTGCCAGAAATCGAATTCGAGGATAATATTTTGGAGGAAATTGTTGATAGTATCAGGCCAAATCCTCGCGATGCTGGACAAATGGCTCGCAAGGTGGCTAACTTTTGTGCGATTAAGAAAAGAAATTCTTTTGATTCGGCGGACTTTGCGAATCTCTCAAATATTGCAGATATTAAAGTTCACGGACTCGATAATTTGGAGCTTGGGATACTAAAATTGCTTTACGAACGCGGGCCAATGACCCTGACAGAAATTTCAGCATGCATGAGCGTTCCAGCTACAGCCTTGCGTCAAGATCATGAGCATCACCTATTAAAGAAGGGATTTTTGCGCCTTAATGGGAAGCGAGAGCTATCATCGAAAGGGCGAGAAGTGGTTAAGCTGTTATCTTGTTAGATTTAATCCTGTTTTCTTCGGCCCAAAGAGGTTGAAGATTAGTATAATGGCAAAGTTTTTTCAACAGTTCAATATCGTCCTTGGCAGAGGACAGTGGGATTATGTGGTCAATATGCCACCCATGAACACCATGATTTTCCCATGTCATTCCTTGTTTGAATTGTTTTTCTAATTGACATACTCCCCGCCGTGAACGACGGGGATTCTTCTCGTTGCTAAGAAGGTTTCCTGCTTCGTTGCCGACTGCCGCGAAGAACGTAGTTCTTCGTTGGTCTTCCGTCAGCTCCACAGGCTGCAACCGCTTGTCCAGCGGCCAAAATGTTTTTCGCGGCGTTCACGTCGCGATCATGCGTTGCGCCACAGGCGCAACTCCAAACACGATCTTTCAATGTTAACTCTGCTTTCGCTCCACAACAAGAACAGGTCTTGGATGAGGGAAAAAACCTGTCAACGACAAGTAGTTCTCGCCCATACCATTCGCACTTGTATTCAAGCATAGTGCGAAAGTCGCGCCAGCCTTGCTCGCTGATACAGCGAGAAAGTTTGCGGTTCTTAACCATGTTTGACACCGCCAAATCCTCAATTGCAATCGCTTGGTTTTCGCGAACGAGTTGAGTTGACAGTTTGTGGAGAAAATCTTTACGCACATCTGCGATGTGCTGGTGAACGCGGGCAACCTTTTTGCGAGCGCGTTCACGGTTTTTAGAGCCTTTTTGCTTGCGCGAGTGACGCTTTTGCAAGCATGCTAACTTTTTGCGCAACTTACGAATCGCTTTCGGAGATTGAAATTTTCGCCCGTCTGAAAGTGTGGCAAAGTTTTCAATTCCAACGTCAATGCCAACCTTGTTATTCGTTGGCGGCAAGTGAGGTATTTCTTCCTCGCACAAGAACGATGCAAACCACTGACCCGCAGCGTTTTGGGAAATTGTGCATGAATTAGGAGCGCTGGAAAGCTGACGCGACCACTTAATCACGATTGGCGTTTTAATTTTTGCAAGAAACAAGCCATCTCCTTTAATTTGGAAAGCGTTATCCATAAATCGCGCACTGCCACCATTTTTTCGACTCTTGAAAGATGGATATGCGGATTTTTTGCGAAAAAAGTTGTTAAACGCCAAATCAAGATTTCGCAAACTTTGTTGTAAGCAAACGCTTGAAACGTCGTTAAGCCAAACTTTCTCGGGCGACTCCTTGAGTTCGGTCAAACCTTTGGACGTTGCGCTGTAAGAAACGCTTTTTTTACTCGTCACCCACGCCTCTCGCCGCTGTGCCAGCGCCCAATTGTACACAAATCTACACGATCCAATCGTTTTGCGCAAGATTCCCTCTTGACAAGCTGTTGGATATATGCGATATTTGTAGCCGCGATGCGTCATTCAAATTATATTACACTAACTTTTACAAAATTTCCTAAAACAATGCGAAAATTCATCCCCTCCGTAAACGAAGGGGTTTTCTTTTCGTCAATTTACTAATAAAATCATGCAATCCCTAAAAAACCTCTTTCGCTGTATTAAACACTTGGGCCTTGTAAGGGGGTTCGACTATTGGCAAATCAATCGCTATTACTCTTCGCGCCCGAAAGAATACGCCGAATTCTTGTTTGAGGTAAAGAAGCGGGCGATTCTAACCAAAGACGAGGCGTTGATAGGTTGGATTGATATGTGTCAAAAACATCTTGACAACTGGAATAATAAACGTAAATTGAAACCATGATTAAAGACAAATACACTCAATTCGCTACAGTAGATCAAGTCAACAACGCATTCTATTACTTGACCGAACAGAAGAAGCGCCGACAAACTAATGAATTCTTTTGTTTGGGCCGCGATGATAAAACAAGAATGTTCTTGCGCCAAGTAAAAATGCCAGTTTTGCCTCTTTTGGCCGACAATAAAGAATTGCGAGATTCCCTTAAACCCCGCGAGAAATCGCCGCTCTTTCAAGTCGTCGCTGGCGCTATCGCGTTGAAAACCAGTAACTTAAAGAAAGAAATTGCCCTCGCCGTTCAGGAAGAAAAATCCAAAGAACTGATTGAAATTCTCTACACCTTGGAATCACCCAAAGACGGCGAATATATTGACTCAAACCCGTTGACAGAGAAGGAGTTTAACGCTTTATTGATTGATGAAAAAGCGCCAAACGAAAAATCATCCTGAGTTAAATCTCGGCTGGCAACATGAACAAGGCACGGCCCAAACAATGATTTGGCACTGGTTGAAATATGGCGTAGAATTACCTAAAAGACTTAAATAAAATGAAAATCACCGAAATTACCCGCCGCCTAGCAAACCGCCCCAAAGGCTCAATTTTTAGCCTAACCACACGCCGACCTGTTAAGCTCAAAAAGGGATTTACCGCTCATATTGAGAAACAGTCTCAAATCCAAGGATTGTTCGGCGTTGAATATGCGAATACGGCCAATGTAAAGGCTGGCATCCAGTCAGAAGAGCGTGAAGTTCCCCATCTTCCCAATGGTGTTAAACGGTGTTTTTATCAAGACGGCCTAAAACTCTATGAAGGCTTTAACGGAAATACATCTTTGGGCGTAAATATTTCTGGCAACAAACCAAAAAGCATTTTCTTCATGGACGGAAAACAAGTCTCCGAAGAAACGATTGAAAACATGGTTTTGTCTAGCGAATTGTCTCCAAAGAAAACTAGGCTTGAGTTGGAAGACAAAAATCAATCACCTTTTGTCATGGTGAAGTTGGAGAATGTGGTTGACGTGCGGTAATTATTTTGTATATTAAAACCATGCCCCACAATCTCTTAACCTTTGTCCAAGAAATCCAAAAAATGTCCCGCGTTGGACTAATCGCGGCCAAAAATGATTTGTTGGCCGATTCTGAAATCCCCAGAAAAGAAAAGGGCCAGTTGATCGTCGAAATCGACAAACAATTGAGCACCCTAAAAACAAAAAAGAAACAAGAAAGCGGGTTCTTTTGCTCGTTCATGGTTGACGGCGAAGCTGTTTCTTGCATTTCTCCCTTGTCAGTCGGCGATTTCATCGTGCAAGCCGAACCAGACGCGCTAATCAGCGTTTTCGCGCTTTCCGCCGAACAGTATGCCGCGATGAAAGAAAAAGAGTGGGAAGAATTTGTTTGACGGGCGAAAATAACTGATATATACTCACCCATGCTTTACCACTACCCGACAACCAAAAAGGCCGCTAAAAAATACGCCTCCGACTTGACAACCCTTCACGGCGAAAAATGGATTGCCATTGAACGAATCGTGCCGCTTAAAAGCAAACTAACGCCAGACTTCGCCGCTATTAAAGAAACCGAAAAAATGATTGCAGGGTGGCAGGTTGTCGGTTAAGTTTAAACACACAAAATAACATGAAAATCCTCGACCACATTTACGAACTGTTTATTGTCGGAATTATTGCTATGCCAGCAATTCCAGTGTTTGAAAAATACGGCTGGAAAGCCTTTGGTCTCTTGTTTGGAGAAATCGAATAACCCATGAAAACCATTAGCCTAATCATTCTAGCCATTGTCGGCCTATCAATTCATCACGGATACGCCGAAACAAAAGCTCGAAAAAGCGTTAAACTGCTTGACGCCTTCCGAGAGATGGCGCTAAACGCTAAAAGAATCTTCGTTCCGAAAGCTAAGCCTGTAAAAACGGTTTCCTTGTCTAAGGATTATAATATTCACAACCACTCAATCATCGCAAGCGGGCGACTGGATCAATTTTTGGGCGGAGTTTTAGCGGGCAAAGGGGAGAAGTTTTTGGCCGAAGCACGAAAAAATAACATTTGTCCGATATTTTTGGTCGCAATTGCTATGCACGAATCGGCAAACGGCAAATCTTTGTTTGCGCGAGAGAAAAACAATGTGTTCGGCATCTTTCTTAAAGGAAAGTATCACACGTTTGAAAGTGTTGACGAGTGTATTGAGTTTTCGGCAAAATTACTAGCTGGCCGACTTTACAGCAAAAACCCTACGATTGTGGGCGTTCAAAGGATTTACTGCCCTGTTGGCGCAAAGAATGATCCTAAAAGCCTGAACAAGTACTGGCTTGGCGGTGTACTCGACAAGATGGAGAAACTTTGGGGAAAAACAATCTACTTGGTTGACTCGCGGGAATAAACCCCTATATTAAACCCATGAAAGGACTCTTTGTTCTAGCAATTCTCGGCGGAGTTTTTCTTGGCGCATTGCCAGAAATTTTCGCCCCAAAGAAGCAGCAAATTCTGAACGTTGAGCCATTCTGGAAAGTGAATGGACGATACACAAACGACGGCGAAATCTTTGAGGTTTTTTATCCGCCACTTGACAAGTTGCCGTGAATGGTTGATTATAAAAATATGAGACAACAAGACATTGCTTACGAGTTGGCAAAAGAAATTCACAAAAATGAATTTAGAAGAGATGGAACCGCGCCATATTTTAATCATGTTATTGACGTAGCAAGAGTTGCAGGTGATCGTTTTGGGTTTGATGATGAACTGATTGCAACGGCATACCTTCATGATAGCGTCGAATCTGGGGCGTCCATTGTTTCTTTGGAGCTTGCTGGTATTAATGGGCGAGTTATTAGCGCCATTCTACTCCTCACTCTCGACAAACGAATCAGCTACGAGGATAATATTCGCACGATTAAAAACAGTGGCAATCAACTTGCTATCCGCGTCAAAATCGCCGACAATCTAGCCAACTTGGCCGACTCTCCTACAGACAAACAAATCCTAAAATACGCCAAAAGTTTGCAAATTTTACTTTCCTAGCCATGAACGAGCTAATCATTTTCTGCCCCTTTTGCGGCTCAAAAACCTTGACAACTTACATGGTTTTCTGGGAGGCTCAATCTCTTGACCCGTGCGACAGGGAAAATAAATGCGTTGTTGCAGAGCACCAATGCTCCGATTGTGAAAAGAGTTTTTGGACTTGACTTGTTGGGGTTTTTAAACCATAATTTCTTATGACAAAAGATCAATTACAAGCATATTGCCTTGCTCAAGCTAACTGGTGGATTGCCTACGCAAACACGCCAGCGAATAAAAAGAGAACAGTTTTTAAAGGATTTTCAGACAGGGCGCTTTCCGAAGGCGAACTGATTGACGATGCCATGAACACGGCCCAAAATCACTTACAAAAGTATTGGGAAAGCTGCAATAACCCTTGACTTTCGACCCAAAATAGCCAATAATAAAGGCATGAAAACCCTCGACTCCAGAAACTTAAACGAGCGCCTAGAAGAACTCCAAACCTCTTTTAACGAGTGGAAAGAGTGCTTGACTGTTGAGCAAATCGCCGAAATTAAAGAAAAACTTCAAATCCCAAGCGGCGAAAATCTTACAGATGAAGAACTTGGCTATGAATGGGATTTCAGCGATTACGAAGAATTGAAGAACCTGCTTGATTTGCGCGAACAATTCGGGCGCGAGTGGTTTCATGGAGTGGAATTAATTCGCGAACAGGATTTTGAGGAATACGCCCAAAATTACGCCGAAAGAATCGGCGCAATTGATCGAGACGGAGGCTGGCCCGCTTGTCACATTGATTGGGAAGCGGCGGCAAATTCTTTAATGATGGACTACTCATCGGTTGACTATGACGGCGAAACGTATTACTATAGGGAATGATTACTCTAAACAACCTCTACGACTGCGAAAACATTCTTGACGGGATAGAAAATCTTCTAAAATCAGCTTCCGAAGATGATGCAGATAGGCTTGATTTGTTTTTTCTTTACGAAAAAGCGAAAGAACTAAGGCAAAATGTCCAGCGAATGATTCCAAGTGTCTAATATGAACCAGACAACTTACCTTTTCAAGGTTAATTTTATTGACAAATTCGGTCAGCGCGATTACTTTGAAATGCGCGGGACTTATGAAAACGATGTGAGGGATAAGTTTGAGTTTCTGCATCCAGATTGCCGATTCATTAACTGCTCAAGAGTGGGGAACTAAACTATGCAAATCGTCCTAAAACAAAACGAAATCCACCAAGCCATCGCCGAATATGTTTCGGCGAAAACCCAATTTAAGGTTAAAGATTCCAGCGTAAGAATCAAAGAAGAATACGCTGGCTCATACAATGAACAAGAAATTGTAGGATTTCACGCCGAAATTGAAATTGAATAAACCATGAACAAACCATTCACTGAACAACAACTCCTAGACCTAGGCTTTAAAATCTATTACAAAAAGAAAAACGGCCAACAAGTCCTTGACTATTGCGAATACGGCGGATTTAATTTTTACCATTTGCCCACATTTTATGAGATTATTCAAGAGGTAAAACATTGGGCCGCCGAAAATGAGCGCCAAAAAATAAAGGACAAAATTGCCGAAAAGTGGTTTGCCTAATGACAAAAACAACCGACTATATTCTCATGAAACGAACACGCTACTATCTCCGCAAAGACGAAAAAACCATTCGGGCCGCTGATTTGGCCGCTAATCCAGATGAATACGGCGGGATGGGAATGCACATGCTAAACGCCATTCACAATAATGTAATCACTATTCCTTTAACCGATAATCCAAACGGCGGATGTGAAAGTTGCGTTAGCATCCAAGTAACCAGCGAAGAAGCGGCAAATAGAATCGAAAAAGACAACGGCGTTGATATTCTAGCAAAGGGCTATTGGCTTTCAATTTTGAACACAAAGCCCTGTTTTGTTGGAACGGATGAGCTTGTGCCAATGTGGGGCGTTTCAGTTGGCGATTCGATTGAGAAGTTTATGGGTAGGGCTTGACTAGCGGCCAATTGCTTATATAATCTAACCATGAGAATCATTTTTCCAGTCGAATTACGCTTCAACAAAAACGACTACAAACACACACTTGCTGTTGTTTGGCGTTTTGACAAACCAATTGATTTGTGCTACAATATCAAGGCGTTCATCGGCGAAAACTCCGAAGAAATGCTTGACCTTTTGAAGGCTGATATTATCCGCCAATACTCTAACATTTTTGAGACCGTTTCACCTAAAGATTTTACCCTCGTTTATTCGGAGGAAAAAGTTGAAAATGGGCGCGTTTGGATGGGTGGATGCACAATTCAAATGACTTGTTTGGGATAATTTACTAACAAATGACAACCGCCCAATCATTCAACCTAGACGAACGCACGTTTGTCTTTTGGAAAACCCTGATTGCTGCGTCTTTACGCTTGTGGAGACTCAAAATTGGAGAAATAACTGCTCTTGAGAAAATGCAACAAGCCCAAAAAGCCGTTCCCGCCCTGTACGCTTCAATGGTTAATGTCCCAACAGAAAAATTAAGCGATTGGCCCAATATTTTATCATGAAAAAACTCTCTTATGAAGATGGCCACCTTGTTTTTAGAAACTTGGATGGCAAACTTTTTTGGTCTAGTCATTGGGTTGACCTAAAAGGCAGCTATATAGATTGCGATAAATCGGGCGGCTATAAGCAAATTCTCCTAGAAGGAACCCTAACAATCAAATCAGATTTCGCCGAAGAAGAAAGACAACTGGTTTTATAATGGAGACTCATTCGTTACGTTTAGGAGGGCACTCTAGCAGAGAACATGCCCTTTACAGGATAAAATCATGGTGCAAAAACGCCAAATCATTCTCAATCACTAAAATTTCGCGACGTTGGTATAGTGTTCACAACAAGCATAGAAACGTTTTTGACTTGGAGATAATTTACTTTTCGCGCAAAAACGAAGGAAAATACCAGATTCCAGTTGACAAATGCCGAAACTTCCACGGCTGCAATCAGCGTCGTGAATTTTGGGGTAGAAAACGCGCCGAATTAGTCAAAAACTATTGACGCGGCCCATTTAACGGGTATAATTTAACACATGAAAACAACAGTCCGCGATTTCCATTCACACACTCAACTAGACGGCGGCAAGACGTATTTTGATTTGCCCGTGATTTTTGAAGGAACGGTTGACGAATGCCATGATTTTTGCAAAGATCGTGGTTTGCGTTGGATGAAATCTGACAATATTTTCGGCGGCTATTATGTTGACGAGAGCGGCAAATGCTTGATGTTGTTTTAGCTTATGAAAAAGAAACAACCAAAATATTCTAGCTTCTCATTTCGCAAGCGCGTTGGAATTTGGGGCGAACGAGTTTGGCCGTCCGAAGAAAAGACTCAAGAGTTTGAATTTAACAGCTCTTGCGATTCGGAATTGTCAATTAGTTTTCTCGAATACTTGGAGCCAAGCGAAGAACCTAGTTGGTTCAGGGCACACGTTGGATGGCGAGACGATAGCGCCTATTACAAGGATTTTTCCTCAAAAGAAGAACTTAATCGCTTTTTCATCGTCTATAAAGACAAACACACAATCAATTTGGAAGAACTGGCCAAAAATTGGGGATTTAGCCAGTATTAAGTTGACGCGGGCAAGTAATAAACTATACTCTCGACATGGGAAGCTCAACACAAGGATTTGTCGCCACAGATAAAAAAGACGTTTTTGAAATCGCGCAAATCATTTATGATTTTCTCGGAACGCGATACTCCAATCACGATCTAAAACGCCTAAAGAAAATTGCAAGTGTTCGCGCCGAATTTGAAATTTGCGTTCCTCATGCAAAAGGTTTTCGCGTGCATTTTTTGGATGGAGACGAAAAGAGAATGCTTTATGTGTGGTTTGACTGCGACTGTGACATGAAAGACATTCATGATGGGCAGAAAATCATATTTAGCCTTGGATGTTGGGGCAAAAGCGACGAAATTATTAAGGGCATTCTTGCAAGATTAAAACATCTTGGCAAAATCTATTACGTTTATAACAATTGCGCCGAAGAAGAATGGCAAGAATTGGTTTGACGTTTGGTGATTTAAACGCTATATTCCCGCATGACACTATACGCCCGCAAAGAACCATCCACGGATGAAATTCTTCTAAAATACGCCCCAAACGTTAAACGATTTGATGTAGTTATTTATTCAGACAATTTGGCGCAAAATAAAAAATGCGTTTATCGTTGGGACTTGTCCAGTAAACCAACGCGCCGAAATAAATGGATTAACTTTAACTGTTTCAGGTATCGGCTAGAATGGATTTGACAGTCGCAGATTAACCAGTATATTTCACCCATGAACAAATTTGCATTCTTTTTCCCCGCCAAAATCGTTTTCGCCGAAGCAAACGTTGAATTGACTCCATACGAGGGTAAACATCCCGTTTACCTTGGGCCAATTGGCCGAAAGTATTACTTCAAGACTGACAAAAACAAAATCGTTTTCGAGCACATCGAAGATGACAAACGCCAGCTTTTTGTCAAAGTTAGGAATTGTTTTTGCCCTTTTCATGTTACATTTATTGATAATATCCCCGCTTTGATGGAGAGCGTCAATGCCACTTGTGACGCTAAAATGGCAGAATGGGAAGCCGCGATTGACTTTCCAGAAGTTTACGAACAAAAAGCCGCCGAAGCTCGCGAAAAAGCTAAAACCGAAAATGCCATTCGTGACGCCGAAATCCAAAAACAAAAACAAGAACGATTTGAAAGAACCGAACAAGCGCACAAATACTCTGTATTAGTTTTTAAGAACGGCGAAATGATTGAATGGCCCGATTTTGAGCGTGCCTGCAAGGAGCGAAGTGTTAAACTGCCCATTAAAACCTTGGGCTTTGGCCGCGCTAACGTTTCTAAAATCGGCCAAACTGGCTATTCCATTAGTGGAAGCAAACATAACTCGCCCGTTCTTTGGGCCGCAATTCGAGAATTGGCCGCTAAATTGGTAAATTGACCTTGACTCGACGAAAACATTGGCTGATAATAACCCATGATTATTCCATCATTTAATCAAGCAACTAGCGCGGTAACATACGGCGCAGACGTTCTAAACAAGTGGTACGTCTCTTACTTTGAAGAATTTCGAGGCATGAAATTCTCCCGTTATCTAACCCCTCAAGGATGGAAAAGAACCGCCCATTGGTTTGATTCAAGAGAAGAGGCTGAAAAAGTTTTTCAAAAATATAACCAGTCTTGCCTTAGCGTTTCTGCCATCGAATATGAAAGCGAGATTGAATTTCGACGTGAATATGAACAGGAAAGAGAGCGTTATTTTCACGAAGAAATGCAAAATTGGATGAATGAGCAATTACGCCTTGACAGTGAGAATAAAAATCCTGCTTGGCTGGAATTGAAATTGGCCGAAAGGATTTGACTATTGCTTAATTTTAGCTTAAAATAATACATGAACAAACTCGAATCCCTGATTGTCGCCGAACTAGAAGCCATTGACGTTGACAGTCGTTACAGCGACATGCTTGATGATATTTATCCTGGTTGTACTATTGCGGGAATGAGTTTCAATACAAGTAATGCCCTAAAAGAGCTTGATCCTACGGCATACCGTTGCGGGTTAGCCGATTGGATTAGTGAAGAAGATTTTGTCGAAATAAACAACGAATATTACGACGGTGACGAATGTGATAGCGTGAAGGACGATTTGGTTTCTGAGATTGATTCTCAAATTGAAGCTATCGAAGAAGAAATATCAGGCGAAGAAAGTAACGACGAACCCTGCCAAGAAACTATTTCGGAATTGAAGGCCAGACTTGCGGAAGCTGAAACAGAGCGGGAAAAGTGGGACAATTATTCGTTTTAGCGGCGAATGTCTTTAAAAGCGATTGACAAGACATTATATTACGAGTAATATCTCGTATGATTCTCTTCTCAATCAAACTCAAAGCCAAGAAAACACGCAAACTCTTGCCGCCGCCATCTTTTCGCATGGTTAGCAAAAAAGCCTATCGCCGAAATAAAAAGGTTGACGGGGAGTGATTTAGTCGCATATTAAAGCCATGAACGAAAAATACATTTTCCGAGAAAAACCTTGCAGCAAAAAACTTTCAAATCGTTTAGATCAAAACTGCGAGAAGTTTTGCGGCAAAACTTGCACTTTTTATTGTAGCGGGCGTTATTTCCGCAAGAATGGACAATGGGTTAAAGAAATCAGGGTAAAAAATCCCGATTACGATAACAGTTTTGTAACTTATTGTGTTATTCCTAGCGATGAGAGGCAAAACATGGAGTTTTTCTTTATTCAATTAAGGCTAGATTCTCCTAAGAAAAAGTGGTATCCCGCAGTACATAAGGCCATGAAAATGCTTGGCGCGAAAAATAATTTGCGCTTTCTTGATCTTGAGGGAACGGATATTCCAGAAGAGAAAATAAAGCAAAAATATCCACTTTTCATCTTGCAAGACAGCGGTGAAGTGGTAAGATTGAATCCATGAACGATCTATCCACTTCCGCCAAAATTGCCTTCGCTTTAAACGCTCACAAATGGCCGCACTTGCGCCAGATTGCTCTCTCCATCGCAACAAAACAAATCATGGAGTTGCACAAATACGGGAGATTTGCCCCTGGAATGAATTTGCTTGACCGCGTTTCTAAACGGTGGAAGTTGGGCGACTTTGTTTGCGCAATGATGGCTCATTATCCGTTTTGATTTATGTTGCAAAAACTAATCGACAAATGGGACATTCTTTACTATAAATACTATTGTTTGCAATGGGATTTCCAATCATGGAAATTTTGGATTCTAAGCGGCTGGCCGTTTAAGCGCCGCTGCCCGATTTGCGCTGGCGATGGCGTGAGAAATACGGAAACGGGAGCAAGATATGGTGATCCTGAATTTGAATGCGAAATCTGCCGTGGTTGGGGATTCATAGACAGAAAATATGATTGCTAAACGAAAAACCTTTCGCCGCTCTAAATATGTGGCATATATTTTCCAGAATTGTTGGGAAAATCACAACCAGCATGGGGAAGTTGTTTGGTTTGTTGATTATTGGATTGTGGATAAACTGGTTAATTTAATTAGCGGAGAATATCGTTTCGAGAGACAATTTTGGAGCATGGTGTTGAATGATGGGCATAAAGAGAAGTTTCTATTGACGGCAGAATAATTCTGCATTATAATTTAGCCATGATAAACATTCCATGCTTTGAATGTGCTAACGGTTTTTATGAAACAATTTTACGCCCATACGAAACAACGGGTGGAAACGGTCAAATTCTCATAATTGAGAATGTGCCGCATGAAATTTGCGACAAGTGCGGTGACATTTGCTTTTCTATGAAAGCAAGAAGAATGATTGAAACGGCCCGAAAAGAATCAGGCGTAATTTATAAAAAGCATTTGCGCCACAAAGAATAATCGTTTATTGTTGTTTATGCAAACAAAGTATCAAATTACATACAAATCCCCAAACGGCGAAATAACCGAATGGCACGACGTAGAAAATTTTGACGAATTTAAGCGCGAAAAAATAACCGAAAACGAACAATATAAAAAGGGAAGCTGGTTTGCGAAACAGAAAGACAAGGGGCATTTTCGTTTTTAGTTGACTGGCCGAAATAATTGGTATAATAAACCTATGAAATTGATTTTTATTTTCAAACGAAACGGCGTTGAATTTCATCGTAGGGAAGAATCCAGTTTCGATTCTGTTGAAAGGGCCGAAAGATATTGTTCTCAATTGGAAAAACAATATGAAAAACAATCTCCACAAAATAGTTACGAGTGCCTTGTAGAAATTCCTTGACTCAACCATTAACCTGTTATATACTCGCCCTATGAAGCTAAACAACATACGAGTCACCCGCACAATGGAGTACAATCCAGCCGCCTATCTGGAATGTTGCGAAGAAATCGGGGAAGAGCCAACACAAGAGGGCTTTCTGGAATTCATCCAAGATTGGATTGATGAAGACTTCCGAAACAATAATGGAACCGAGGATATTCGAGAAATTACCGAATAATTTTGACAACGGCCAAATCTAACCTAACTTCACCCCATGAACGACTACCAACAACAAGCCGCCGATTTCCTTGCTAAACACGGAATCAAGTTTTCCGCCAAACTGGTCAATAAGAAGTCTCCGCCATGGAGTCCTGACAGAAAAGTTAATCATTTTATCGTGACTCTCAAAAATGAGAATCGCCGTGTGTCGTTTGATTTCTTTGATTCGGTAAACAATTTCAACGCGGGGAAAACTGAATTGGACGAATATTCGGTTCTTGCCTGCTGTTCAAGCGAATTTAATTGTCCCGATTCTTTTGAGGAATTTTGCAGCGAATTTGGATATGATGCCGATTCGCGCAAGGCGGAGAAAACCTTTAATGCTTGTCAGAAACAAAGTGCCAAGTTGAAGAAAATTTTCGACACGGTGGAAAGCATTAATGATTTGATGGAAATCCGCTAGACAAGGGTTTAAACCAGTATATAGTCTTTTATGAGCAAAAAGCATTTTATCCTCGCCGCCCGTTTCATCAAACTCTATGTTGAGGCTGGGCAAATAGCAGAAGCAAAAGCCGCCGCAATCGTTGTTATAAACATGAATGACAACGGGAACTTTGACAAGGGCCGATTTTTGGCCGCTTGTGGACTTGACAAGTAGTTGTTAATTGCTAATATAATCCTATGAAAACGTCACCCATCACCGATTCGACATTCCTGCGCTATTTCCAAGAAACCGAAGAGGGCGCGGAAATTAACGAAACATTTATTTCTTTGGCAAATCTTGATTATTCGGGCGTGCCGATTAATCCCGACACGGGAGATGATTTTGATTGCGACGGATTTATTTATGCCAGCAATGGCGATAAATTTGTGCAAGTAATTGGATTTGAGCTTGCAAAGTAAATTTTTAAACGCTATATTCTACCCATGAAACAAGAAATTGAACCCCGCAGCGAAATCAAACCATCCTCAATCTGGCAATCTCCACGCTTTAAGCATCAAAAGCGGCTGTGGAACTTCGCAAGTAAGAAAGACAGGGGGCAGGTTGCGGAACTTCCTCCCAAGCTCAAGAAACTTGGATTCAAGGGCGACAAGTATCAGTTTGGACAGTATATCGGGAGCTTGGCCGATATTAAGGAATTTGCCGCCATGAAAGGGATTTCCTTCGTATCCGTGGGAGCCGTCAAATACAAAACCAAGGAGGTTGCTTAATGTTTGGGCTGTTCTTGCTGGTTTGCGTGCTGATAGGGGCATGGATTGAGTTAAAGAAATAGGGCTTAACCCTAAAAAACAAATGAAAGCAAAACACATCCTCCCAAAAGATTAAATTCTTTTAGATTTTGGTTATGATATGGCGGAAAACTGGCAGTACGCTAAGGTTGAAAGGATTGGTAAATTAACTGGTTTGTTTGATGAAATCCCAAGGATTTCTATCACCGCAAGGAGCGGAGACGTGATTATAACGGCAGACTTCAAGCCAGATGATGAGGTTAAGAAATTGCCGCGCCCCGTGTGTTTTGAAATTGAGGTTTACATTTACGCCGATTCTAGCGGGGAACTATGGGAATACATTTCTACGGATGGAAGAACACGGTCAATCATGAACACTAAGAAGGCAAAACGCTTTCCTAGTGAAAAGGCCGCTCTTAAATACGCCGAAAAGAATAAATTGAATCGTTTTAGAGTCGTAGAACTGACTCCGCCCGAACTGCTAGAAGATAACGACGGTAGAACATGGGGACAAAAAATTGTTTGGCCGAAAGAAGTTTAGACACAAACTCATCTTTTTAGCTTGCGTGGGGAATAATTAGCTGATATATTCTCCGCATGAACCCAAACAAACTCGCCGCTCTTTCTGTCCTTCAACAAATCGAAGAAAACCGCCAATTTTTTGGCTACTACAAAAACCTCAAAATCCCCGCCACGCCCGCAGGAAAAGAAAAACAGATTTTTGCAATGGGTGCGAAAGTTAAGCCGTCTCCATATTCTCGTTTTAATCAGGGGATTGGAGTTGGTGAAGTTTATGGTTTTTATATGGAGAATGGATTTGGCCGCTATGAGGTAAAATGGCCGAATGGAAATGTTTCCGTTGAACGCGAAAAAGATTTGACGGCGGCTTGACAAGTTTAAAATATTGAAGTAATATCTTGCCATGACCAAAGACCAAATCATTCAATTCGCCCTTACTAACGGAATCGTCGTAAAGGAAACCACTTATGGTATTTGGAATCCAGAAGAGGTTTTCAGTTTTGAACCTAAACGCGAGCAATATCAGGTTGGAATGTACCACGTTTCCCTCGACAGGAGCCGTTCTGAATTGCTTTCTGGCGTGCGACTAATGGCCGAAAGAATGAAAATCGAATTAAAAGGATTTCCAAGTAAGTGATTTGGCCGCTTGACAAGGTATGAAGTAGGGGTTATTATTCGCTTATGAAAGCAACAATCACTTATCCAAACGCCAAAATCGAACAAATCACTTTTTCCGAAGTTTTGGAGGCGATGGATGAAGATGTTCTTTTGATTCTCGAAACCGAGAATGGTTATCGTTCAATCCCAAAAGAAATCCAAAGCATTATTATTGAGCCGTGAATTGTCTTTTGTGATTTGGCCGCTTGACAAGGAATAATTGAGGGATTATAGTCTCCCCATGATTACAACGCATCTGAAACAGGAAATCGTCTTTCGCGGCACAAAAGAAGAGTGCTTAAAATACATGAGCGATAGAAATATTCCTCTAGGAGACGATTATGGTTTTTATTTACGAAGTTTTTCCTCTCATTGGGCGATTGAAAAAGAATGGGAAGAAATGGATAACTGAATTATGAGCATTTTCAAAAACCTCCAAAATAAATTCTGTCTTTTCTTAAAAAATCGAAGAGAAATTAATTGCCGTAAAGGAAGCCACTCTTGGACTAAAAACCCAAATTGGTATTCAAGAGATAAATATGGTAATCAAATCTTCCAAAATAAAACAGAATTTGTCGATTATCAAGGTTGGTGCGAAGAGATTTATTATTGCAAATGCGCCCATTGCGGGCATACTGAAATAACTAGGACAAGATTTGTTTACGATTGAACTCCCCGACGTGTTAAATCCTTTGTTTGGATATTTTTGGCCGCCCTTGTTTAGTCTTTTTTCTTTTTTATGGCTTGACGGGTGGGGAATCTTAGATTAGCTTAGACCATGAACAAACAAGTTTTCGTTACTGAAGTCGAAACAAATTGCGGACAAAAACCAGCTTCGCTTTCTGAAATTGAAACTGGAATTCGCGAAGGATTTAGAGAGTGTTTCCGCGATGAAATAACCCTTTCGAGCATTCATGCTGCCAACGTGGAACAAAACGTGGAACGCCCATTAGATCAAAGAAAAATGCTTGACTTGCTTGTTAAAGCAAAGCGCCGTTTGGGAAATTGCGCCGCTTATGAAGATGGAAAAGACAATGATGACCTAGTAAAGAAAATAAACGAGTTCCTAATGGAAAAACAGTAAGGAAGAATACTAGGGGAGAAAAAGAGAAAAGGTTTGTTTTTAGAGAAGAGAATAGTTGACTAGTTGGTAAAGTATTATCCTTGGCTTTTCTTTCTCGCAAATAACAATCTTAGCCTAGCCTAACTTTCTTTTCCTGCCCTAATCTACAAATACCTCTTGATTCTCTCTGTTATCCTTATATAATACTCTCCATGAAACGATACACTCACAACAACCTCATTGCTGACGTTGAAATCTTAAACGCTAAATTGGCCGAAAAAGGCCACATTATGCGCTTTATGGTAGGGGGGAGATGCAATTACTCTGCAATTGACCTTGCCACAATTGAGCAGCTCGCTCGCCATTGCTGCCAGCGCATGCTCGTAGGAGGTTCCCCGCGTGAATGTTTGGCCGCGTGCCATGAATATATTGTGCATAATGTTTAAAAAAAACCTTGCACTCCTTCAAATAACCTGCATATTACTCTCATGCAAAACAAATCACTCCGCTCCATTCTCTCTGACCTCTACCTCGAATACGTCAATGATTATTTGACAGTCGAAAAATTCGCCGAGCGTAAAGAAATCTCCTTTTCCGCCGCCATGACTATCGTTTCAGAAGGACGGCGAATTCATGAAGAAAACTGCAAAAATTAACTTGCGCCCGCTCAAATAACCCTTACACTTCCCTTACTATGAGATTCTCAACTCACCCAAACGTTCGCCAAGCAACCTGCAAAGTCCTCGAAATGATGGACGAAGGCGTTCTTGATCCCGCCGCAATCGTGCGCGAGTGCCTTGCATACATGAGCGAAAGCGATGTGGCCGATATGGCGCAACGTATCGGATGGCTTGAAGAAGAAGAAGAAGATGAGGACGAAGAAAGCAAAGATTGATAATGCCTAGGGGTTATAGGGGTTTCCCCTATGCCCTACGGCGAGTATTTCCATAACCAGAAAACCTCTAGGTGCATCTTCTACCTCTCCCTAGAAACCCTTCGGCATCAAATAAGGGTGAAAAGTTTTAGCTCGCTCTCTCAAAAGGAGGGCGGGCCTTTTTGTTAGGGGTTATCCTATCGGAAAACACCCTAAGACCCCGTTTTTACTGCATTCTCAAAAGTGAGAAAACAAAATGCTTTTTAATTTTGGCCGAAATAACAAATAATACTTGATTCCCTTCTTTCCCTGTGGTAAAATAAACCCATGAATGAAAAACAATTCGCCGACTTTATGATTAATCTAGGATATACCCTGCATGAAAATGGGAGCACTTGGATGAAAAGTCCTAAATAAAAGTTTGACAACGCGGAAGTCCCGCGCTATCTTACAAAACAAACCACCGACAATCCCTAAGACGCCCGAAACATAAGGGGCCGCGAATATCTTAGGAAATTCTCGCAAGGGTAAAATTTTAAGGGATTATGGTTTTTATAATTATTTTTGGGCGCGTTCCCTTAGACTTGTCGGACTGGCGCTCCCTTCACGCTCCCGTGTTTTAAGATAATCGAGAAAAGGAGTCGGAGCAAGGTTTATTTCTTTATATTTTGGCGCAAAGAAAAAGAGCAGAATTAACTTGCATATAGTTTCCAACGTGGCATATTAAAAGCATGAACAAAATCACCTGCCCAAAGTTCGGTTTCAGAGTCTCAAGCGAAACCTCAAATGGTTTTAAGCATCTCAATCTTCAAATTTTGAAGCGTGGCGAATTCAATTCAACCTCCATGGATGAATTGATTGTTATGCGTTTCCAGTCCGACCACACTAATAAGGGCTGGTACGGCATGCGTACCACAATTGAAGCGCGTGGAAATTGCGTGGATCATGTTTCAAATGCTTTGAAACTGCTGAAAAAAATCATTCCAGATAACATGTTTGAAGAGTCGCCAGAAAACATTCTCGCCAAATTCTCAGAATTGAGAATCGAGCGAGTGGAATATGATTCTCGCTTGAGTCAATTCGTCACGGAAAAAACAATTCCAGATGTTTCCCTCACCCGTTGGATGGACGGTTATAAATTCTATAATAATGAATATGGCTGTTCAATCGCTGTTTTGGCTGAAAATGAGTTAGACGCTAGAAATAAAATCATGCGCGAGTTTGGCGAGAGTGTCGCTAAAGGACACTCAACAACCACCTTTGAAAAGTGGATTGCCGCAAATAAGCCCGTTGAGCAAAACACTGGCTGCTATGCAAATCCCGCCCGATTTAACCCATTGGAAGATTTGATGAGGCCGCTGGCATGAGTTGAGAAAGCCCTAACGGTCAAATAAGATATTTGCCTAAGTTGGCAAATAAGCCGATAGGGCTGTTTCCTTTCGTTTTAAAGCGCCCGATTTTGAGGCCGCTATCCTGACGCTCAGAACAAATTTAAACGATTCGATTTTTTAGCGCGGATTCTCATTTTTGAGAAAATTGTTTTTGTTTTCGGTCAAATAGTACAGCCTGCAAATATACTCGCCGTAGGGCATCTCCCTACGGGAGATAACGAGGGAGAATTTCCTACGAGAGCGTTTTACGCCGTTCACCTATAGAGACTAGGGACGCAACCTAGGTTGAATGATGATGTTCGGTTGAACAGTATTAGGGGCGAAAAATTGAATCAGATTATGATCCTGCCGCTTATAAAAGCTAGAATGGCCCGTTCTGGAAATTATAACGCCGAAAAAGATGAATTGGTTGTTGCACGGTGGAAAAATCTATTCCATATTAAGAGTGACGGGAGACAATTTCTCCTCGCAGATAATCCAAACTCTAACGCTCTAACTATATGTCACACGGAATCATCAAGCCTATCGACGCCATCTTTTCCACCCAAGGGAGCGAATGGCATAAACTCGCCACCGTTGTTCCTTCAATCGGGGAAAACGAATTTATTTATTTATCCCCTCGAATCATTGAAGGAAATGCCAGCTTCACCGTTGACGAGAAAACGTACGTTATGCCGAATCATAAGGTTTTGGCCGCTGATTATCGCGCCTGCCGTCCTGATCTTGTCGGCACCGCCAACGAGATTGTGCCGCTTCACATTCCAAAAAACAGTTATCGGCCCATCGAAAACGCCGAATTGTTTGCCTTGCTTCGCGATTCGCTGGCGGATGTTTTAGACAACGGCGCAACGGTCACATGCGCAGGAACGCTTGAGGGCGGGAAAAAGTGTTTCGCTAGCGTGTCAATCGGGGAAGATTTGCGCGTAAAAACTCGTTTTAATGACGAGACAATTAAAACGTCTTTGAATTTTGTTACTTCGCACGATGGCACGCTTGGCTTGCGCTGTTACGATTCGATGATTCGGATTGTCTGCATGAATACGTTGCGTTGGTCATTGGAGGCGCAAGGTGAAGTTGGTTTTTCCGTTTATCATACGCAAAACGCCAGTCTGAAAATTGCCCATGTGGCGGAAATGGTTCAAGCCATCATGGCAGGACGTGGCGAATTTGTGCGTTGCATGGAAGAGCTGGCGAGGATTGATTCCGACACGCAAGCCATGAAGCAAATCCCCCTTGGCTATTTTGCCAGCATGCAGGATAAGACGGACGAGCTTGCTACGCGCTCGCAAAATGCGGCGGAAGAAATCACGCGCTTAGCTTATCGCGGGCGGGGCAATTCTGGCCGCTCGCTCTATGATCTGGCAAACGGCGCAACGGAATATTGGACAAGCGGCGAGGGCACGGGCAAAAAGAGCGATTCCGCCGAACGCATGTACAAAGCGGAGTTTGCAGGAGCGGCGGAGCACAAAACGCGTTTTGTGTCTGGCTTGCTTGACGAAGGTACGCGGGAAAGCTGGCGCAAGATGGGAGCCAGCATGCAAAGCAAGGTTTTGCCTTTGCTGGCTAGAGCCTAGCAGCTAACGAGGGGCGCGGAGCAATCCGCGCCCTTTTTGCGTACCAGGTACAAGGGTTACTTTGCTTCACAAAGCATGCCAAGATTGCATCTTTTGAGTCTTACAATTTCCTTACAATCTTTTTACAATTGTTTTTTTTATTCTTTTCCTGTTCGGGAGTTGACAAGGGATTATTTACCTATATTATAGGCGTGTCAGTAGGGAGCGCGGAGCGCATAGAGCGCCACGCCAGCATAAGCGGCCCCTGCTAGCGTAAAGGCCGAATGACTCGCGACGGCCCCGCCCTTGGATAGGTGACTAGAGCTAGTGTTCTAGTCTGCGCATTGCACCTAAGCTAGTGCGCAGACATTAAACACTAAACAAACAAAACATATGATTAACTCATTAGCCAGTAACTTATCGCAAGCTGAACGCCTTGACCTTTGCTCGGGTCGTTTCTCACCTGTTATCCTCGCGCCCGAATCACTCGGTACGCCAGTCTCGCGCCCTCGCTTTCCAATGCCCTGCATGAGTAAGGTTCGCGAGCATGATGCTAGGCTGTCGCTCTATGGCGCCCCGTACAACGTGGCGTATGATGAGGACGAAGAAGGCGCGGACGAAGAAATCGACTTGTGCGAATTCGCACGTTCTAAGCGTATGGATTCTATGCGCGAGCACTCGCTTTTGATGCCTAGTCAGCGAGGCATTCGTAAGGCATACGGCGAGGCATATGCATGCGGATACGCTGACGAGTAAACGCATTAACCCATGGAAATCATCATCTTGATTCTAATTGGTTTAATTCTTGGTGCTGTCACTGCCAGCAAGTAAGCGCCACCGCCCCCTTGCGCCGCTCCCCTAGGCGCAAGGGGTTTAATCACCTAGGGGTTATCACTATGGAAGATGAAGAAGAAACACTAGAGAAATGGCTTGCTTACCTTAGGGAAAAGCATGAGAAGGAAGACGATGGGCCTGACATCAGCGCCCCTTACTACTAGGCAACGCACCTATGAGGGATAGATACCCTCCCTATGGTGCGCTTAGTCTCTTTAGTAGGTGCCACACACTATGCCGATAGCAAGGCGTAGGTGTGTTACCTAGGGAGGAGATTTGGCACCTTGAACGTTAACCCTATACAAAACGATGAAACGGTGTAAGGATAATGACTAGGCTTGACCCTGATCGCGACAGGGTGTGCTTAGGTGAATGGAGTAGGAGGATGGACTAGGCAAGTGACCTAGGGGTGGGTAGGGATACCCATTAAGCCAAACTTTTAGGGGGCTTTCTTAGGGAGAACGCCTGGGGGGGTAGTGGCCATTTATATCTGACATTTTAAAAACCAAACCATTCTCCAATCTTTAGCGTCTTTGCATCTACAGTATAGTCTCTACTCCTCTATATAAATCTTCATCTCTTCCCCATATAATAAGCACATCTCTATAGCCTCCCCCCCCCATACCCGCCACCCATTGTCTAAAACTTTGGGCCGCTCTTTTTATCTCCTCCTAATAAATTCGCAAAAAATGTCGGACGACTAATTTTCTGGGAGCTTTTCTACAAGGCGGGCCGAAATTAAAAAACAATCTTTCCCTTAAAACGACTCTTAAACTTATTCGCAAGCCAAAGCGGGGCAATGATTTTTACGAAATCTTTTAGCTCTTCTGGGACAGACTCTAAATTGTATGGTGACTGCAATGATGACGTTTCGATTTGTGATAACGGCAACCACTGTTCCCCACCGATTTCAAAATCTTCTGGATATTCTGTATATGGGTCAACAGCGGCCAATTCAAAGAGCGCTGCTTTAGCTGTTTTGGCTTTAATTTTGCCGATAAGATTAACCTTCGGAGGCGGGCCAAAACCATATTCATCCTCTTCGTAATCATAATCATACATATTGCGGCCATTACATTCGCCGTGGATAAAGTCGTCTGTGAACATGTGGTATATTAAGACAGGGAAATAAAAGAGTCAAGAACAATCGGCCAAAATCTTTTCTTTACATTCGGGGCATAAAACTGTCACCCCACCATTCTCATCTATAATAGAATCCCAACCATCTGATTCATTATCTCCAACGTGGCCACAAGCCTCACAAGATGTTGTAAACCCGTTTTCTACCAACCATTCGCACCATTCGCAATCAGAATCAACGCATTCTTGAATATGCCGCCAACAATCGGCGGAAATAAATTCATAAGAGCCTTTCATACGGCCAAAAGTATTCTCAAATTTGAGAATCGCCAATTCTCTTTAAAAGTTCTAGAATCTCGTCCACTTGCTTTTCTCTCTTGTGTTCGGCTAAAACCTTAGACGTGGAACTGCCCTCACCCATATTACCAAGACTAACGCAGTCCCACGCGATAGAGAAAGGGAGTTTAAGGGCTGTCGTTAGGGAGCGTTTGATTAGGTTGGTCATAATCATTTTCTCTCCACGGGATTGCCGCAATACCTACACCGACAATTTATATCAAAAATTCCTTGGTTTAAAACCCATACGCAAACTCCAATCGGCGAATCTTCGCAAGTCCAGAAGGTTGATACCTTGTAATCCAAAAAGTGAAAATCATCAATAACAGCCATCGCCACCTCGTCAATAGCGTATCTGGACGCATCAATAATGGCTTGATGGGCCAGAATCGTGCGGCGGAAGTTTAGTTGGTCTTTGGTCATTCTGATAAGAAATTAGATTTGAAAATCAATTTTTGGCGCTAGAAAAATCTCACTTAAGCCTCTTTTGTTATTCCAAAAAAATCGTGGAGCGCGATACGTTGGAAAATGCTTATTTCTCGAATCTGGGGGCATACTTACACACAGTTCATAATACGGCGGATTTTCTACCGCTTGATAACCGTGAGCGTTGTATTGCCTATGGATTATCCAGTTAAATGAGACTTGAATAGGCTCCTCCTTGGTTTTGCCTTTGCCATCTCCAAGAGACGCCCAATGTGGACGATAAAAAATATCCCAATCACGAAAAAAATTGTGATACGAGTTTTCTCCTGTATAGTCGAGCGAAATAAGCTTATCCCACGCCTGTTGGCCAGAAATGTATGTTGGGTTGTTAGTCATGATCTACAGGCGATACTCCATACTCTAGTTTAACATCATTTTCTTTAACAGTCAACCGTATATCCAACCTTTTGCCGTCTTGTTTTTCTAATTCGGCCAAAAAGTATTCAAAAATTGGCCCCAAAGATTTCTGGATGGAGGGAATTAGGTGTTTGGTCATATGTTTGGTTTTGGCGGCGTAAATCAAAGATTGCTTGAACTATTGGCCCGAAAAGCAAACAAACTCCTGTTTTAGAAGTTCTAGCAACAAAGAGTTGGGCCGCGCCCTATCTTTACCACTAATCCAGTCGTAGTCAAGGGTTTCTTCTAAAAACTTGCAGATTGCGCCGCTTCTGGAAATTCCAGCTTTGCAATTGACGATAAAGTTTTTGCCGCGATTCTGGAGAATAAAGCGAACGATTTGAACCGCGTCTTTTTCATTCGGCGGAAAGTAAGAATCGCCGAACTCATCTTGAACGGTTTCTGTTACGTCCCAAAACCACAATTTCAAATACGGCAAATTGTCCAAAATCCTGTTACAGATAATGGAATCGGGGATTTCTGGTTCGCCGATAGAAATCCAAGCATTATTTTCGGGCGAAAGGTTTTCGTGCCAAACTTCGGCGCGATAGCGGTTAATGTTTTGGCAGGTTGGCACTTTATTTTACAAATTTTACAGTTAGAAATGTTCCCAACCACGCCCCGCTGGCGAGAGGAATAAGATACCAAATATTTTGTGAATAACTAACCACTCCATACGCCAACAACGAATAAATCACCATCGAGCAACAAGCCGCCCGACATGCAAGTTTTTTGGTAACGCAAACCACATAGTAAGCGTAGAGCATATCAATCACTACATATGTAGTGAACAGTATAAGTGCTGTTAAATAGGAGAAAGTCATAATTATTTCGGGCCGTTTTTCTTTCTGCTGATATACTTTACATTAGGATGATACCATGTGCAACCGTTTTTTAGACATTGGCCGACTCCTTGGAAATGGTCTTTGGGGAGTTCGCCGCAGTCGCACTTTATATTTGATGGTTTTAGCGGGTTAGTCATAGCTTTGGATTATAAATTTCAACAACTGGTGTTCCTCTGCATAGAATACAGGGTCGGCCTCTGGTTTCGCTATTCCATTGAAATGTGTAATATGGTATATACATGAACGAAGAAATCTACGACGTAATAACTAAAAGACCCACCACAGAATCAATTAGAGAATTAGCGAGGAAGTTTGGTGGTGATCATTCAAATTTTGGACATTTGAAAATTGGGAATCAGAAAGTTGTGGGTAATAGATTTTGTTTAACAAAAAATAAGGACGCTCTTATTTTCACTTTGGTTGATTTGAAATCTAAGGAGGAATTTGATTGTCTTAACAATTTAACAATTTTTATTTATCTTGGAAAACCTTATGACAATGAAGAGGCAAGATTGGTTTATAGACTAAAAGCGAGGCGGCAAATAATTGCGACTATTGCTGGTAGGCCATTTTGCTTAAAAGGCAGAGAAAGCTCTGTAAAAATGGAACACTTTTATAGAAGCAAATCTTCCCACTTGTTCTCAGAAGAGATTAGCGCTCGTCAAAAAAGAAACAAAGAACAGGGAAAGATTCGTGCTATTCTAGCGTGTAGAATAGCCAATGTAATAAGGTTGGCAAAATCTCAAAAAATGAAAAAATCTATGGAGCTTGTTGGGTGTTCAATTGAGTTTTTAATAAAATATTTAGAAGATCAATTTGTGGATGGGATGAGTTGGGAAAATAGAGGGAAAGGCATTGATAAATGGCATATTGATCATATCCGTCCATGCAACACTTTTGACCTAACTAGGGAGGACGATCAAAAGAGATGCTTTCATTATACTAATTTAAGACCCTTGTGGGAAAAGGACAATCTTGAGCGCCCAAAGGATGGTAGGGATGTATTCGGCTATGGAATAGATATTTAATGTTTTCCCATCTTCCGCCGAGTTTTTGTCTTTTCTTTTGGGCGCGTTTTTTAAAATAGTTAAACATTATCGGAACTCCAGAGGCACCAACAATCTAATTGGCGAGCATTCTTTGTTTTGGGCGCGTTGTTTTAGCAATTTATTGTAATCTTCAAGCAGGACAAATTTTTTGAATTTGCCCCTTCCAGTAGATGAGGACGAAGAAATCCAGAATTCGTGAGTTGGGACTTTCATATTATGGATGGTCGCGCTCCCAGTCTGGTTTTTCTTCGTAATAGGGTTCCAATGTGTCGTTCTTGGTTATGCCTTTGTAGTCTTTCTTGTCAATGTAATTGCATTCTTTCCATTCGCAAGTCACGATTTGTCCGTCACTTGTTGGGCCGCGAAAGAAATCGCAGAGTGAATACATGCCATCATCTTCGCTTTCGATCTTGAATTGGGTTCCAGCCAAGAACGGCCAAACGTTGGTGTTGAGTTGTGCGTATGAGCCGATCATAATTAATCCTCTAGGGCGTTAGCTGTTATTGCGGCGCATTGTTCTTTGAACTTTTTCTCGGCCAAATCGACTTGCAGTTGGTGGTAACTTTTGGCAAACTCGTCAATGCCCCAACTGATTTTGTCGTAGAATGAGATTGGATCAACGGTTGTAGAATTGTATCCGCCGACTCCTAAGCTCAAGGCAATTCGGCGGAAAACGTCTTCTAACAGGTCAACCTTTTCTTGGAGTTCTCCGTTAGACATTAGATTTTGGGAAAGAAAGTCCGCCCATCTTTTTGCCACAAAATACTCGCCTGATAGACTTCTGGAGAGTCGCTGCCATGTCGGACTGCAATTTCCTTAAACCAGCCAAGCATATAGTCGAACTTCTTTAGCTTGAGAATTGGCCGTTCGGCATCGTCGGTTTTAATGGCCCCTTCTTTGTCTCGCTTTGCAACCAGTTTGTGAAGCTCTCGATCCAACAACGCTTCCTGTTGTGGAGTGCTCATAGCGTTAAATGCCTCACGATCAATACAGATTTCAGCATCCGCCGCGCCTTTTACGCGACTTTTTAGATTGCTGATTTTAATGTTGGCCGAAGAAGGGTAGCCGTTTGTTTTCACGGGGAATCCGCCGTTGTTGTCAAAGGCGAAAATCGTGTCAACAGTAGCGTTTGCTTCTACGAGTTCGGGGTGATTGGAGGTAATCAATTTGGTGATTGTTTCGGCAATAGTGTTCGGGGTAATGTCAAAATTAGGCATGGTGTTTTGTGGTTTGGTTTTTTTTTTGGTTAAATTATTCTTGTTCTTTATATAGGAAATCTCTTACTTCTTCGATGTGGCGATCCATCCTTTGAAAGACCATCAATTGCTTGGGGGAATATTCTAGAACGTTATCATTTAGCGGCCCGCCGATACAAATCATATCCGAGCGAAGTCGTTGGATACAATTAATTAGGTCTTTATTATCGGCCTCAAGTTGGTGGATTTTTAGTTGTTGATTGGTGATTAGTTGTTCTTGGGTCATAAATTATTCTTGGTTTTCGCAGCAAATTACATATGCTTCGTTTCTGATTGCGCTATCGAAAACTGCGTGGGTAGCGTATTGGGCCATCTTAACTTTAATATCGGCCAATTCTTCTGGTTCACAAATAGGAAGAGTTTGGTCGAGTCGAAACACAGATTGGCCGTTTTCGTTTTTGCCAATGCTTTTTTCGCCCTTTTTAACGAGATGGCCAAGGGTTTTGAATTGGTTATATGTTTTAGTCATCTTTCCATCCTATTTCGTTTAATCCCCACTCGATCATGGATTTGGCGACGTTTCTATTCTTGGGTTGGGAGCGTTCGGTGTTAACAATTGCCTGCAAGCCTGTGGGATTGTGAATAACTTGGATGCCGTAGGAAATTCCTACATATTGGCCACCTTTATTTCGCGGAGGGTAAAAGTTAATAATTAAGTCAGAGTCTTTCATTCTTGGGTTAAATTGAAATGATATTTTACATCATGCTTATCCCTGCAATCGTCACACATTACTAAACCACAGCATTCCAGCCACCATATAGGCCCAATACAATCCCCACATTGAGGACAGGTATCGTCTTCGTCCCATAAAGTGGCTTTTGATGTGTTTGCATTTTTAGTCATCGTATAAAATGGCCGTCACGGTTTTCGCCGTAGAAGTTTTCTTCTCCATCTTTGTATCCCCGATTGTAAGCCTTCGTTGTCTCGTTGTCAAGTTCTTTTTTAGTATAGAGTTTCGAGCCAGCCGTCCATTCTCCTTTTAGGCGCAGGTTGAACACTTCAACTTCTGTTTCGGCCCATTCTAGGCGGGAGTAGAGTTCGTCCACAAAACTAATTGTTTCCGCCGACCATTCGGGGAGGAGTTTTTGGCGGGTTTGGATTAGGTCTTTGATTGGGCGGTTCATTCTATTGTTCCGTATGAATAGCTGTCTATGGAGAACAATATACGCCGATAGCCTAAAGAGTCAAGAATTTTGAGACAATTTCTGCATGGGCTGGCTATTGCTGGTTCGCCATTATTATCAATCCGAACATTGCAGATTGTCAAATCTTTTGTTGATCCTTTCAAGCGTCGGAGCATTTCTGTTTCCGAATGCCTACAGGCGCGATAATTAGAACCCGCTCTTGTGGGTTTGTATTTGCCGAAACGGTGATCTAGATTCTCGTGGGTGTAGGAATTATAGCCAATAGACACAATCTTATTCTTGGCGTAAGCGATTGAAACGTGAAACTGCTGTCCGTTCTGCTTAAATGGCTTTAAACATTTGGCTATTTCAATAGCGCGAGACAACTTCTTGTTCACTTAATTTGATCTTTGATTTTCAGCACGGCCAAAAGTAGATTCTGTTCGCCCCTTGTGAGGCCGAACTGTTTGAGGTATTTTCTGGCGAGTTTCCAAGATTTAGGAATTTTCAAAGCGGCGGAGGGGTGAGGGTTCAAAGTTCGGAGAATTTACAATCGCCCGCCTGTCTTGATAAATAAATTGCCGCATACTCAAATCCAGAACTTGGCCATTCAATGGGTTTTTCGACTCTACAGACTTCTCTAACAAAAAATCCAGCTTCTTTTACATCTCTTTTACGAGCCTTTAACCCCAGAATGTGATTTACGGGGCAAAGAAAAACAATATTGTCGGCCAATTCCATACTCTTTTTTAAGAAAGCGCGAAGCTTAGAGAATGGCGGATTTGTAAAAATAAAATCGTATTTAAATAGATTAAATTTAAGATCAAGAAAATCTTTACCTTCTGATAGCTCACACCAATCAAATTCGGCATCTTTATGGGCTTTGCTCGAAACTACTCTTAGCATCGCATTATAAAACGCCCCTTCTCCGCGACATGGCTCAAGAAAATTCAAATGAGTTTCGTTAACAAGCCTGGAAAAATGACCGACAATTTGTTCTGCCAATTCTGGCGGCGTCATAATACAGTCGTTCCCGCCGCTTGGGATCAAAGACCGCTTCTTCAAAGGATTTGTCTCCAGAAACTCCAGAAAGAATTCTACCTCCGTTTTATATGAGTCTCCAAAAATGGATAGCGCCTTTTGTAATTCTTTGATTGAGTATTTTAAATTGCTTTTCTTTGACATATTATTTATCCTTTCGCGGGCCGAATTTTGCGCTCAAATTGTCGGCATGATGAAGAATCAAAGATTCTAAAGTTTGTGGCTCTTTGATGCTGCCCCAATCTTTCCTTCCATGGTGCGAAATTATGCAGTGGGTTATTTGGTTAATAATTTTTCTATCAACTCCACAATTTAGTGCGTGATGGGTGAATTCAGCGGTTGAGCCTGTGATGTGGTGGATTTGATTTTTGTAATCGGAGTCGGCGATGTAAACCTTTTTCCAAGTTTGGAAGCTTTCTTCCTTTAAAACGTAGTGTTTTGGAAGTTCATTGTATTGATGGGCGTAATATAGGGCGAGTTTATAATCCCAAACTTTCGCCAAGTCATGCCAAAGTGCGGCGGCAATCAAAACGTCTTTGTTAACGGCGGGAAACTGTTGTGCTTGGTGTAGGGCAAAATCGACAACTTCTTTTGTGTGAATCCACAACCCGCCAACATATCCATGGTGGGAAAAAACGGAACCTGGATGTGTCCAAAAGTTGGGGTAATCGTCTAATTTTAAGCAAGCCGCGTATAAAGCTGGGTTGGATAATTGATTGGTGTATGGGCGTAGGTTTTCTCTCATGGAGTGTAATATAGTGAGGATTAAGGTTCCTGTCAATAAAAATGTTCGTTTCTTATAAGAATTCTGCAATTTTTGCCAATTTTTTGGAGCAAAATACTGCGCCGACGACTGGACAGTTCTTTTTGGCCACAGATGCGAGCTTTTCCGTCGATTCTAGCCTTGAAGCGAACAAAGTTTTTGGTGAGTCTAGAATTTTTGACGATTATAATGTGGCTGGATTTCAGGTTGGGAAGTTTTCGGCCACGTTTTTGCCGCTGATTGGCTCAAATTCCTCCGCCGAGACGAACAATCAAATGGCTCTAATTACTGGCCTACTCTCTGATTTTGAGTTTGGACACAGGATAAAGTTTGGAAATCTTAACTTGCGGAAGTGCTATTTGTCGAATTTGGGCTTGGATATTTCTCCACAATCGCCAGTCAAAGTGTCTGCTGATTTTGACGTTTACGATTTGTCCGAAATAACAGGCCAATCTTTTACGGGCCAAAGTATTTCGCATGTCCTAACAAACAATGGTTCGGGCGCTTATTTAGAAAGCATTCATGCGCTGGCAATGGGAGTTTCTGGGTCTGGAGTTAATTTGCCCGATTCAAAAGAGAGGATTAGTATTTCTTACAACATTCGACATTCGCCCATTTATAATCTAGGCGACATTTACCCATCAACCGTTATTCTGGAGAGCGTGGAGAAACAGGTTTCTATTAACGGCGAAAATGTTTCTGAATTTATTAACTTTAGTGGTGGAAATGCAATTTTGAATTTAGCGTTTCATCCTTTTTCGACTTTTGTTACGGGAACGGTATCGAATAATGGTTTGTTTAATATTTGCACAACGGGCAGAGTTGTTTCGCAGAATTTAGATGTTTCGCCAGATGGAATAGTCGGCCAAATCAATTTGGTGGAAAATGTTTTCTAGTGGTTTTGGGTTTGCGGCTGTAATATAATACATATCCAACATGAGCAAAAAACTCGCTGTTAAAAAAGGCATAGATAAATCCCCGAAGGTATTTCAACGCGAAAAACTCTCTCAAGAGCTTCATATTAGGGAAAGGGATGATATGACGGAAAGGCAGGTTGATATTCTGAAAACCGCCATGGACAAGGATACGAGATGCGTGTTTATTGACGGACTATACGGAACGGCTAAGACTTATACCTGTGTTTTGGCTGCGCTAAAGCTTCTTAATCAGAAGAAAATTGACCAAATTATCTACGTCAGAAACCCCGTAGAAAGCTCGAAATCTGGCAAAGTCGGATTTTTGAAAGGCGAATTGGCAGAAAAACTTAGTCCCTACACTTGCCTAGTCTATGATAAGCTAGAAGAGCTTTTGCCGCCATCTGAAATTGAATTGCTTAAGGCAGAAAATAGAATTGACTCTACGAGCGTAGGATTTGTCCAAGGCAAAAATTGGGCGTGCAAAGCTATCATCGTTGATGAGAGTGCAAACATTTCCCGCACAGATTTTTTAATGCTCTTGACAAGATGCGCCGAATTTACAAGGATTTTCTTTATTGGAGACAGCAAACATCAAAACTACTTGCCAAAAGGAGAGTCTGGATTTAGGGAAATTTTCGAAGAATTTAATGATCAAGAGTCTAGAGATAATGGTATTCACTGCTTTGAGTTGAGGCGAAAAGAGGACATTCTTAGGTCTGGATTTGTTCGCTTTATCCTAGAGAAGCTGAAAATGATTGAATAATTCTGGTTATATCTGTAGTAATATCTATTAACGTAGTATTCGGGGTTAATATATATTGCCATGAATATATATCTAGAAAAAGTAATCTCTATAGCTAACCAAAACAAGTACACAAAGTACTATTCTCGCATAATTGAGAACGCCTTGAAACGGCCACAAGATCGAAAGGTTTTAAAGGAGATTTTCGGGTATGTTGAATCTCATCATATTCTCCCAGAAAGCTTTGGCTTGGGAGGCGAAAAAGATAAGGAAAACTTGGTATTTTTAACGGCCAAAGAACATTTTATCGTCCATCTTTGTGCGACAAAAATGTTTGATTCTCTTTTAAAGCAGAAAATGATATTTGCTTTCAGACAGCTTAGGGCGAAAAACCCACACCAAGAAGGTCGTTATATGAACGCGAGACTTTATTCCTTGATAAAGCCAAATTTTAAAACCTATGTGAGGCTATACAGTAAGGAGAAAAGGGTAATGTTGCACGAAAGCAAGGTCGATGAAATTGCCGAATTTGAAAGTCTTGGCTGGTCTAGGATCATGACTCAAGAATATAAAGATTCGTCAATGAAATGTATGAAGGGGGAAAAGCACTCCGACGAAACGAAAGCTAAAATGAGCGCGTCTCAAAAGGGAATTCCAAAGTTATCTTTGCGGGGAAGAAGTCGTTCATTGGAAAGGATTCAAAAACAGAAAGACACGGCCAAAAGAAATAGAATTGAAAACCCAGAAAAGTATCAAAAAGCTGTTGAGATTAGAGCGTTGAAAATGAAGGCGAAGTATGAAAGCGGAGAGTTAAATATGTCGGGAGAAAACAATGGAATGTTTGGAAAAATTCAAACCGAAGAGACTAAGCAAAAAATCAGAGAAAAGGCCCGAGCGAGAGCGGAGCTTATCAAAAATGATCCAACAAAGAGGGCGGAACTTTCGGAAAGGGGTCGTGTGGCAAGTACGCAATCATGGCTTTCTGATGGTTGTGGGGAAAGAAGAAAAAGAATATCTCTAACAAGTAGTACTGCATATCAAAAATATGGAATGTCGCCGCAAGAATTTTATGATCAAAAAATCAAACCTCTTATTTATCTTGGATTTTTGCCAGCAGCGATTGTTAGATATAAATTAATAGATATGACTAAAGGAAATGTCAAATTTCAGATCAAAAAGTTTGGTTCCAATGAGGACATGGAGCAATTTAACTTAAATAGAGAAAAAGGGGCTGGAGCCAATAAAGCCTACATCAAATTCCAAGAAGATCAATATAAAAAACATTTCGCAGACAAGATCGAATCCATTCCGCGAAAATAGTTATAATTTCCATAATCGTCTAGAATTTTTCCCTATTTGCCTGTAATCCTTTTGCATGGATCAACAGGAACTAATCTCCCACATTGCCCAAGTAATCGCTTCTGGCACGGCGATTTTCATGCTCGCTCTTAAATATAGGGAGTTGGTTGGTTTTGTTTGGCAATGTTTAACCGTCTTAGCCAAGCCTTTCGCGTGTTTCTGGCGCTGGATTAAATTAGCGCGAAAGCTAGAACTTGAAATGGCCGAAAACAAAGCTGGAATAGATTTGGGCCGAAAGGAAATAGACGACGTAAAGAAGTCTGTCATGGACTTAACCAATTTTGTCAGAGACAAGCTTACCAAAAACGGCGGGTCTTCTATTTTTGACGCTATCAAACGCATTGAAGAGCGCCAAATGGCTAGCGATAGTCGCCAATCAGCCTTACTTAATGATTCAAAAAGCGGCTACTTCTTTTGCGATTCTCATGGCAAAAACACTTGGGTCAACAGAACCTACGCCCGATTCTTAGATTGTGGGGCCAATGAATTATTAGGATTTTCGTGGAAGCGCTTTATCAAGACTGACGAATTGGCTAGATATACCAAAGTATGGTCTAGCGCATTTAATGACGGTTGTGAATTCGAAGATACCGTTAATTTCACCAACGCTCATGGTGAAAAGATTGGCTTGCATATTAGCGTGTCGATTGTTCAGAATGAAAAGGGCGAGACTACCAGCTATATCGGCCAAGTCACGGCGCTCTAATAATTACCACTAATTAGTGTAATTGGCCGTTAATATTAAACATGACGCCAAAATACTGCCCTTCCTGTGGGACGAAAGCTCCCACTGCAACTTCTAACTTTTGCACAAGTTGCGGCCAATCGTTAAACACGCTAACCACAACCACCAAAGCCTCAAAGGTTGCTCATCAACTTGATGACGACAGTGAAGATGGCTCCAATGTATTTGTCGTTCCAGAACTAGACGGTCTTCAAGTTAGTATTTCTGGAGCCGACGACGACGAAAAATACGTTCAAACACTCAACTCGTTCTCTTTCTCTGAAAACGGCGGGACAGTCGCCAAAAGATTCAAACCCCGCAAACTATAATGCTAACCTACGAAGATTGCTCAGATCAGATTGAAAAAGAACTAAACAAGCGCCGCCGAAAGTGGACTCTGGGTATTCTTCGTTGGATTGATTGGGAGGATATAGCCCAAATTATTCGCGCCCACATTGCTAAAAAGTGGCATCTCTGGGATCAAACGCGCAAACTAGCTCCATGGGTTCAACGCATTGCCAGCAATCAGATTTACAACCAATTCCGCAACCTTTACACGAGTCACGCTCGCCCATGCGTGCAATGTAAGTCAGCAGTTGGAGAAGAGGGTTGCGCCGAAACTCCTAGCAATCTCCAATGCGAGGAATGCCCCCTCTACGAAAAGTGGAGCAAGACAAAGAAGTATGGCTACCATGCTAAAATGCCTCTTGAGCTAGAACATCATTCACAAGAGGTGAACAATAAAATAGACGACTCAATTAATTTCGAGGAAACAATGCGCCGCGTCTTGGTTGAGTTGGAAAAACACATGATGCCTAAGCGGTTTGAGGCGTTTAAGATTTTATTTATCGGCAACATTCCAGAAGACGAGGCCGCTCTGGTTTTGAGACTTCGCGGCAGAAACAAGGGCGGGCAAAAGAAGATTTTGGCCGCTCATAGGGATAGTTTGTCCAAAGAAGCGAAACGAATCATCGCGGAAAGTGATATAGCCGAGTATTGGCCATGAATATTACAATTAAGTGCTGCGCTAGGTGTCAGTTGGATCATACGGTAGAATTTTTAGAATTTAAAACGCCGCCTCCCAAATATACACATTGGGCAATTTGCCCTAATACTAAAGAGCCAATTCTCTTATGGATTGAAAAATAACATGGCAACCCCCAAGAAAAAAGAATACCCCTTAGATGATAACCAAAAGCAGCTAATCACTGACAACTTTGGCAAAGGGGTAACTGATGTTAATCTTTTGACTAAACTCGTCACTGGCAACGACAAAAAAGATGGCCGCGATATTGAAGGTATTGCTGTGCGAAAGTTTATGGCTGAGAAAGGTTTCCGTTACAAGACAAAGCATAATCCCGTGCGCGAGGATGTTATTACGCTCACAGACGAAAACAAGCGCCAGATTGAATTATGGATGGCCGAAGATAAGACGACTATCCAGATGGCCCAAGAGATTTTTGGGGCCGAAATAAAGAAGTTGAGCCGTGAATGGCGGGCGGTTTATGCTTGTGTGCAAGAGATTAATCCAGATTATCGGCCCGATCAATCAACTCCTACAGCCACAAAATATTATGCGCCGAAAGAATTGAGTCGTGTGGTTAATTACATTAACTCTTCTGTTGGTGTAAACCTTGACCCTGAAAAGATTTCGGGCAAGTACAAGGCTTATGTTGAAAAGTTGAAGTGCAACATGGGGTCGATGAGGTTTATTCGTATTTGTGATTCGTATTTAAATCATAAGGATAGAGACTTGTTTGTGGAAGAGTTTGTGCGTTTGACGTGGGACAAGCCTGATTTGACTGCGGACGAGTTGAATCTTTATATGAACGTTTGCAAGGATATTGTGAACGGGGAAGTTTTGACGAGCCACATAAGTACGCTCAATGAAATGTTTTCTCAAATGGGGGACGATCCTACGGAGTTTTCCGTCAAGTTTTCTGAAATGCTCGGAGCTAAAACCTCGGAGTACCAGCAAAACCAAAAGCGCGTGTCGGATACGATTAAGAAATTGCAAGGTGACAGGTCTGATAGATTGAAGAATTTGGCCAAAGATGAAACGAGTTTTGTGAGCATAGTTCAACTTGCCCAAGAAGAGCAGGAACGAAAAAATATGCTTAGGTTGGCCGAACTTCAAAGAGCGGCGATTTCTGAGGAAGCTAACAGGCTGGAAAACATGGATGACTTTGTTTGCCGAATCTTCGGGGTAGCTAAAGAGGAGGTTCTCTAATGTTTCCGTGTAAAAAATGTGGGACTACGTTTCCAAGCGAAAGAAGCCTTCACGCGCACTTTAAAGCGCATGGGATGACCGTGGCCGATTATTATTGCGAATTTTTCCCGAGAAAAGACCTGTTGACGCGGCAGGCTATTCAGTTTAAACAAAAGGATGAATACTTTTCCACACACTTCTCCCAGCGCGAGAATATGATGGAATGGCTGAACGTGTCTCCAGAAAACGAAGCTAAGGATTTAGCTTTAGACATGTTAAAGAAGAGGGCCGAAGATAAAAAACTCACATTCGCGCCGTCAGAGGTTGAGCTATTTTTCGCCGACCTTCCGCCGATCAAAGAATACAAGCGATTGTTTGGATCATACTCAAAAGCCTGCGAATTGGCCAATTTAATTCCTCCGTTCAAAGATAAACTCCCCACCGAATGGTCTAACGACTTTTCCAAGAGGAAGATTCTGATTGATTCGCGAGAGCAAAAAAAATTGCAATTCGCGAATAGCGAATGCCATAAACTTGACGTAGGAGATTACTCTACTATTGGGGCGGATTACACAAATACCGCTGTTGATCGTAAATCATTTGAGGATTGGTGTCAAACCTTAGTTGGCGACAACTTAGAAAGATTTCGGCGCGAAATTAATCGGGCGAAAACCCAAGATTGTTACCTATGGGTAGTTATAGAATGCCCAATGGGCAAGGTTTTTGACCTCAAGCGAACCTCTCATCACAAATTCAACCTATCTTTTATTGGCCACAATATGCGAACTTTGGTCGAAGAATTTCGCGGCCATTTACAATTCGTGTTTTCTGGCAGTAGAGAGAATAGTCAACTAATCATTCCTAAGCTACTATGTTTGGGAAATAAACTTTATGGAGTCGATATGCAATACTTTTTAGGAGGACAAAGCTAATGGCATGGCAAGCTGGCGTTCAGCCGATTAAGAAGAAAGAGTACACTAACGAAGACCTTGCTAAAGTGGAGGGGTTTTTAGAGGAGAAGGACGCGAAACTATGGCTTGAAAAGTTCTTTCGAGAGAATCTCACTTTCCTGTCTAAGATACTTACTGGAGTAGAACTTCTTGAGTTCCAAAGCATGATGGTAAAAGCGATGTTCAACGTTGATTACTTTCTCGCTATATGTAGTCGCGGGTCGGGAAAGTCCTTTATTTGCGCTATTTTTCTTATTCTTTATGCGTCATTAAATCAGGGAATTAAAATTGGAATCATCGCTAACTCTTTCCGTCAGGCTCGACTATTGATGCAGAAAATCTTGGATTTAAGACTTGATCCAAAGGCAAAGTTTCTAAAGCAAATCATTGGTGATAAAGATATTTCCCTAAAGAATGACGAATGGGTTATCAGAATTGGTCGCAGTCAGTTGGTGTGCCTTCCTACGGGCGACGGCGGAAAGCTTCGTGGTTATCGTTTCAAAGTGATGGTTATTGATGAGCTTTTGCTTCTTTCGCCTCGTTTGATCAATGAAGTTATTCGCCCGTTCCTATCCACAAACACTGATGTCACAGATAGAAAAAAGGTAAGAGAGGCCGAAACAGAGTTGATTTCTCAAGGTAAGATGACGGAAGAAGACCGTTACCAATGGGGAAGTAATAAGATGATTGGGCTATCTTCTGCATCTTACTCTTTTGAGTATCTGAAAACAATGTATGACGAGTATGACAAAGCCATCTTTGACGATAAGAGAAAAGATAATGCTAAATACGGAGTATTCCACATCTCATATGAGTGTTTACCAGAAGAGCTTTATGACCAATCGTTGATCGCAAGCGCTAAGGCACAAATGAGCGAAGCCCAATTTGGAAGAGAATTTTTATCGCGGTTCACGGACGATAGCTCTGGATTCTTTAAAATGTCCAAAATGAAGGAATGTACTTATGCGGATGGCGAAGGTCAATGCGTAGAGGCTATTGGCGAAAAAGACGCGGAGTATATTCTAAGTGGCGATATTTCATGGTCTGAATCAGAAGGGTCTGATGACTTTGTGTTTCAGGTAATTAAATACTTTAAGGAGACTGGTATTGGTGTCCTTGTCCATTCTTACGCCCTTCCAGGAACAGCAATGAAGGATCATATCAAATACTTCCATTTCTTGCTCAAGAATTTTAATATTAAGTTTATTGTTTTCGACTTTGCTGGTGGGGTTCAGTTTTTAAGCGCCGCAAATGAGAGCGAAATCTTTAAATCTGACAAGCTGGAAATTAAAACAATCGACGTTGACGTGGAAGATGCCACTAAATACCACGAAGATATTCAAAATATCCGTAACCTTTATAACGCTAGCGAAGGTCGCATTTGCATACAGAGAAAACCGTCCAGTAACTTTATTCGTCAAGGCAATGAATTACTACAGTCTGCAATTGACCACAAAAAAATCTGGTTCGCTAGCTCGGCGACAGATGAGGAATTCGAGCGGCAAATTAAGCTGCCCGTGCCAGTTGATTCTCTAAAATTTCTTAGGGATAATGCTACGACAAAACCAAATGTTGTAGATTTTGTGGAAAACCTGAAAGATAATATTGAAATGACCAAAACCCAGTGTGCTCTTATTGAAGTGACTTCTACAGCGCAAGGAACACAGTCTTTTGATCTTCCGCCGAATTTAAAACGGCAGCGTGGGCCAAATAAAGCTCGCCGAGACAGTTTTACAGCCCTAATGTTGGGGAATTGGGGAGTTTCGATATTCAGGGACATGGGGAATCTACCCGTTGAAGAGGTTCAAAAAACTTTTACTCCATTTTTTGTATAATGGTAATTAATGACAATAACCCAATTCCAGCTTTGGCTGGAATTTATAGGATAACCAATTTAATTAATGGAAAAATTTATATTGGCAAATCATTGAATTTATCAAAGAGGCTTCCCTTGTATAAATGGGAATTATCTTCCGTGAAAAAAAGATTCCTCATTAGAGCTATGATAAAACATGGCTTTGAAAATTTCAAATGCGAAATAATGGAGCTATACCCCACAAAAGATAGAAGTTTTAATAAATACCTGCTTAATCGAGAATCTTTTTGGATTAAGTTTTACCAAGCAACTACCCCAAAATATGGATACAATATATGTGAATATGGAATTGATAGGACGGGGTGTAAGGCAAGCGCGGAAACTAAAGAAAAACAAAGAATCGCTCATTTAGGAGAAAAGTCACACACATTTGGCAAGCATTTAAGTCAAGAAACCAAACAAAAGTTAAGCGATGGACGTTCTGGCTCAAAACATTGGTTTTTCGGCAAAAAATTTAAAGAGGAACATCGGCGAAATATATCTTTGGGAAATATGGGGAAAACAATGCTATCTAAGAGAAAAAAAATAAGACAGTTAGATAAAATAACAAACGAGATTATTAATGAGTGGAATTCTGTTTTCGAGGCCGCTAAATTTTTGAATGTTCCAGCGAAACACATATCTAGAGCGTTAACTGGGAAAAGAAAATCTTCAAATGGCTTTAAATGGGAATATGTCGAACCATCAAAATGTAATTCCGATAGTTAAATTGTGACTTTCAAAGTTACTTTCCCAACTTTCCGCGCCCGCGTGTAATCTTTTTATATGCCGCGAAAATACACCAAGCACAAAGCCGACTACTGGAACCAACTCTCCCAACCAGAACCCGCCCCAATTCAAAACTTAGCCGTCGCCTCTTGGGAACCCCAAACCGCTGGCGATCCATTCTACACTTCGTCTTCCACGCTTCTAACCAATGTGGCCAAAGCTGCTATTGCGGGCCGAAGCTCGCCCGATTCTGGCGCAAGCACAGGTCGCCGAATTAATTCCGCCGCTTTAGTAGGCGTTCCCGATAGATTCGCCGCTATTCGGGCGGGAATGCTCCCATACGCCTATTCACCCACAAGCGATTGTGTTGACGTTCGTGACGCTATTGAACTCTGCCAAAAAGCATACGCTAATGTGGCTGTTTTTGCTAACGCTATTGACCTAATGAGCGAGTTTGCCAATACGGAACTCTATTTTGAGGCTGGAACTAAAAAAGCTAAAAAATTCTTCGACGCTTGGCTGAAAAAAATCAAAATCTGGAAAGTTTGCGACGAATATTTCCGCGAATATTATCGTTCGGGTAATGTTTTCATTTATCGCGTGGACGGAACCTTTGATGAAAGTGATTATCGCAAGCTAATCCAAGTCTATGGGGCCGAAGATTCTTTAGGCGGCAAAAATGTTGTGCCGCTTAAGTATATCTTTCTTAATCCATTCAATATTGTAGCTAAAGCCTCAACCACATTCGGCAATGACCAATACGAGCTTATCCTTTCCAAGTATGACCTTCTGCGACTAGCGAATCCCCAAAACGAAGACGACAAAAAAATCGCTGAAAGCCTGCCAAAAGAAGCAAAAGATGCTCTCGCTAAGAAAACTTGGCAAAGTAACGGCATTCGCATTAAACTAGACCCAACTTGCCTAGTTTCTAGCTTTTATAAGCGCCAGTCTTACGAACCGTTTGCCATTCCATTCGGCTATCGTGTCCTAGACGATATTAACGCCAAACTAGAGATGAAAAAAATGGACCAAGCAGTTCTCCGAACGGCGGAAAATATGATTCTCCTAATTACAATGGGCGCAAAACCAGAAGACGGCGGGATTAACCCTGCCAATTTAACGGCGATGCAAAATTTGTTTAAAAACGAGAGCGTTGGCCGCACGTTGGTTAGCGATTGGACCACAAAAGCTGAATTTATTATCCCTGACTTGCAAAAAGTTCTTGGGCCAGCCAAATACGAGACTCTGAATCGTGATATTGCCGAGGGTTTACAAAACGTTATTATTGGTGAAGAAAAGTATGGCAACACGCAAACAAAAGTCCAAGTATTTCTTGAGAAATTGCGCGAGGCACGAAACACTTTCCTAAACGATTTCCTCCAGCCCGAGATTAATCGTATTGCCAAAAATCTAGGCATGCAATCGCCGCCCAAGGTGACGTTTAAGGTTACAGATGCCAAAGACCCAACTCAAATGTGGCGTGTGGTGACTCGTATGATGGAACTAGGATTGCTAGACGTTAAGACTGGCTTGGAAACTATCCGCACGGGCCAATTCCCAGACCCAGAGGGCGAAGATTTCATGACTCGTCAAGAAGAGTATGTTAAGGAACGACGCAAGGGCCATTGGTTGCCGTTGAGTCCCGTGCCTGTTGTTTCTCCACCGCTGGATACCAATACGAAATACTCTATCGACAACCAAAAATCGGCGGAAACAGCGCCACCCAAGGCTACCAGCAAGAAAAACATGAAACCGTCTGGCAGACCAAATGGAGCGAAAACTGCTGTCGCCAGCGTCGAAGATATTAAAACAACCGTCTATGCCACGGAAAATCTCTTGTCCTTTATTTCGGCCAAAATAAAAGAAAAACATAAAGTTGAATCGCTTAACGAGTTCCAAAGCCAGATGGCAGAACGCTTAATGCAGTCTGTGGTTTGCGCTACTGAACAAGCTGATTGGGAGAATTTGGCCGCTGAATGTGTGAAAGACCCTAATAAAATCGGCGGACTAAGTGTTAGGCCCGAGATTTTGGAGGCTTCTGTAGAGCACCAAATCAGCGCTTACGAGGCCGCCCTGTTGGTTTGAAGGTTTCCTTGCTAAGGATTTAATGTGGTGGTATTTCATAGCTACCGAACCCAAATGCCCAACTTTTGGCCGTCTTTTGTTACTTCTAATTGGAATTTGTTTTGGCCGTTCTTTTTTAGGAACAGAGAATAATCAATTAACGCTTCTAGGGCGCTGTTCGCATGAACGGTTGAAGTTTGGCGGTTATGGGTTAGGGTGTATTTTTTCATATTTTTGAAAAGGAGCGCCCGCCTGCGGATTTCTCCAACAGGCGAGCGGGTTATTTAGAGGGGTGATTCTGCCGAAGCCACGTTTTTATTTTTAAGGGTTTAGTCTTAAACCTTACAAACCACGCTTTTCAATTTTGCCGTGTCAGTCTTTACAAATCGCCGAAGACTTTCACGCTTTATCGAAGGCGATAGTGAAGTATATCGGCCTTTCTCCCTCCTATAGCCAAATTATTCGGCGAAATTTACCTGCGTTTGAGCGTTGAAGGTGTCGATTTCGTCTTGAAGGGCGTTTGTTTTCTCTTGTAGCTCAACCACTTTTGCGTCCAGCTTCTCCCGATTAAGATGGGCTGTCCACATATAGGAAAGCTTTTCTCGGTTGGAGCCAATGAGGGTAAGCTCTTCACCCTCCCTTGAAGGGATGGAATTGTAGAAGTTGATTTGGGATTTTGTTTCGGCCAAATCTGCCAACTTTTTAGAAATTGGCGCGGAAGCTTCATTGACCGCTCCCTTTAGAGAAACGAGTTTTTCGCGGGCAGTTTCCAGAAGAGAAACGGTTTCTGCCACATCAACTGTCGAAGTGTTGTCGTTTCGGCGTGAGTTTTCGCGCTTAACGAGTTCTTGGAGACGGTTGACTTCGCCGATTAGGCGGTTTTTTACTTTTAGGGCTTTGCTGATGTTCATGGTGTTTTAGGGTAGTGGGAATATAAGGGAGATTGGGCCGCTGTCAAGAAAAATCTTTTGGATCAACAAATTTTGGAGTGAACATTCCTTGCGTGCATCCAACTACGGGGATTACGCTATTTGGATCAGCGCTTACATCTGCCAAAGCCACTAGTTTTTTATACCAGAACTTTTCAGAGAATCCCGCCTTTGCATCTTTCGTGCGAACCAAAAGATGGTATCCGCCGCGAGTTTCTAGTAATTCGCACTTGCCATCAACAAGATTTACGGCCTGTTTAACGATTTCGCAGTCCTTGGAGTCAACGTCAAAGTCGATAAACACCTTTTGGCCGCAAGTTCGGTGGATTTCTGACATTACTTCCTGATGCGGGTTAGAATTTTTGCCAGAGCATTCAATTACTGTGGCTAATACCTTGATGCTGCGAGGGACAGCCTTCCACATATCGCGAGGATTCGGCGTAATGTAAAGTGCCAGAGAATCTTGTGGCGCTGGATTTCCGTCAAAATTATACGCGCCGAAAGGGACTTCCAGTTGCTTAATTTTATCGAGCATTCTAGGTTTGTCGCTCAGAAATCTTTTTAATTGAGCCTTATCTGTTTTAATCCACGGAACAGTGTTATTATATTTTTTTCTAGCGAAAAGTGCCAAATAAAATTTCTCATTCGGGCCAAGTTCGGGCAACCACCCAATAAAATTCTTGAGGGCTGATTCGTCTGTGATGATTTGGTAGCAATCGCGGGTCATGTTGTTAATCTACAACCATAAATCAGACCTGTCAAGGAGCAATTCGCCGCGCAAAAAGAAAACAACAAACAAAACTACAGAGTCTCGGCCAAGACCCCTCCTCTCCCCATGCAGAAATGGGGATTTAGAAAGGGCGACCTTTGAAATTTGTTTATCCTCGTAATCAAACTTGCGCCTCCAACGAGTCTTCCGTTTTGTAAAGCGGCGGAGCTAGGATTCTCACTTCCTGCCATAACCGCTAAAATCGTGTTTGAGGCTAAACTAAACGATTAGAAAAAGCAAAAGGCTACCGTGTGAGAGGGGTTACGGTAGCCTTCGCCAGTTGAACGAGAGGAAGATTGCTCCCCCTCTCACAGGACAACTATCTAACGAGTATTACACCAGAATATTTCTTATTTCTAAAACTTTGCGTGTAATAATTTCCATACAGCATGGAGAATTTTGCCCATACGTCTATTTTTGAGTCGAATGTTTCTTACGGCGGGTCATTTTTTGAATGCCCGTTTTACTCAAAAGCCTCACTCGAAGGTCTTCGACCGCTAATTCCCTCTTACGAAATCGACCTAGATCGGAACATCGACCTTCTTGCTTTCGCCGCAAATGCCTGCGCCGCTGGTTACGCCAATAAAAACGAGGACATGCTTGAACCAGAAGCCGCAATTGGCACGGTTCAGCTTTGGCGGAACAAAATGGTTAACGCTAATCATAATCGTGATAAAGTTGTTGGGCATTTAGTTACCTCTAGTTTTAGCTCATATAACGATAATGTTCTTATTTCGGCGGAAGATGCGCTGGCTTCAAAAGAGCCGTTCAATATCAGTGTTGGCGGCGTAGTCTATAAAATCGCCGATAGTGAACTAGCTTCGTCCCTAGAAAGTTCTGCCAATCCAGACAGCCCCCTATATAAGAGTATCAGCCTAAGCCTAGAGATTGGATTTCCAGTTTTCGGCCTAGCTATTGGTAGCAAAAACTTCTACGAGGCAGAAATCATTCGAGACGAAAAATACGTTGGCGAATTAAAGAAATACCTATCCGCATACGGCGGCGAAGGCAAAACCAATAATGGCGAAAAGATTTACCGCTTAATCGGCAAAGAACATCTTCCTCTGGCTGTGGCGTTGACCAAAAAACCAGCAGGTATTATGCCGCTCGGCGCTATAACCCACAATTCAAACCGCGAACCCGAGAAAAAAACAACAATTTCTTTATCTTCCGAAAATAATTTTGATAAATCCCAAAAACCAAGTGTAACACCTAACAAGCATCCGCAAAATATGGAAAAATTTGAACAAATCCTCGAAGAAATCAAGGCCCACATGATTAAAGACAACACCACGAAAGGTTTTGAAGCTGCTATGGCTGACAAAATTCGTGAAGCGTCCGAAAGTTATGTGGCAAAAGTCAACGAGGCTAAGGCTTCGCAAGAAAAGGCCGAAAAAGAATCCGCCGAATTTAAAGCTTCCCAAGAAGCTCTGGTTAAAGATTTGGCCGAAACAAAAGACAAGCTCGCCAAAATTGAAGCCGAAGCTTCCGCCAAATCTGCTGCTGACCTTTTCAGCGCTCGCATGGCTGAATTTGATGAAGAATTCGATCTTGACGCTGACGACAAGCAAATCCTTGCGAGCGACCTCAAAACTCTCGATTCGTCCGAAGCTGCTTTCACTTCCTACAAAGATAAGATGGCCAAACTGATGAAAGACAAAAACAAGAAAGGCAAAGAGGCCAAGGAAAAAGAAGCCAAAGCCTCAATTGACAAACTTGTTGCTGAAAAACTCACTGAAATCTCCAAAGCCTCTACCAAGAAGCTCTCCGACAAAGAATTGGCCGAAAAAGCCCTAGAAGAAGCCAAAGCTTCCGAAAAACAAATCCCAAACAACAACGGTGGCCAAAACCCCGAAGACCTCAAAGAAGCTTGGGCAAAAGCATTCTCCGCTGACAATATTAAAATTTCCTTTAACTAATCTACCCCTAAAACTATATGGCCAAACGCCTCCTACCATTCAAACAAGAAAATCCCTACGATATTGTCGTTGGCTTCGCTCTCGAAGATGCATATGTTAACACAAGCACTTCTGGCGCTGGCTTCGGCGACGAAGGCGTTCTTGCAACCATCGCGTCCGCAAATCTAGACCTTGATCCTGTCAGCTTCTCCAGCGATAGCTATCTTGGCAAAACCAATTACAATGGTGTCGGCTGGAATCAGCGCCCATCTGTAACTCGCAAGATTAAGCCCGCCGTTTCTGGCGATATTCCTCTTGGCTTCATTCTCAAGGAAACCGCTCTTTATGATGAAAACGGCGAATACATTAGCCGCTATCCTCAGAAAGCTCTCGAATGTAATGTGGCGGTCAAAGGCCAAGATGTTCCTGTTCTCACCAAGGGCATCCTTACCCTTAGCGTTTCCGCTATCGACGGAACCCTTACTGTTGGTAATGGCATCAAGCCTTCCACTGTTTCTGGCAAGGTTACTGGTTGCACAGCCTCCGATTCTCAACGCTTTGGCGTCGTAATTGGCACTGGCTCCCGCGATAACAGCCTTGGAACCTACGCAGATGGTTGGAGCGGCCAATACGCTCAGGTCAAATTTGACTGCAAATAATTTCTAAACCCTAGAAAAACCTTTTTACAATGAAAATTACTCTAAAAGAAACTCCCGAACAAATCCAGCTTATTCAAGCGATGGCTTCCCGCGATCCGCTTGTTCGTATGCAGGCGCAAACTAGCTTTGCCGAATACATGGGAAAACCCCTCGCCGAAGCGATCATGAATGCTCCTACGATTGGCAACTTCTATACGGCTATGACGTATCAGAAGGACACTAATCCTACCATTCCGCTCGACCTATTCAGCGACGTGAACGACGTTGGTTACTTCTCCGTTTGGAGCCAGCATGCTGATGGCGGTCTTGGCTCGAATGAAGTTAAGCCACCTTCTCAGGAAATGTTTGTGGACACCTATAAGCTGGAAACAGCCGTTAGCTTCCTTCGTAAACATGCGGCCCAAAGCCGTCTTGGTGTTGTGGCAAAAGCTATGAGCCGTCTCGGCCAAGAAATCCTGTATCTCCAGGATAACTTTGCCGCTGGCCCTCTAATGAATGCTCTTGCTAATGCCAACACTAATGGCCTTAGCCACGTCTTCCGCGTAGGTGTCGCAGGTCGTTTCCTTCCTCAAGATTTGTCTGGTATTCGCCTTCGCATGAAGCGTATCAATACTTCTTGGATCAAAGGTACTCCCGTTGGTGCCCAAGGACGTATCACCGATATGCTTGCTTCTCCCGAAGCTCTTGAAGAACTCCGTGGCATGGCTTACAACGCCATTAACACCAAGGCCGCTCCTATCACTTCCGCTATTCTTGACAGCGTTGCTGCTCCTGAAAGCATTCGTGAAAAACTCTTTGAGTCCGCTGGTATGAGCGAGTTTCTCGGAATTACGTTTCATGAGTATAACGAATTCGGCGAATCCCGCCGCTTCAATACCGTGTTTAAAGCGGCTGCTGGCTCCACCTCCTACACCGACCTCGCGGCTGGCCAAGGTGCGGCGTTTACCGACGCATCTGACCAGATTATGATCGGCATCGACCGTTCTAAAGAGTGTCTGCTTCGCCTAATCGCGACAGATTCCGAAACTGGCTCTACGCTTGATCTTCAAGCCGACAACCAATTCGGCGTTCTTAATCGCGCCCAAGATAAGATTGGCTACTACGGCGGTATGGAAGAAGGTCGTCTCGTTCTCGACGTTCGTGGCTTGGTTGGCTTGATCCTCTAAGTTGTTTGGTGTGTGTTGTGTGGAAACCCCGCTCTTGAAAAAGGGTGGGGTTTCTTGTTTTTGGCTGTTAATATCTTTATATGCCCAAGAAAGACCCAATCCTCACCGCACTTGAAAAACAAACTAAAGCTATCGGCGAATTAGCCAAGGCTGTTGCGAAACTTAACCCGCCTTCTCTAGAAGTGGCGAATGGTCGCTATGAATCTCTTCCTCCAGCCGACAATGCAGAAAAGGTTTCTACCCCTCTAGAATTGCTAGAAATCACTACTGGCCAACTTCCGCCCGAACAAGAAGTGGCTGTTGCTAGTGACGAAGTGAGCCGCGAAGAACTTGAGCGAGTCTTAAACATCAACCAAACAAACGTCTTCGGCACAACCGATTTCGACACGTTTAAAGCCAAGCTCAACGATATGACCTACCCAAGCATGCAAGCTTTGGCCGAAAAACTACAGCTAAACAAGTTCGAGAGTCCGCCGATTCTCAAAAAACACCTAGAAGAGTCGTTCTTTTCGCGCAATGCTGCTGCTGGGGCCATGAATAAAATGCCCAAACCATTTGTCCGTCGCCCTCTTAATCCAAGTAATCCAGAAGAGCGTAAGGCTATGGAAGCATTGGGTATGAAATTTTAACGGCCAAAAGTATGTTTGCAAAAATTAAAGAATTATTTGCCAATTGGCAGGAGCGGCGAAAGTTTAAGAAATTTGATCCTTCTAAACTCGAAAAGCCATCTATTCAAATTGGAGGCTCATCGTTCACGTCTCTTTGCGGCCAAACAATCCATACTCATTATAAATTTGAGAAAGACGGAACTCAAACTCCAGTCGAGTTTAAGGTAGGCAGCCTATCTGACAAAAAGCCTTTTTCATTTTATCGCGTAACCGTGTAATCCAATAGATGCCAAACATCTATTCCACGATTGCTTCTCAAATCTTTTCGACGGAATTCGCCTCTGATACAGAAGCGACTACTCACTCGCAAATTTCTGGATGGTTGTCGGCTAATGTCGGCGGATTAAACACGCTCATCCACACAAACTTTTCGGGAGAAGACCCCTCGATTGATAATGCTGCGGCGAACATTTTAGCTCGCCAATACATGGTTAATTATTACCAACGTTCTTCAAGGAATGCCTTACGCGGGGTTTTAAACTCGTCCTCAAATGGCGATAACATCCTTTCTGTTAGCGATGGAGATAATAGGATTTCTTTCGTGAATAAAAAAGAAGTAGCACGCGAGTTTAATGATATAGCTAAGGATTTAAAATCCGAGATTGACACTATGGTGTATAGTTATCAACTTTACGCCGCAACGCCATCTCAGGTCGGTGGATGGAATAATTTCGAAAGCGGCACTTATCCATACTTCACATACTCTCGTTTCGACTAATGGCCGCTGCAACATACAATCTCACTGGAGCATACGCTATTGAGCGTGGAGCTTCCTATTCATACACTTTTGACCTTGCAACATCTTCGGGAGAATATCCAATCTCTGGTTACTCTTTTTCTGGAGTTTTGCGCCGAGGTTGGGACGGCGAACTTGGGCCAAGTTTTACGCCAGAAATACTTTCGGCCACTTCTGGTATTGTCAACATGAGTTTATCAGCCAGTCAAACGCTCTCCTTGACAAAAGACAGTTATAGTCATGAAGTTTACGGTTATCCACTTTCTGGACTCTCTCTTAGAATACTAGAGGGTTCTGTTGAAGTGTTGGGCGGTTCTTTCGAGTGATTAGCCTCTTTGGGTGTAATTACTAGATATGCCCACGGATATTTCTGTAACCATTAATCCGCCGAATAGTACGAGCGTAACAATCGGTGGAGCATTATATCCTCATGCCAATACTCATCTACCTAATGGGAGCGATCCAATTACAGGGTTTGCGACTTACCAACAATTGATTGACGTAAGCGGGTTAATCACCACAGCGGGTAATGCTGTTGATTTGACTAGTGATCAAAACATTTCGGGCGTAAAGAATTTTATTTCCCGTCCGACAGTTAATGGAGTCCCTGTTTTAATCAGCGGAGAAGGTGGAGCCGCTGAAACAGGTTATCTTACTGGATATGTCGCAAAAACAGAAACGGGCGTTTACTCCTTAGATTTTTACCCGAGAACCAATCCTAGCGGATATATTACTGGCGTAAATCTCTCCGATTACGCGACGATTCCCTATGTCACGGGCTTGTCTGGATACTTGCAGAACCAGATTGTAGATAACAATTATTATGTTGTTTCGGGGGATTTTAATGAAAACAATGGCGAAGTTACGCTTTTCAGAACTGGAGATGGCGGTTCAGTAATTTTCTCAATTGACGGCAGATATGTGACGGGGCAGGTTGTTCGACCATCCGAAACTGGCTCGTTTTTAATTACTGGCGCGGCGGATTCAAGATATTATCCCCTGTCTTCAAACCCGTCAAGCTACCTTGTTGCTGCCGATATAGTGAGTTTAGCTTCCACTGGGTATGTGACAGGAGTTTCTGGTTATTTGCAAGCGCAAATTTCCGCAATAAACTCCCAAAGCGGTAATTTCATTACAACTGGCCAGACGGGTCAGTTTTATGCGGCGTCTAATCCAGCGAATTACATTACTGGAGTTGATCTTTCTAATTACGCAACTACTGGCTATGTGACTGGCGTTAGCGGCTATCTTGCGTCGTTGATTTCGGCTAGTAGCGCGGGTGTTAGAACTCTTAATGGATTATCTGGATCATTAACCCTCGCAGGAGCGGGCAACAATACCGTCTCTGTCGCTGGCTCTACCATCACGGTGTCTGGAGCGACTGGATTTTTGACAGGTTATCAACCAGTTGGTAATTATGTCACCACTTCGCAAACTGGTGGATTTTTAACCACAGGAGCGGGCGATTCAAGGTATTACCCGCTATCAAGCAACCCACTATCTTATCTTGTTGCAGCGGACATTTCAAGCCTAGCGTCAACAGGATATGTCACTGGCGTTAGCGGATATTTACAGGGTCAGATCAATAATATTAATTCCGCGACGGGTGTTTTTATAACATCTTCTCAGACTGGTCAGTTTTATCCAATCAATAATCCCTCTGGATATATTACTGGTGTTGATCTATCTCAGTACGCCACAATAGCTTTTGTTACAGGAGTTAGCGGCTATCACAGTGGGTTAATTTCTAACCTACAATCCGCGACGGGCATCTTAAACACTCGCCTGTCTAGTGTTGAGGGTGTCACAGGATTGTTTGCCTTGGCGTCTAATACTGGCGCGTTCTTAACAACTGGTGCGGGCGACAACAGATACACTCTACAATCTGCCACTGGGGCATATACTGGAGCGTTTTATCCATTGACGGGAAACCCTAGCGGGTTTTTGGTTTCCGCCGATTTATCAACGTACGCAACTCAATCGTACGTCACTGGCGTAAGCGGGCATCTCCAGGGACAAATTACTTCAATACAAAATGGCACTGGAGGCTTCATCACGGGTGTTGATTTATCTAACTATGCGACGATACCATTCGTTACTGGAATAAGTGGTTATTTGGACATTCAAATTTCGGCTATCGAATCTGTTACTGGACAGTTTTCTCTTTCGGCCAATACGGGATCATTTCTAACTACGGGAGCGGGAGATGTTCGATACGCGCTTCAATCTAATACTGGCTCGTATTCTAATCTTTTTTACCCACTCAATTCTAATCCTAGTGGATACATTACTGGAGTAAACCTGTCTAATTATGCAACAGTTCCTTATGTAACAGGAGTTTCTGGGCATTTACAAACGCAAGTATCTGCAATAAATTCTCAAACTGGAAACTTCGTTACGACTGGTCAAACGGGCCAATTTTATGCAGCTTCTAACCCAGCGAATTACATCACTGGCGTTGATCTTTCTAGTTATGCAACTACGGGCTACGTCACTGGTGTCAGCGGTTATCTTGCGTCATTGATTTCAGCCAGTAGCGCTGGCGTTGGAACCCTTAATGGTCTTTCGGGAACCATTACCGTGGCTGGAGCGGGAAACAACTCCGTCACTGTCGCTGGTTCTACAATTACCGTGTCTGGATCGACTGGATTTTTGACTGGTTATCAACCAATTGGAAGTTACGTTACCGCTTCTCAAACTGGTGGGTTTTTAACCACGGGAGCGGGAGATGCTAGGTATTATCCATTATCAAGTAATCCCTCGTCTTATCTTGTCGCGGCAGATGTTTCAAATTTAGCGTCAACTGGATACGTTACTGGCGTTAGCGGCCATTTGCAGGGGCAGATTAACGGTATCAACTCTACAACGGGTGTTTTTATAACTTCCTCTCAAACTGGGCAATTTTATCCGATTAATAATCCTTCTGGGTTTATTACTGGGGTTGATCTATCCTCGTATGCCACTATTACCTTTGCTACAGGAATAAGCGGCTATCATAGCGGATTAATTGCTAATCTACAATCTGCGACGGGAACTTTCGTTACAACAGAACAGACGGGGAGTTTTTTAACCAGTGGGACCCTTCTTGAAGGTATACAATTATATGGTAAAAACGATGAATCCTTTGCCTTGTATAAGGGTCAACCAGTCTATATTGGCGGAGCCAATGGAGAAAACCCATTAATTAAAAGAGCGTCAAATACTGGAGAACGAACCTCTTCGAGAACCATTGGCCTTTTAGCTCAAAACCTAAACTCTAATGACTTTGGCTATATTGTATCAGAAGGAATCTTAGAGGGATTTAATACGAGCGCTGCTACGGCTGGCGATCCAATGTGGCTTGGCACAACTGGAGATATTATTTTTGGCACTGGCAACAAACCTTATGGCAACAATCATCTTGTTTATTTGGGCGTTGTTTTACGTTCTCAATCAAACAACGGTAAAGTTTATGTTAAACCTCAAAATGGTTTCGAAATTGAAGAACTGCATCGGGTTTATGCCAAGAATGCAAGTTCTAATGATACGCTGATGTATAATTCGAGCAGCGGCTCTTGGTTTGCTCGTCAAATTAATACTGGAGATGTATCAGGAATTTCAGCTTATGCTTTGGCCTCAAATACTGGTTCGTTTATTACATCCTCACAAACTGGAGCGTTTGCCGCTTCCGCGCTCACGGGCGCGTTCCTGACCACGGGCGCGGCAGATGGCCGCTATTACGGTTTGAGCAACGGCCAATCAATCAGTGGTTATGCTATTACTGGTTTTAATGATGCCATCACTGGCATGACTATCACTGGCGACACCACTAAGTTTATTACTCTTTTTCAAAGAGATGGCTCAACTGTCACTGGTTCTTTTGCGGATAATGCTGGAACTGGTGGCGGTGGCGGTGGCGGAAGCATTAATGTTAATGATTCCAATTTAGTTATTTCAATTTCAATGTTCGCATAATATGCCTTCTTATTCAAAAATCCCACTATCTCAAACAGCAATTGGCGCTGGTATTTTATTGACCTCCACTGGAGTTCCAGGCGTTCAAGTACATGCCACTCAAAACAACGCTACTGACCTTGATGAAATTTGGCTATACGCCAATAACACTGGAGCCTCAGATGCTCTTTTGACTGTCTATTGGGGTTTGACTGGCGCGACAAATATTCTTGGTCCAATTAATGTTCAAGCTTACGCTGGTCCGATATTAGTATCTCCTGGTTTTGTTTTAGAGGGAAGCGGATCAACTGCTAGCGTTGTTTATGGTTTGAGTTCAGTAGCGAGCGGAATCAATGTTTATGGTTACGTCAACAGAATCACTGCATAATTATGAGCATCAGATACGGCCAGAAAGCAGCAACGTCTGCGGATAAAATCATCTCATCCTCTTTCATGGGGTATAATAGATTTAATAATCTAAAAAAACCCATTGCGGCTTCAACTAGCACAGATCGTCCCACCGATTTGCTTACACCTCCTGTTATCTCTAGCGCAGAACAGAAGATTGCGTTGTTGGTTTTTATATCAAATGATTCATCTAATTATCTAGCTTTTACCATTGCAGGCAACTATACAGTTGATTGGGGAGATGGAACAGCACCACAAAACGTCTCATCTGGTACAGCAGCACAATACTCCTATGATTTTGCAACATTTGATCCAACCAATTCCACTTTAACATCTGATGGGTTTAAGCAAGCATGGGTGATTATAACACCACAAGGAGGAGCAAATATAACATCTGTAAATCTTCAGACCAGCCACTCTTCCATGTTGTCGGTTAACTATTATAGTCAACCCATACACGAAATATATCTTTCTGCTCCAAATCTAACATCATTAACAATTGGGACAATAAACGGTTCATCTACTATATATCCCAGACGTTGCAGATACATTAATTTTATCAATACAGGCACATTAACCAGTTTTGCAAATTTACTATACAGCATGTATAGTTTGTTGCTTGTTGATGTTGGTGTAACAGCAGCAGTAACAACCACATCAGGTATGTTTGCTTTCTGTTGGTGTTTATTAGATGTTAGATTCAGTTCTAATGCAAATTTATCAGGTTTGCTTACTACTGAATCAATGTTTTATGATTGTCGTAGTTTATCAGTAGCTCCACTATTTAATACAGCAGCAGTGACAACTATGAGAACTATGTTTTACCAATGTTATTCATTGGTGAGTGTACCGCTATATGATACTCGTAGCTGTACTATTATGAGTCAAATGTTTCAGGTTTGTTACTCCCTTAAAACAGTTCCTTTATTTAATACAGTTAGGGTAACAGATGTGAGTAGCATGTTTATAAACTGCCATAGCCTAGTGTCAGTACCATTATTCAATACTGTAGCGGTGACGCAGATGGGCAATATGTTTACAAATTGTTATGTTTTAGAAACTGTACCGTTGTTTAATACTATCACTGCTACCACTATGGCATCCATGTTCACAAATTGCTATGCACTGCAAAATGTTCCAGCATTTAATGCGGCTAATGTATTAAGCATGGATAGCATGTTTAGTGGCTGTTATTCATTAATTAATGTTGGATTAATGAATACTGTTAAAGTAACAAACATGAGCACTATGTTTTCATCCTGTATTAGTTTGAAAACAGTTCCTTTATTTAATACTGTAGCAGTCACAAACATGAGTAGCATGTTCCTAAATTGCCATAGTTTAGTAACAGTTCCATTATTTAATACCAGTGCAGTTACAAGCACGGGTGGCATGTTCCGCAACTGTTATAGCTTATCATCTGTACCTTTGTTTAATACAGCAAATGTTACTACTTTTGACAGTATGTTTCTTAGCTGTTATGCTTTAAAAGTGATACCATTATTTAATACCATTAAAGTGACTTCATTTAGTTCTGCATTTAATAGCTGTGTCAGTTTAATGACTATTCCTGCGTTTAATACAGTTGCTGCAACTGATATGACAAACGCGTTTTATTACTGTTATAGCTTAACTGAAATTCCTGCCATGAATTTGAATTTAGTTGGTGGTTTAACACTCACTAACTGCTTTAGCTTGGCTACTTTTAATGCTACTAATTTAAGAGTTACTGCATCTTTTAGCCAATGCAAACTTGCAAAAGATGCGCTTGAAACAATCTTTACAAATTTAGGAACAGCACTCGTAGGAGCAACAAGAACCTTAACTATATCAAATACCTGGGGTGCTCCAACACCAGTCTCATTAACTGGAACACCTGCTGCTGGTTCTACAACCATCACAATGGCTAGCACCACTGGATTATCTGCTGGTATGCAAGTCACTGGAACCAATACTAGTCTCACAACAGGACGAGCAGTAACATTTACTGATGCTGGTGATTTAGTAAATCTTACAGCACATGGATTGAGCGATGGAAATGAAGTTGCTTTCTCAGTCATCACCACAACAACGGGCATTGTAATTAATACAATTTATTTTGTGGTTAATGCTGCTGCTGATAATTTTCAAGTAGCTAGCACATTGGGTGGAGCAGCATTACCATTAACAACCAATGGCTCTGGAACAGCGAAATACAATTCAACCATTGTTAGCATTGTGCCTAATACAAGCGTCACCATGTCAAGACCCATGGCTGGTGGTTCAGCACAGACACTAGCGTTTCGCTTGCTAGGCACATACAAAGCTATTCTCAAAGGGTTCGCAGTAACAGGTTAATTTTATGAACAACGCAGGATTTTACAAAAAAGACGAAACGCAAATTTTATTTGCCCCAAATATAGTGGATGGCCCTGGCTACATGCTGGTAGTGGCTGATAAAGATTCATATGAGTATCCAGTGGATGGTTGGATTTGGGCAGACTCTTTAGATGATGCTATTCAAATGTTTGTCGAAAATGGAAACATCCATTCAAATCCATTAGTGTCCAAGGGTTATCAAGTTGAGCCAGAAGGCTTTGTTCTTGGTTTGGCTGAATCTGACAGAAACGCATTCACTCAAATGTTAACCCTGGTGCAAGAAGCATTGTCTCTAGGTTTGATTAGCAATGACACAAGCCAAGTTATTGCCGACAAGTCTGGCGCGAAACATTCCATAACAACCCTACGGTTTCGGCAAATTATGCTGGGGTATGGGATGTATTACAAAAGCCTTTGGGACCAATTGTCTAGCTAATTCGGCCAAAGAAAAAGCCCGCCAAATCGGCGGGCTTTTTTGTTAAGGAGTTTAGCCGCTAGTTTTTAGGCTAATGCGGCCTTTAAAGGTTAATTAGGCGAATACTGCTCCATTGTGACTCCCACTCATAAACACGCCAACATTAGTGGTATTTGGGCCACCAACTTGAGCGGAGAAGCTAAGATCAACGGTGCGATTCGAACCAATATCAATAGAAGAACTTTCGCTGTCAAATTGAGCGCCTTTTAGAACGTAACGAACGCCTCCAGAACCATCTGGTTGGTTAATTACAATGGTAATATCGCTAGTGGAAACGTCATCAAGCATTGAAGCGAGATTACGTTTAACTTGCTCATTGGCTAGAGCGGATACAGAGAGGGATGCTGTGATTGGGAAATCAACAGGACGCGCAAATGGGAAGCGAGAACCAAGTTGTTCGATTGGGGTTCTAGACAGAGGGAGAGAAAGAGAAACGCTTTGAACGCGAAGACCATCCGCACCTTCTAATGCGCTGAAAGCAGAGGCTTTAGTCGCAGAAGTTCCAGTAAGAGTGCCAAAGGAAATCGTCACGTCTCCTGGGCGAAGTGCAATAGCGCCATCTCCAGTAGTCGGGATTGGTAGGCGAACGCCAGTAGCGGAGGAAATTGGTTGACCATTAACAATATCTACGGCTGGGTTTTGAGTTCCAGTGATTGCTCCCAAGTGGTAGTATGAATCGGCAAGTTTGTTGGATGCATCAAAGGAAACGGACACCGTTGGGAATCCGCCGACAGCAGCTTCTACGGAGTAATTTGAAAGGAAACAGTTTCCAAGAGCTACGATTGCTTTCCCAGAGAGAGATGTTTCACGATTCAAATCGAAACCTTCTGATCCTTCTACAACGAACAAATTGAGGCCGCTAGAAGAAACCATCTGACCAGATGCAAAGTTTGCTTCGCCAAGAGAGCTTGGATTTTGAACGTAGAAGCCAAGGGCTTTTTCTACAGCCCCGTCAGAAAGAAGATAGGTCAAATCAGCAGAAACAGTAGGAGGAGAGGTTACAATAGCTCCAATTCTGGCTAAATCTCCAAGTTGTAGAACGTCTGTACGATTAATTTCAGACGAGTGACCAACGCTTTGAACGCGCTTTAGTTGAACATGCTGGCCGCTACCAGTACTAGTGACGAATTGGGAGGCATAGACGCCAAGAGCATTATAGAGGGAACGATTTTTTGCCATATAGTTTTAGAAAGAGTTATTAGTTGTTACACCAAAATTTACTGAAAACTTTAAACTCTAGGGTTTCTTGGTTGGGAAAGTTCAAAATCGGCGAAACCAATATACAGTTCAGTCTTCAAGCTTCTCTTTAGAGAGTCGGAAACTTTGCTTGTTTTGACGGAATCAATAGATATGTTGGAGATTCCGCTTGCGGCTACCAAATTATTGTAATTATAATTGCCGTTTTTAATCTCTCCCCATTCGGTCATAGGGGCCGATTCTAGGGGCAACTCTTTGAAAACTTCGTCACTTGTGTCTGCGAAAAGTCCTAATACGCCATCTAGTTCATAGGGTGTTTTAGAAAAAATCGTCATGTTGACGCGAACTTGAGAATTGTCTGTTCCGCCCAAAGCAAAAGGAACGTTTTCTTGTGTTTGTGTATTGATGAAAATCGCGGGAACTTTTTGGGAATACGGCGCAAGATACGGCGTGGAAATGTCCGTGCCAATAGAATTGTATTGCGCTGAATAATTTTCGCACATTTCAACAATTAAACTTTCCTCGTCCTGATTTGTGGCATAGATGTTGAAGTCCTTTACGGAATACGAACCAGTAATTGACTGAGACGTGCTAATCCCGCTTGTAATTACGCGCCCATTAATAAAATCAAGGTTGAACGAATCGGCCCTAGCTCGAAAAGACCCGCCGACATAAAACCCAGACGGCACAACCGCGCCAGACACAGAAGAATCCGCAACCCACTCTTTATGTGGGCAACCAAACGCTTCAAACGCATCTGGTAGTCTTTCGTCCGTATAATTGGTAAAAGCGCCAGTTGTATTTGTGTAAGCTTGGCCTCTATCCAAGAGAATATGATCCGCCCAAAGATAAAAAGACGAGGTAACTTTGTGAATAAATTGAGGAAGAATCATGGAGTTTTAGGGATGCCGAGCAATTTTAGATTGGAAATTTCCAAGAATCTGGCGCGATATTTTTTTATTATTTCAGTGATATAAGGAGCTGTTTGGAAGGCGGGGCGAAAGTTTTTCTTGGTTTTTACTTGGATACCAGCCTGAGAGCGGCCTTGTTGATATTCAATATTTAAGTATCTTCCCAAGCCAGAGATGCCTTTTTCAATACCTTCGGCCCAAGATGCGCCCTTTTTCCACGGCATTGGTGTAATACGGAAAATATCTTGTGCGGTAGGATAGTTTCTTACTTCATAAACGTGATCAAGACCTTTTGAGGTTACAGAATACAGTCTTAGACCGCGAAATATCTCTCGAATTGGTTTCGTTGGATTATCATCTCTCTCAAAACCTATGAAAGAAAACAAGTCTCCATACCCGCCCAAAAACCTTGACTCGTAGCCGAATTTTGGCCCCATGTCGATTTCTTCTGTAATTGGGTGGTTATCAAATTCTTCTAGCATCTCTTGGCGAATTTGGTTGAAAAGAGGACGGATTCGAGCTTCTATAGTTTTTCGTAGGGCAAATTGAACGATTTTGCTTTCCGTTACTTTGCGGCGGATAAAGTCACTGATTCGTTTGATGGATAACTTTCGAGCCATTAATCTGTTGGCGTTAAAAAGTATTCCCAGTATTGGGACTTGTCGAACATCCCGATAGCCCGAGCATGGCCATTAACAATGAATCTTTTGCCGCTAATCTCCACACGTTTGGCCGTTTCTAAGAATTCGTGAGCAGTGTTATCCACTTTCATTTTCACGCTGCCAACGGGCAAAATAACTCTCCCTTGAATGCTCGTAGCATTTGAGCCGTCTGATTCTGTCATTAGCTCCTCTCCCATTTTTAAGTAGCGAATACGAGCTTTGAACGTTAAAGAACGCTCCGTGGAAGAAACTTGCGCTGAGTTTTGGCGGTAAATTGAGTTGAAACTTGGGTCGGCGGTTAAAGCGGCTTTCTTACTTATTTGAAAAGCGGTAACATCAACTGCAAACGTTAAATGGATCGAGTCTATGAGGCCGCTGATTGTGTTTTTTTGAGCTTGTGTCAGGTAGCTAATAGCCATGTTATTTATTACACTTTAAGTAAAGTTGCGCCTCCCCAATACCGACCCTTATCTAAAGCTAGAAATAGCCGAAATGATTACAAATTACTCTTCTTCTTCACAAGACTACTAATCGCATCCCTTTTGAGCCTGTGTTAATTGACATACTCCCCGCCGTGAACGGCGTGAATTCCTTGGCTCACGCCTTGGGTTTCCTGCTTCGTTGCGGACTGCCCCGAAGAACGTAGTCCTTCGATGGTCTTGCGTCTGCTCCACAGGCAAATGGCACCGCTTGTCCAGCGGCGAGGATATTCTTGGCGGCGTTAATGTCTCGGTCATGCGTGGCCCCACATTCGCATGTCCATTTGCGATCTTTCAAAGAAAGATCGGCTTTTCTCCCGCAACAAGAACAAGTCTTGCTACTTGGGAACCAGCGATCTACGATGAGTAGTTCTCTCCCATACCACTCAGCCTTATATTCAAGCATAGTTCGGAAACTCCGCCAGCCTTGCTCGCTTATACGTCGAGAAAGTTTGCGGTTCTTAACCATGTTTTTAACGGCCAAATCCTCTAGCGCAATCGTTTGGTTTTCACGAATGAGCTTGGTGGATAGTTTGTGGAGAAAATCGTTTCGCGTGTCGGCGATATGCTGATGAAGGCGGGCAACTTTAAGCCTAGCCTTTTCGCGGTTCTTAGAACCCTTCTGCTTGCGAGAATGCAATCGTTGTAAGCGAACCAATTTTTGGCGCAAGCGACGAATACGCTTTGGTTGTCCAAACTTCTGCCCGTCACTCGTTGACGCGAATGTTTCGATTCCCAAGTCGATACCGATCCTTTTGTCGGAGTGCGGGAGCTTAGAGATTTCCTCTTCACATAGAAGGCTGGCAAACCATTGACCGCTGGCGTTTTGCGAAACAACACACTGACTTGGCTCTCCAGAGAGTTTGCGCGACCAAATAACTTTGAGAGGCGTTTTAATTTTAGCAAGAAAAAGATTGTTTCCGTCAATTCGGAAGGCGTTGTCTAGAAAACGTGCGTTTCCACCATTCTTTCGTGTTTTAAAAACTGGATAGCAAGCTCGTTTCTTAAAGAAGTTTACAAACGCCGAATCAAGATTGCGCAAACTTTGTTGCAAGCAAACGCTTGAGACGCTGTTGAGCCACGCTTTCTCGGGCGATTCCTTCAATTCCGTCAAACCTTTAGACGTTGCATTGTAAGAAACGCTTTTCTTGCTTGTTACCCACGCCTCGCGCCGCTGAGCCAGCGCCCAGTTATAGACAAATCGGCAGCAGCCGATTGTCTGCCGCAAAACAGTTTCCTGTTCTGGCGTTGGATAGATGCGGAATTTGTAAGCACAATGCGTCACTCATCATATATTACACTGGATTTATCAAAATCTTCGATAATTGTTAAATATTTAGCGGAAATTCATCCTTCACCTAAAGGAGGATGTTTTCTTTGCGTGCCATATAAGGAATTACACCCCTTTTGCGTGTAACGCTTTTCAGGATTAAGGATTTCCACATGCAAGCAAAGGACTCTCTTCAAAAAAGGCAGCGTCGTTTTATTACCGCGTTATTCAAAGAATACTTAGAAATTCTAGGAGAAGTCAAGGCTTCGCATGATGAGTTTTATGGAAATCTTCTCGATAAGTTACCAAAAGAATATATACCTATTCTCGTCGTAGGAAATCCATTCTCAAAAGAGAAATACCAACGCCTTCGTAAGAAAATCCTAGATTCGGGCAACGATGTTATTCGTGAGTCTGATTTAGAAATAGATAATTATGAAGTGTCTTTCTGTCTTTAAACGTTAATATTAATAAACCATGGCCAAAATCACTCCCCTATACGAATTCACCGTCACCGAAAAGACCGAAAAGCAGGTCAAAAAGCCCCAAACCGTTGACGGCAAGGAAGCTATTGTCGAAACAACCGAAACGGTCGAATCTCCTGTAAAGTTCCTATTCAAGAAACCATCTCGAATTGACACCCGCGAGGCCGAACTGTTTTACGCTATGCGCGTAAACTATTACATTCAAGAGAAGAAACTCATGACGCGGGCCATGCTTTTGAACAAGTATTCTGACAACGGCGGACTCATCTCCGATTCTAGCTCTAAAGAATTGGCCAAAGTCCAGACCCGCCTCTACGAAGTCCAAGAAGAACTGATTGTCGCTGGCACTCAACCCAAGAAAGCCGTCAAGCAAAAGATCAAAAAACTAAAGGACGAATTCTCCCTCTTGCAGAATCAGATCATTGAACTCCACCAGTACAAAACATCTCTCTTTGCTTTGACCGCCGAATCTAAAGCTGAAACCGATCTTACCACTTGGTTTGCCGTCAATTTCATCTACTTCCAACGCGAAAATGATGAGCCGCAAAAAATGTTCGAAGGTGCAAACTTTGAAGATCAGGAAAAGTTCTACTTTGAACTAGAGGAAGCCCCAACACCTGTTTATTCCGCCGCAAAAGAAAAAATCGCCCTAACCAGCGCCCTTTATGCCTACAATATGGGTATTACCGCCGAAGAATTCGCCTCTCGTATGACAAGCATCGAGAAGGTGGACGAAAAGGTTGAAGAGAAGTCTGATGAGTGATTTTTCGCCATTAATTTGCGAAATATTTGACGGCCTCACTCCTATTTTGGATGGGGCCGTTTACTTGCGCCATATCAATTTGCGTGATCAAAAGGTTTTGGCGGATGCTTTCGAAAAGCAAAAAAAGATAGCCTTAAAATCCGTCCCGACAGAGAAAGAATGCCTTGAGCGGCTAAAAAAGAGCAACCTCTGGACGGACAAGGACGAACTTGATATTGAGGAAAAGAAAAGCTACATCGAAACTCTTTCTAATACTAAAAAAGCCTTAGAACTAAAAAGCCAAAAAGACTCAACTCAAAAAACAATCGACGCCCAAGCTAAAGAGCTAAACGTAATTTTGAACAAGCGGCGCGAATTGATTTGCACCATCGCGCCCTTTGGAAAAACGGCGGAAGATTATGCTGTTTCGTTCTCCAATGAAGAGTTTATTCGTAATATCCTGTATTCCGATAGGGAATGTCGGGAATTGAAATACTCGCAGGAAGATTTTAATCAAATTGACGACCTTTCGCCGTTTATGAAAGAATACTACGGCTTGACGGACAGAATGACGGACGAGAAAATCCAAGAGGCAGTGTTAAGCGATGCTTTTTCCCTATATTTGTCGCAAGTAGAGAAACCGTTTGACTTTTTTGGCCGTTCGGTTGTTTCTTTGAGTATTTATCAACTAAAGATGCTAGCTTACGGCAGAATGTTCCTAAATATCTTGCAAAATGTCGAAAACATTCCCGACTCCATAAGAAAATCGCCAAAAGAACTACTCGATTTTGTTGAAACTCAAAAGAAAAGAGACAAAAACCCAACAAAAGGAAGCAAACACTCAACTGTTGGTGTTGTCGGCGCGACAAAAGAAGACTTGGAATACTACGATCCTACAGCTAAAAAGATAGATTTGGCCGAAGAATTGAAGAAAAACGGCGGCAAAATGGACTCCACGCAAATGGCTAATTTATTGTCCAAGTAAGCGTGTAATCCTCTTGATAGAGGAATATGGCCGAAAATCTTAAAATACCAGCAAGCGTTGATCTTGAAATTCGCCAAGCAGAGGCGAAAGCTAAGGTCTTGGTTGACAAGATTAGTTCTTCGTTTCAAAAAATTAAGATTGGCGGCTTTGATTCGTCTGGATTAAAAGCTGGCAGCGCGGCTCTTGGCCGAATTCGTCATGATGCAGATCAGTTTACAAAGTCGATGGAAGCGGCCAATGCTCGCGTATTGGCGTTCGGAACTGCCGTTGGTGTTATCGAAGGTATGCGGCGCTCATTTTTAGCGCTTGTCAAAACTACCGCTGATGTAGAAAAAGCCATGACACAAATTGCTGTTGTCGCTGGCGATAACTTCTCGAAGGCTGGAATTAGCATTGAACAGTTCGGCAAGCAGATTTTCCAAACGGCCAAACTCACTGGCCAAAGCTTTGAAATCACTTCAAAAGCGGCGCTAGAATTTTCCCGTCAAGGTCTTGGTGTTCAAGAAACGCTAAAGAGAACTCGCGATGCGTTAATCCTTTCGAGAATTTCTGGTGTCGAATATAAAACTGCCGTTGATGGTTTGACTTCAACTCTTAACGCTTTCAAGCAGTCAGGCATTGACTCAACGACAGTAATTAACAAACTCGTAGCTGTTGATAATGCTGCTGCTGTTTCTCTTGTTGATTTAATTGAAGGTTTGCAGCGTTCAGCTTCCGTTGCACAGTTGACTGGCCAAAATATTGACCAAACTATTGCTTCGATTGCAACTCTTCAAGAAATTACGGCGCGTGGTGGTTCTCAAATTGGTAACTCACTCAAGTCTATCTTTACGCGCTTATATGATGAAGATTCTATCAAGTTTTTGGAAACTTTTCAAGGCGGCGTAATTAAGGTGCGTGATGAAGTTGGAAATCTTATTCCCGCGATTGAAATCATGCGTAATCTCGGCAACGCTATCAAGGATTTGCCGAAAGATCAACAGATTAACATCTTCAAAGATATTTCTGGCCTTTATCAAGTCAATGCTGCCGCCGCATTAGCTGGACAAGGTTTACAGGAATTGAATAAGCAAAGGTCTATTTATGATAAAATTCTCGGAACATCTGAGGGCGCGAAAGATAACGCTTTGGCCGCTAATGCAACTTTGGCCGAAATCTTGTCTGCTAAATTTAATACCCTGGGCGTTCAATTAGAAGAAATTTTAAATTCGGCTGGGAAAATCGGCGTAAAAAATCCTCTTTCTAGTCTTTTAGATTCACTTATTGACACGGGCGACTTTCTTCAAAGTATTCTTGAGGGGACAGACCTTTTCAGCCAAAGTATTCAGAAAATAGGTAGCTTCCTTGGCGGTAGCTTATTTTCGCCAGCGGTTTTCGGAGCGATTGCTATTGCAATTGGCAAAATCGGCGTAAACTTTGCGACTTTCGCGATTAACGCTGGCAAGACGTTTTTGGGCTTAAACGCGGCGGGTCAGGAGCAAGCGGCCATTCAAAAAAGTATCGCCGCTTACATTCAACAATCTGGCGCAAATTTAAGTACACTTTTAACCAGCGAATCGGCCCGATTAAATCTCGCTAAACAAATTTCCGCTGAATGGGCCAAACAGGCTGTTTACGCCAAACAAGTTAGCGCCGTTTCTCAAATTGTTTCTGGTTCGGTTTATAATTCTGGACTCAGAGTTGGTGAAGCTGGCCCAACACTCTCCAAGAAAGGTTTAAGAAGCGCCGAAGGTTATTTGCCAGACCTCGTTTCTGGTGAAATGAATGATATTAAGAAAGGAATTGGTGGCGCAAGCTCCAATTCTAAGGTTGTAGTTATGCCCAATTTTCCTCTTGGTGGGGGAAATAAGGGTTTAATGGTAGCTAATTCTTCTGAAAGTGTTGTTAATCTTGGCGGCGGCAAGTTCGGTGTTTTAAATCAAGACATGATGGGTCAAAGAGCCGCTAGCGGATTCTTGAAGGGCCAAAGACTCAAGAATTCTTCTGGAAAATTCACAACGGCGGATAACCTTGAGGTGGGGTTAGAAAATCAAGTTCAACTCCTTGTTGACTTAGGCCAAACAATTGAACAAATCGTAGATGCTGCTACGGTTGTTATTCGGTCTTTTGACTTAAATGAAAAGTCCATACAGCTTGTTGTTTCTTCAACTGAAAAATATGCAAATTCATTAAAAGTAGCTTCTGAAAGAGTTAAACTCTTGGCGGAGGCAAGCTCTAATGGGTTTGATGTGGCCGCTGGTGAAGCAGAAGCTAGACGCAGAGCAAATCCTTCGTCTAATATTTATGGCAATATTGGGTCGGCCAATACTTCCTTTAATGGTGGTAATTTAAATAGCACTGCTGACGTTTTCGGGGTAGGAGCTGCTCAAAGACAAAGAGTGTCTTCTAATTCTATTTATGGTAACGTAGGTTCGGCCAATACGTTTTTTGATGGCGGGAACCTTAGCTCCCCATCAAATTCATTTGGCGTTGAAGGCTCTGCTCAAAAATATCGTAGAGAAAATGAAAAAAAATCCCTACAAGAACAAGAAAGAAAAGCAAAGCTTCAAGCTTTATATGGAGAATCTTTAGCCGCAAGAAGAGAATCTCTTGGCGTCAAGAGTGGTGGCGGATTCAAATCTGGCATTGCTGGCGTAGATTCAAGAATCCCCCAATCTTCACTAGCCGTAGCTAGCAAAACAGTTGACCCAGAAGCTCTTCAAAAGCTAGCCATCAAAGCGGTAATTGCCACAAGCGTACTTGACGGTTTATCGGCATCCTTTTTGCGAGGCTCAAAAGAAACGGAAAAATATGCCGATTTAATTTCCAAAATCGCTATATCAGCTTTTGCATTTCAAGGGCTAAATCAACTTGGCGGGGTAAATGCGTCTAATCTTGGCGGGGGAAAATTAGCGGAAAAACTTGGGAGTCTTTTAGGTGGTGCTAGTGGAGGCGCTGGCGGAGCGCTTAAAAAAGCAACAGGCAGTCTTCTGGCCTTCGGCGGCGGATTACTTAAGTTTCTACCAGTTATTGGCCAAGGAGCACTCGCCCTTACGGTTTTAAACGAAGCAGTTCAAGTTGTGACGGGTAAAAGCGGATTTCAAAGACTTAAGGAGGCGTTCGGCGGATTGACCGTTGAAGCTGAAAAATCAGCACAAGCGTTTAAAGATAATGCAGAATCTTTATTTGATGCATCTGGCAAAGCTATTCTTCGCACCCCAAAAGAAATTCAAGGCAGCTTCCAATCCAAACTCTCGGACGCTAGAAAAGAGCGCGAAGCAAAAGCTGCTGGCATTAATACCGAAGGCAAAGACCAATCTCAAATCTCCAATGAACTTTTGGGAAAAAGATTAGATAATCTTATATCTGCCACAAAAACTGGCACCGTTAACAAAATAGGATTTGGCGGGCAAGGAGCTGGCGGAGTCGTGGAAGTTGAAGAAACTCTTGGTAATATAAATTCCTCGATAACTACGGTTATCAAAGAAAACCTGCAACTCTTATCAAATCAAACAGAAGAAGGCTTGCGAGAATTTCTCGCTTCAAAGGGCGTTTCCAAAATTGGAGCCGAAGACATAAAATCCTCTGGTTTAGACAAGCTCCAAGACGAAGTTTATAAGTTGTTTCTTGAAAACATTGCCAAAAATATCGAACCAATTAAACGCGCCGCTGAATCGGGTCGTGCGGGCGAGCTTACGGCTACATTTGGACAAAGATTCTTTAATATTTCAGAAAAAAAGACGGCCAAAGCTGGACAATTAGGGAATTTCCGCTCTGAAAAATTCTCGCAAGAATCTATTGATAAATTTCTCGATGTCCAAAGAGAAATTGAACTTCTAGCTTTCGATTCATCCACGGCGTCTCTTGAGGCTAAAATTAAAGGTCTTGAATCTTTATCAACGAGTTCGTCCTTGTCTAGTGTTGCGAAAAATGATATTGAAAATCAAATCTCCAATATTCAAAAAAGTATTTACGAAGCGGCTCTGAAAAAAGCAGAAGTCGAATCCAAGAATGAAATTGAAAAAATCAAGAAAAACTCTGGAGAAGGCAAAGAATTTTCAACCCTAGAAGGTAACGCCCGCATAACTAAAGTTATCGAGCAATTTGGCGTCCAAGAAACAGAAATCAAGGCTAACATCAAGTCTATAACGGATAACACGAGAATCCGCCAACAGGAATTTAACGCTATTCAAAAACTTGTGCCAGCAATTGAAGCTGCCAAATCTTCCTTGAATACCATAGCCCTAGACAGGGCCAAAATCCAAGGAAACATCACTCGTTTACAAGCTCAATCCAACAATCCTCAACTAGGGACACTCCAAAGAGAGCAGTCTCAAAGAGATTTGGCTGGACTTCAAGTTCAAGAGCTTAACAAATCAAGAGATGAACTTCTAAAATCGACAGAAGCCCAGAGGCTCGAAATAGACTCTACAATTCAAGACGAAAGAACCAAAAGACGCGCCATTGAAGACCTTAATAATTCAAGAGATATAGAGCTTGAGGCTATTAATGCAAATATTGACGCTTTGAATATCGAAACGTCTCAGATTGGATTAACAAAGGATGCCCGTCAAGAATTTCAAGATTCTCTATTGGAATTTTCTAGAGGATTGGGTCAAAGTCGCGCTCAAAACCAATTTAATCTTCTCCAAGCTACCGACAAATCCTCTATTGTCAGCGGCTTAATCGGCGAACAATCTTTTGACGCTGTTCAAGGAAAGTCTGGTTCTGATTTAGTGTCCTCTTTATCGGAACAAAACGCTATTCGTCAGCAACAGTTTGACATTGCCACAGCCGCGAGTAAAGTCGAACGCTTAAATCTTGAGACAGAGCTTGAATTGAATCAGCAAATTTTTGCTATTCGAAACAGCGATTTGTCTGCCGCCGAAAAACAGTTGGCTATAGAAAATGCTATTAATGCAAACCTCGAAAAACGCCGCTCGTTCGGATTCGGCGTTCGCGAGTCTCTTAGCGGGATGCAAGATGAAGTTAATAACTTTGGCAGCACTTTCGGCAAAACGGCTACGGAAGGATTTAAAGACGGTCTTGTTGGGGCAATGCAAGCAGCGGTTTCTAGAACTGGTAGCTTAAAAGAATCCCTTTTGGACGTAGCTCTTGCTTTTGCGAATAAATTGCGCGATGCAGCGCTTGATAATTTGGCGAAAATTGCAACCAACGCTCTTTTCGGACAGGGCGGTTCGGGTGGCGGTGTTATTTCTAGTGTTTTAGGCGCATTTACAAAAAGAGCTTCTGGCGGTCAAGTGACAGGTGGTTCTGGCACTAAAGATGACGTGCCAACTCTTCTTATGGGTGGCGAATATGTTGTCAATAAAAAGAGCGTCCAAAAATACGGCTCGCAATTCTTCGAAGCACTAAACAGCGGTTCCGTAGGTCAAATGGCTCAAGGTGGCTATTTCGCGCCTGGGGTTCGCGGTCAAGGAAACATCACTGGCAAAGAAAACCTACTAGATTTCGCCACACAAACGGCCACTTCTGGCGGTCAAGATGTTCGCCGTTCACTAATGGGTGGCGCTGGAATGGTTTCTCTTGAGCCAGAAAGCCTTAGACTATCTAGCTTTAATCGTTTCGGCGACTCCCCTATTGTTCAAGCTACTCAAGACGCTAAAGACCAAGCTTTCGGCCTATACGTTGATCAACTCGGCCAAGAGAAACAATACCAAGAAGAGTTGGCGGAATATTACCGTCAACTTGAAGAAGCTCGCGCCGCCAAGGAGAAGGCTAAAAAAGAAGAAAGAAGACAATTCTGGATTTCCCTCGCCGTCGCAGCAGTTGGTGGTGCTACTTCTGGATATAAAGCCAATTCGGCTGGTAAAAACGCAAATAGTCTTGGCAATACTCAATATAGCGGCGGATCAATTAGAGGCGTCTCGGAAAGGCCAAATATTTCTGGTGTTAGCGCTGGTTCTTCGTCATACAGGGGTTCTTCATCTAATTATTTTAACTCATCTTCGAATTTCGGCATTCCATTTAGAAGTGCGCCGTCTTATTCTGGCGGTGTTACTAATTCCTATAGGCCGAGTTCGTTTGATTATTTAAATTTTGGAAGTGATATTTTGGGAATTTATTCTGGTAGGAATTTTGGTTCTCTAATCAATCGCTCTACACAGCCTCCCCGCAGAGGATTTGGAGACTATGAAAATCCACTTTTCCCGTCAGCTAGCTATACCCCTTACGGAAGAAATTCTGGCGGCGCAATCTCTGGTTCGGGCGACACTGTTCCTATCATGGCCAGCAAGGGAGAGTTTATGATCAACTCCTCTGCTGCCAAGAAAATTGGTTATTCCAACCTTTATTCAATGAATAACGGCGGCGTTCCTTCTTCCGAGGGCGACGATTCAATGATTGCCGCAAAACTTGACGAACTCATTGAAAAAACCATCGGCGCAAGTAATGTCACCGTCAACGTAACCGTTTCCAAAGACGGCGAAAAGTCTTCCGAAGAAGGCGGCGGCGACCAAAACAACAAAATGCTAGCCGAAAAACTTCGCAGCGCAGTTGTGCAAGTTATTCAATTGGAACAAAGACCTGGAGGCGTTCTTAGCAAAAGATAATGTCCAAAACCACTTCAATCCTCAACTACGGGCAATCATTTCGATTCAATGGTTATGATTTGTCGGGCGTTTCTAGCGTTAATTTTGAAACGGATTTTGGCGTTGGCAGCTTTCAAACTCTTGGGCGCAAAAATTTTGGACACGCAAAAGTTTCGCCGTCTGTTGGGCGCGTGAGTTTAACCAGATCGTTAATCTATGCTGATCCAGTAGTCTCTTTTACAGGGGAATCTTGTTTTTCGGGCGTTTTTTCCTATGGCCAGAGTCAATATGGGTTCGAGTCGGGATATTTAAATAACTATTCTGTATCGTGCTCTGTTGGGCAAGTGCCAAGTGTTTCTTGTGGGTTTTCTGTTTACGGCGAAATGAAAAGCGGCGCGGCAACTCATACTGGAGTGACGCATCCTGATATTTTTGTGCCGTCGCCGAGAAGCATGGAAATATCCAACGATTATGGCAATTCTAACCGTATCAAAAGCTTTGACTACTCTCTTGAAGTCCCTAGAAGGGCGAGATATTCAGTTGGGCCGAATCTTTTCCCAGATATTGTAGAACAAAACGGAGCTATAAATATAACCGCTTCCGCCACCTTTGATGTTGGCGGGTTTTCGGCTTTGGATTTAAATAATTTTGTCAGATATGTTTCCGCGCCAAATTTTACTATTAATATAAAGAACAGAGATTTGTCGCAAACAATAATGACCCTGCCCGTTTCCAATGCTCAAATCTATAATCAACAAATTGAAGGAACGGTTGACGCGCCGTTGTCTGTAACTCTTCAATATCAAGGATACTTAGAATGAGCCTTTTTTACGATAGAGACAGAAATATTTCGGGTATTGAATTACTAACGGGATTGACATATTCGCCCGAATACGGATCGTCGGTTCAATTCGAGGCAAGAAACAATTACGTCTTGTCCTCCGATAGAATCCAGTCTATCGCGCCTCTTGGATTAAATAGTATTGTTGGAAAGTTCGCCTTAAAGTTTTCTTTACGGGAGAACGATGCACAAAAACTAATTAACTTTTATGAAAGCCAAAGTGGAACGGGTATTTTTACGTTTAGCGATTCTTCCAATATTTACAAAACCCTTAGCGGGACAATTGATTCTCTTGGGGGGCTGGACTCTGCTAGCAATGGTAAATATGGCCTTGCTTTAGATTTTCATGTGGAGAGAAATGCTCCGTGTTTAAACTGGAGCGGCCAAAGTTTTGTCTCACATGAGTTTAGAGCATGGCAACCAAACCAATCCTACAACAAATACGACATTGTATGGTTCGAACATGATGTGGAAGAGCCTACAAACAATTGGTTCTACTCTCTCGAAGATCACACGTCAAGCTTGTCCAATAATCCTTTATCGACGGGCCAAAACTGGACAACCAATTTGTTCGAAGACTCGAACGAAGGCTTTTCTGTCAACCAAGCTCCGATGGTGAAAAAGTCGGAGTTCAAAGCTTCTTTCGCCCAAAGAATCAATGACCAAAAGAACATCCACTCTTTTGAGTCCATCGACATTTCTTACAAAAATATTTCCGACAAGAAAACAAAATCTCTTCTCCATTTCGCCGAATCAAAATTAGGTTACAAAAGATTCAAACATCAATTCCCCGAAATCTACAATCGCCCGAAATTGTTTACTTGTGCAAGCTGGGGCCACCAATGGAACGCTAAAGAAAGCAATAACTTAACCTTGTCTTTGATGGAAGACCCTCTTGGTGTTGAAGAAAAAGGTTCCCCGTCAATTTCTATCACGCAACAGAGTGGGCAGTCTCAGCTAAATCTTTCGGTGACTGGTTCAGGATATTGTTTCTATCAGACGGGCGATTTAAAACAGTTAATTTCTTTCCCAAATTTGAACATTCCGTGGGGCAATACTGGGCACGCTAACACGCTAAAGCTTTTTGGGCCAATTGTTGGATTAACGGGCACGGGCCAATCTATCATCAAATCAAGATACGATATTGCCAAAAATTTGACTCATTTAAACATGAGCGACAACTCTATTGGCGTGGCGAATTTGTATTACGCGCCTAGTTTGGTTGATTTCAATTACAATAACAATAATGTAGGTGGGTTTGATTTGCGTGAAAAACCTAATTTGAGAAAGATTCAAATACAAAACAACAGCGCAACATATTTAAACATTGCCAACTCCCCGCAAATTACTGGTTTGTATGCCACGGGTAATTTTATTAGTGGGTCTTATATTAACGAAACTTTTGGGGTTTTATATAGTGGCGGATTATTTAGTGGCATTGCTGACATGCAAGGAAATGGCGAAATTTCTAATTCTGCCTATTCTTTTGTAACGGGACTGACTGGAAGGGCGTGGAGCGCAACCTACAATTACGATCCATATATTGAAGCCACAACGACCTTAGCTCCAATAATTAACCCAACAGGTTATTTTGTCACTATGGGACTAGGCTCTACCGCTCATGACGCATGTAACGCCCCTTCAATAGAAGATGTTTTGTCGGATGCAGAGTCGTTGGATTTGATAACTAAGATTAATTACTCCAACACATCTGTTTCTGGCAATTCTATAGTCTATGTTGCTGATGGAACTACTTACTATATATTTAATAGAACTTGTTGCGGCAAAGGATCGTTTGGAGGAACGGGAGAATGTCCCCAGGAGACTACGGAACCTCCGACTACCACTACTACTACTACAACTAGCACTAGCACTACTACTACAACTAGCACAACAACATCCGACCCTTGCATATATGGATGCATGGACTCTAACGCCTTAAATCATGATCCTCTAGCAACATGTGACGATGGCTCCTGCATCTACCCCTAGTCTGTCTATCGGAATGGTCACTTTTGACGACTTTAATGGTGTTTATTTTACCATTCAGTCATTGAAAATGTATCACGCGGAAGCGCTGGCAAATTGCGAGATTATTGTTATAGACAACAATCCAGAATCTAAGGAGGGAAAGGAAACGGCGGCTTTCTGTGCGACCGATAAAAACATCAAATATATAAAATTAGACAACTCTCGCGGGGCTTTTGCTAAAGAAGACGTGTTTTTTCACGCAAAATCGGATAATGTATTAGTTTGCGACTGTCATGTTTTGTTCGCGCCCAACGCTATTCAATCTTTAATTTCTTTTTTTGAAAGCGGCGAAGATGGTGGCAACTTGATACAAGGGCCGCTCTTATCTGATGATATGAAAGTGATTGCTACCCATTTAAAACCAACATGGGGAAGCGGGATGTTTGGCCAATGGGCGTATGATGAAAGAGTTAAGAGTGAAAAGTCTTTTGAGATTCCCGCCCAAGGAATGGGTGTTTTCGCATGCAAGAAGAATGCTTGGGTGGGGTTTCCTAGTAAATGTAAGGGTTTTGGGGGTGAGGAATTTTTTGTCCATGAAAAATTCAGGCAGGCAGGCAGGAAAACAATGTGTTTGAGTAAATTTTCTTGGTTGCATAGGTTCAGACGCCCTAATGGTGCTCCTTATCGGCCAACTCGCGAAAATAAATTTAAAAACCATATTAGAGCCATGCTGGAAACAGATATGCCTATTTTTGAAGCTTTAGAACACTATAGGACTATTGGAGAGAAACAGTCCGATTTAAACAAGTGGCTTTCTGAGGTTATCTTGGAAAAAATGTAACTATTAGTGATGCCCAACTTTATAAAAAGCAACTCCTGCCTATTTGCAGTCGATTCCTCTCCAGCGTTTGTTACGGGGGAGCGTCTTGGGCTGTATTTCTTGAGCCTTATGGAGAATGTGGATTTTTCCACGTCGCCAGCGAGAACTCAGTCTAGGCAAATTGGCTCCCAAAATTACGGCGTTGATGAGGTCAACTTTTCGCCCGATATTATTGCTAATTTGAGCTATCTTTCGCGACAGGATTTTGATTCTGATTCTTTAATTGGAATGATTTATCGTCCGTCTGGCAATTATCAGCAAGTTTTTACGGGCGTTAATGATTTTTCCTTCAATGGTTATCTTTTCTTCTCCGATTTGCAGGGTTACGATCTGATTAAACAAATCAAGGACGCAAATTCCTTTAGCGGAGTGAATGTTGTTTCTTTGGGTAACTGTTACCTGACAAACGCTTCTCAAAGCTATAATGTCGGCCAATTGGCGAAAACAACCTGCCAAATTGTGGCATCGAATATCACCTCGGAAACTTTGGCTGGCAATTATATGCAAATTCCAGCGATCAACCTTGAAAGTGGAACGACTGGAGATGCGGCGACTATATTCTTGAATCCATTGCAAGTTCATAGGCTGCCAACTGGCAATTTAACTGGAGTAGTTCCCAATATTTGGAGCGCCAGATTCAGGCCGTCTTTTGACAATCTTCAAATTCCAAACCAGAGGCTAGATTCTTGGAATGACGCACATATTCAAAATATGGAAATATCCTTATCTATAGATAGGGAAAACTCTTATGGGTTCGGCAGCGATCATGTTTATGGGAGAGATGTTAAATTACCCGTTCAGGGGTCTATTTCTATTAATGGGCTTGTTTCGGACTATTCGACGGGTTCGTTTGACGCTTTGATGAGAAATGAATCAAAACAAACAATTGAAATTTACCACCGCGATCCTCAAGATGAGTATTTGTCTGGATTATCTTCCGACAGTTTCGCCGCATTAAATGAGACGGGCCACATTGTTAAAAACCGTTGGTTGAAATTTGACGATTGCGTTTTGCGCGAAAAAAGAGATTCACTTTCTGTTAACGGGCTGTATGAATTTAGCGCCCAATTTGATTTCGCCGCTTCTGAAAACAAAGGGTTTTCCTATAAGCAGGGCGAAACTACTTCTTTTGATGATTTTTTGTTGAGGTCAAGCGATTTGAAGAGGTTAGTTTCGTCGGATGGCTATCATTTGATCACAGACCCATTTTGCCGCGCTTACACTGATGGTTGTGAGGTTCAGACAATGCTTTCTGCTGATGGGTATATTATGTGTACTGTGGATAATTTTGTGAGACAGGGAGCTAATCAGACATGTTCTCTTCCTATAAGCGCTCCTTATGGATTGTATTTTACAGACGGAGAAGCTGCTATAGGTGGAAACGCCGTCTTGAACTGGCTTCAAGACGGTCCATATACGAGCTTTTCTGTATATCGCTGTATAGGTGGAGATGGAGGCCCGTGGGTGAATGTTTCAAATACTTCTAATTTGTTTTACAATGCGTCAATTCCGCAGGAAGATGCCGTACATTATTATTATGTTGTTGCGAATAATGGCCAAGCGGTTTCTGAAAATTCAGAAGTGATTTATGCAACATACGTTGAGCCTCTTGGAGTTCCTTATAATTTAATAGCTAATGACGTTGGACATGCCGCAAATATAAGCTGGACGATTGATGAGACTAGCCATGATTTTATACAAATTTATAGGGACGATATTTATGCTGGCGCTTCATTCACAAATTCATATGTTGACACTCCTCTTGATGGAGGTAATTATTACCAATATACGTTAAGAGCTTTCAAAGCTTCTCCAGATTACTATGGAGAATATTCTACTGGTGTAGGGGTTTTAATTAACGGCTAAGGTGTAATTAAAATAAAGGACTATGGATTACTACGCGCTCACACAATCAATGGGACTGGCTCAACTAGCCATTTTCACCGCGTATAATTCCCTAATTCTTGAGGGAACTGGACTCATCCGAGTCGTCAATCCCCCAGTTTCATCAACTTCTGCTGGAATTTCTGGCTATAATGTTGCTTTTAGTGGCGATTATTTTTATGCATGCACTGGAAATAATCAGTGGGGAAGAACTCAAATCTCCAAGTTTTCTCAACCTATATACTGCAATAACTCGGAATATTATTGCAATAATAATGCAATCTACTGTAACGCTTCGGCGTCTTAAATATGGCTCAACAAACTATTGACACATCCACCCAAACAGACCTTCTTTATCAGGGGTTTGAGAAGGTTAATGCAAATTTCGCAGAACTTTACGCCTCTCTTGTGAGTACGGGTATGATGATCGACTATTGGGGTTCTTCTGCGCCAAACGGATGGGTTTTAGCCAACGGCCAAACTATCGGTAACGCTAGTTCTGGAGCGACAGGTAGAGCTAATGCTGATACGGAGCAGTTATTTACGCTTCTCTGGAATAGTCTAGCAAATGCGCAAGCTCCAGTTTCTAGCGGAAGGGGCGGTTCAGCAGCGAGTGATTTTGCCGCACATAAAACCATCACCTTGCCTAATTTAAATGGCCGAGTATCTGTCGGTAAAGACGCTTCAACTTTTGCAACTCTTGGCGATCAAATTGGTGAAGAAACACATGTTTTAACAGAGGCAGAACTTCCATCTGTTGCCGCTCACTCTCATGATGTTGGAGACAACGTATCAGTGGCTACTGGCGGAGACTATAACGTATTTTCCACAGTCGTTGGCTTTCCTTCGACGACTCAATTGGGCGGCGGGTTTGGTAGCGATACGGCCCATAATAATATTCAACCTTCTATTGTCTGCAATAAAATAATTAAACTTTAATGGATTACACTCTCTACAACACCGCTGAACAAGCTGACAGAGCCATCTCTGGCGCGTATGAGGCTTTGGTTGTAGCTGGGACAGGTCTTTTTCGATATGTCGCTCCACCAACTAGCCAAGCAGCTTTCGGCGCTGTTGGAACAGCCTCCGTTAGTGGCGCTTACTTTTTAACCCCAACTGGCACCAATCAATGGGGCCGAATTCTTCTCTCCTCTTGGTAGTATGGCTTCTCGTGTTTTTCATCTTTCTGGTTTACAATTGGATCAAGCGACTTCGGGCGCTTATTATGCTTTAATTGTTTGGGGCACTGGCCTTGTGCGTAACACTGGCGAACAGCCGATTTCGGGCGTTAAGACGTTTTATGACTCGGCGTTTTTCCTAAATAATGTAAATGTTGGTGGGGATTTTGCGATTACAGGAGACGTTGTTGGAACGCTAGAGCCAAAAACTGACAACCTCTATAATCTTGGATCAACCTCGAAAGAATGGCGAAATGTTTATTGCGACGGAACAGGCTGGTTTGATACGCTAATTGTTGACGAAAACTTAACCGTTGCAACTGGCTTGTCTGTTAGTGGTTCAACTACAATCGGCGGAAGTCTTTCTGTTGGGTCTAACTCAACCATTACGGGGAACTTGAACGTAACTGGCAACTTTACGGTAACTGGAGACTTTTTGCCGAAAAACATTGCCACGCACTTTTTGCCGAAAACCAACAATCTTTATGATCTTGGCTCTTTGTCTAGCCAATTTAAGAATGCTTATTTCGGCGGATTTGTTCAAACGGATGATTTAATTGTTGACCAAAGCGCTTCCGTAGCATCTAATTTGACCGTATCTGGCAACTCTAGCGTTATTGGAGATTCTACAATTGGCCGATTGTTTATTTCTGGCACTGGAATTCCAACTGGAACTGGCGCAATTGGCACTAGGGGTCAATTTGCCGTTGGAAGTGGCCATCTTTACATTTGCACTGGAACCAATGCTTGGGGCCGCACGCACTTAACTGGCTGGACTTAAACGACTGGTGAGCTAAAAAGCTTCAAAAGCTCTTCTTGGTTTTTTCTAAAGCCCGCCAAATTGTTGAAAAGACCCAAATTTCGGCAAAAATAAGACGACAATTTTAGCAACTCATCTCTCCTCTTGCCTTCAAAAAGAAAAGTCTCTTTGATGAAAGAAAAGACGCATTCCAAAAACTTATAAGAAGCCACAAAAGTTTTACACTGGATATAGTCTTCCCATGTATTCTCGCTAGATGATTGTCTTTTTAGCTCGTTAAACATGTCGTATTCTGTTGACTGCGGCATGTCGATGTTCATTTTTAGGGCCGCAAGTTCAAGAAAAACATGGGCCGAATACGATTTGCCCCACGACGAAATGTAAGCATTGTTTCTGTCTAGAAACAAATTGTCAGATGAGATATTGCCGTTAATGAGAGTATCGACGGAATGCCATGTCTTATAAAGTTGTTCGACTTCTTTTTTAAGCTCTTCTGCGCCTTTTTTGATTAGCTGGTAGTTGGAGCTATTGGTTTTTACTAAAACGTCTAGGTTTTTGTTTTCGTCCAAGGATGTTTGCTTGAACAGGGCTTTTAGGTGGTCTTTTAGACTTCTACTGTGAGTCTCTTTGGAATTATTAATTATAGCCTTAACAACTAATGGCCATGCTGAGTTGATGTTTGATTCGCCGATTTCTGCCAAACTTGGGGCAGCGATAAAATCTTCAATTTTGGCCACGACTTGAACGCCAATGTCTGCTTTGACAATAGAGAATGTTTTCGGCCCGTTTAATGGTTGTGCATCGTTCTCAAAATTGAATTCGGGGTCTAGCGATAGTTTGACGATCTTTGGGCCGAGAGTACTTTGAATCTTGTAAACGTCATAGTTATCGCTGTAGGAGACGATTTCATGTCCGCAAATTCTCCCGAGACTGGCGTTTTCGGCCACAATGTCCAAAAAATAGATTTCCGACTCTGAGGGTGTCGGATTTTGCGCGAAAACAAAGACTTTATTTTGGAGAAGGTCGGCCATACCCTATAATAACAAAAAACCCGCCGAGAGTTTCCTCATCGGCGGGTTGTCTTGGTCGGACGAAGTTAGCGACAATTTACACCAACGATCAAACGCTTAAGCACGTTGCGCGGGCGATAGTCGTTGCGATCAAAAAGCTTGAAGGTCTTGGGGGTTTCGCCGCGAAGTTGCGCGTTGAAAGTTTCTCCAGACTTGAGGGTTACGCCGAAAAAACGACCTTTAGTATTGCGGATTTGGGTTTCTGTGTTGTTCATGTGTGTGTTTTTTTTGTTTAAAATGCAGAGATGCGTTCTCCGAGAATTTCGGAGTATTCACCCATGCAAGATTTTTGTCGAACTAGGCGTTCTTTTTCTTCGCTTGGAAGGCTTTGAAAGATGGAGGAGGAGCTAATAAAGTCTCCAAGTTTCGAGATTTTGTCGTCTAGTTCCGATTTTTCGTCAATTACTCTCTGTTGGTAGTCTGGGCGCATATGTTTATAGGTTAGGCAATATATTAACGCTTGGGAGGTTAAGGTATTGCAGATTTTTGTTGCTTTTCTTGTTCTAGCTCTAAAATAGCCCGTGTAAATGCTTTTATGAGCCTTTGGCATTCTTCATCTTCTCTCCTCTCTCCCATTTGCGTCCATTCTTCATGGATACACTCTTCGCAAGTGCCAAATACGGCTGCTGAATTTTGACAATTTGGGCGGCAGCATTTGCCAATGCTTTTAAAGAGTTTTTTAATTTTGGCGAACATGTTAATCTCCATATTGGTTTCTAGTATGCGAACATGTTTTTTGCCACACATTATAAACGTGCTCTGCTGCAAGAGTCATATCTAAAGATAGCTGTTCATAGACGAAATCTTCATCGAGAAGGCCATCTTCTTTTTCTTTATTTAAGAAATCCTCAATTTTGGAGAGCAAGAATTGTTTGTTTGTCATATTAGTTGATCTTAATAAGCCCACCTTCAATCGAAGCAATGATGGCTTTTGGCCGCTGTTTGATTAAAAGTTTAGAAATTGGAGTTGTCAAGTTTTTCTGCACCGACGATTGAACGGCGCGTGCGTGAGATTGGTTCTCGCTAACGATTTTGTGAAGATAATCTACCACGGGTTCTTCTACTGTCAATAGGATATTTTGGTCTTTTAGGGCGAGAATGATTTTGTTCACAGAATCCCAGATGATTAGCTTGGAAGTCTTCTCATCAATGTCGTTGAACACTAGAACCTCATCAATTCGGCCAATAATTTCAGGCTTGAAGGCTTTTTTAATGCTTTCGGCGTAGTTTCCTTGAACGGTTTTGTCATTCAAAAAGCCCATGCTTCTTTTGTTATCGGCGGAGCCTTGGTTTGTTGTCAAGATAATAATTGTGTTAGTGAAATCAACCTTATACCCGCCGCCGTCTGTCAAGCAACCGTCGTCCATGATTTGCAGCAAGAGATTATGAACGTCTGGATGCGCTTTTTCGATTTCGTCAAAAATCACAACACAAGATGGATTATGCTTAACGAATTCGGTCAATCGACCGCCGTTTTCATAGCCAATGTATCCTGCCGTTGTCCCAATAAGGCCAGAAATCGTGCCGCGCTCTTGGAATTCGCTCATGTCAACCTTGATGTAGGCTTTTTCATCGCCGAAATAATGTTTGGCGATTTTCTTGCCTAGCATCGTTTTTCCGCAGCCACTAGAACCTGCAAACATGAATTTTGCAATAGGTTTTGTAACGTCTCGTAGGCCTACTTTTGTGCAAAGTAGAACGTCGCTTACTTGATCAATCACATGTTCTTGGCCGAAAACCTCTTTCTTGAATTCGTCCGCTAAATCCGACAATAAACTCCCTTGCGTCTGGTAGATTTGATTTTCGGTTAGTTTATACTTTTCAGCGAATGCTGAAATTGCCTGTTTTACTGAAACAATTGGTGGATTTTTCATTACCTTGCTTTCCCATCTTTCTTTGGCCGCAAGAAATTTGTCTTCTAGTTTTTCGACCTTTTTTCGCGCTTCTTGTTCTGATTTCCCCTGAATAGCGCAAGATAGGGCTATTTTCGTAATCTGGTTTTCAATTTTGGCGATGGATTCTGGCGGGGTATATGCTTTGTTCTTTGTATCAGCAAGAATCGTATCCAAAACGTCTAGCGCTTTTTCTGGGAATTTACGATATGGCAAAAATCTTTGGCACAGGTCGATTACGGTGTTTACGGCATCGAAATCCATTGACACCATATGATGAGCCTGCATTTTCCAAATGTTACCGAGAACAATCTTTAGCGTTTCGTCCTTAGAAGGTTCGGACACTTTAATCTGTTCAAAGCCAAGGAGTTCTTTTTCATGGCGCTTGTATTCCTGCTGGGTGCAAACTAAAATTACTGGAATTTTATCGCTCTCAAAAAGAGGGCTTAGAAGGTTTAGTAAACTCGTGTCTTGATTTTTGCCCACGCTTGTTGGAAGCGACGGAATAACGATGATCGAATCTCCTCCAGCCACGCTTTCCAATTCATCGGTCAAGCTAGTGATTCTTTGTTCGATAGCACCAAACATGCTTGTTCCACTAACGAGTTTTTGGCAGTCAAGTTGGTAAACCGTTTTAAATTTAAGATGGTCTGGAACATTACCAAACATGATTTTTTCAGCCAAACCACGACAAATACTTTTGCGGCCAACTCCCTCATCGCCAATCAACAAGGCGTTGTTTTTACGTTGACGAGTAACAATATTTGATAGCTCTGTGATTTCTTTTTCGCGGCCAAAAACAGATTGGCCACTATTAGCAATATCTGCGGTAATATTGTGCAAAAAACGCTGCATGTTTGGTGGCATGTCATCGTCAAAATCTTCGTTAGATTGAGAGTTTTGCGGCGGCTTGTCAAACTCAAGTAGCTTGTTACATTCTTGATTAAATCGGGCGGTTGGAAATTGCTGTTGCTCTTCAATAAGTGCCATCCATGCGCGAATTGAATTACCGACTTCTAAAATCGCAACCATTACATGCTCGCTGTCGATGAAATGGTGATTGTGTTTTTCGGAGATTTGGGCCGCAAAAGCTATTACCTCTTCGTATTCTTTTTTCGCGTCCTCACCAACTACGGTTGTGGGAAAGGCGATACCGATTTGCGAAACAGATTGGGCGACTGCTTCGCCGTTTAATCCAAGTTTGCTGAGAATTCGTGCGTGTTTTTCGCCGCTGATTAATTGGATGAAGAGTTCGGGCGTGTTGGGATTTTGATCTTTCTTTTTTGCAGATTGAGAAGCTAAGAGGATTAAACGGTTGAGGTTGGGTGCGAACTGCATGGTGGAATATACGGAATGGGCGGGAAAAGTCAAGCTAGAAGTTTGGGATTTTGGCGGATGTTTCCAAGAATTTTCAAGGTTGGCTTAAACCACAAGCTGGAAGAAATATTGAACGCCCCGTTATTGAATACGACTGGATGAACTACCGTTGTTGAACAATGATATTCCGTGTCGTAAAATTCGCCAGAAATAATGTCTCCCTCATAGATTTCTTTACCTTCTGAATCAAGGATACCAGTGAATTGCTCAAGCACAAACCTATTCTCATTCAGAATTTTAGTCGCCCCGTTATCCCAAATAGCAAGGAATCCTCCCTTTGGATGAAGCAAAATATCTTCTAGAATCCCATCGCGAAGTTCCGCGTGTTCGGCGAATATAGCTAGCTCTTTGTCCCAAACTCTAAATTTTTTAGTCATTTTTTGCCTCTGATACTTTGCTAAAGATTTGGGTGTCAATTTTTTTAATTTCATTGGCGAAAACAATATCGCCTGATTTTTGGCCGTCAACAACAATAATATCTTCCTTCTCTAAGTCTGCCGCTTTAAAGAACATGGTCGCGGGGTGATCTTCGCTATTGGGTTTTTGGTCTTTGTTGAGCTTTTGTTTATCGAAGAATAGGACAGTTGTTTTGCCACCCTCGTCTGAGAAGTTAATTCTGAGATATGATTTGTCGTTCTTTTTACTCTTAGACTTGGCGAAATCATCGACAGTGCCAACAATTCGCACGCGGTCTTTGTCTGTTAGGGAGAGCAATTCAATGACTGGTGTAAATCCTTGATTGTCTTTAAAGACTTGGCGCAAGTTATGTGTATAGGAATATCCGAGAAGTTTCTTCTCAAAGAACCATTCGCAGAATTTTCTGTGTTGGTGGTTATGATCGTAGAGTTTTCGGTAGTCCCCGTATTTTTCGCGCAAGGTTTTGAGGCGGCTATCAGATATAATGGGTTTACCTTTGTCGTTCAGTAATTTGCCTTCGCCGACTGCTTTTAAGAGTGCCAAAATGTCGTAATTAAATGATTGGCCGTAGTTTGTAACGAGAGGCTTTTCTTTAGGCGTCAAGGTGTTGAAAACTTGCGCCTCCAACATGAGCAAACTTCTATCAGTGTTGAAAGAATCCAAACAGCCAGCTTGGATGAGAGAACAGAGCGCCCCAATGTTTAGGCCCGCTTCTTTTGCTTCGTTGAAGATTTCAAATTTGTTGGTTAGAGCTTTGCCGCGAAAAACATCCAATGCGTCTGCTGTTTTATCACTAACACTCTTAACGGAAGCTAGAGCATATCGAATATTGTTTCCTTCAACCTTGAAAACTTTGTCGCTCTTAATTAAATCAGGCGGAAGTAGTCGGATGTTGAATAGGTGAAGCTCTTGAGAAATGGCCGAAATAGCTTCAAACGGTTTCTGCTCCGTAGTCGCCATCTGTAGAAGATTCTTGTAGAAGAAAACAGTATGGTGAACCTTTAAGTAAGCCGTAATGTAAGATAGCTTAGAGTACGGGAAGGAATGTCCCGCTGCGAACGAGTAATTTTTACTCTCATCCGCAACCCTCCAAACAACATCTCCAACAGATTTATCTAGGCCATTTTTCTCGGCAGTTTCATAGATTTTACTTTGCCATTCCTTCATCTCTTCTACTAACTTTTTGCCAACACACTTTCTAACACGGTCAGCATCAATTAAAGATAGGCCAATCTTATTAAGCATGGCCAACAACTGTTCTTGAAAGATTGGGATGTTCCCCGTTCTCCCCAAGACGCTATCAAAGAATGGATGAACGCTTTGACTTTCTCCTGTCCTTACAAATTCAGCATATTTATCAGCATAAGCCAAAGCTCCTGGCCTTGCAATCGCTAAGATTGCAGCCAAATCATGTAAATCTCGCGGCCTTACCTTCTGGCAAACTCGGAAGCCTACATCCGTCTCTAGCTGGAATAACCCTTGTGGCGCAACAAGGTTTTGCAGGAATTTGTATGTTTCGGGGTCTTCTTTGGGGATGTTGTTTGGGTCTATGTCAATATCTTTGCAAGTGTCATTAACAACAGACAGGGTTTTTAATCCTAGAACGTCAACCTTTACAATCAACGATCCAACATCGCCCATTTCAAAACCCGTCACAACGCCTTCTTCGCCGCTCTCGTCGTCCTTGCACCGCTCTAGGGGAATTGTTTCTTCAATATTTTCATGGCTAATTGCAATGCCAGATGCATGAATGCCTGTGTTTTTGATTAGGTTTTCAAGCTTTTGGGCGACCTTGATAATCTTTTCGTTTTGTTCGGCGAAAATAGCAAATTTCTCACTCTCCACGATGGCTTCCTTGATAGAAACAGGAATGTTAAACTTCTTCGGAATCATATCGCTAACGTGCTTGGCATCTTCTGGAGACATGCCGCCAACGATTTTGCAACACTCTGTAATGCAAACTTTGCTACTAAGAGTTCCAAGAGTTAGGATTTTGGCTGTTCTGCCTTTGTGTTTTTCGTAAAGATAGTCAATAACCCTGTATCTTTCGGAGTATGAAATATCTGAGTCAACGTCACAAAGAGCGCCGCCGTCAAGATAAACCGTTCCGTCGTCATCAATAATCTTCTTGGCGCGAACCACAGAAAGGAATCGCTCAAAGTAGAGATTATATTCAAGCGGATCAATTCTCGTAATGTTTAAGAGATACAAAACAAGAGAACTCGCCGCCGAACCTCTACCCCATCCAGTTAAGATATTTTCTTTGTGGCAAAATTGGTGAAAGTCCCAATTCAAGAGCACATAACTATCAAACGTGGTTTCTTTGAAAACGTCTAGTTCTTTTTTGATTCGATCATAGTACTCCTGCTTGTTCGGCAACTTGTCGATACCCTTATCTTGAATACCTTTCCAGCAAAGACGACGGAGAAATTCGTAATTTGAGACTGTATTCTTTAGCCCAAGTTCGTCGTAGAAGCGTTGGTCGATAGAAATTGAGGGAAGAATGACTCCCGCGTGGAGCACCTTCTTATACTTTTGGAAATAGTTAAGCATCTTTTGTGAAAAGCGTATCGTCAAATGGTTCTGTTCTCAATGTCTTTAAACTTCTATCTTCTGTTCCGTCTGGCCCTTTATTAAAAAGACTATCCAATTTTGGTCCCATTCGGCTTGACCACCTTACTTTACCGCAACCAAGGTCATCTTTCAAGCTAATTTTTGCCGATTTATAATCGTGAGCTAGAGAATACCACATTAGTCTTTCCGTAACATATTCGAGGAATGGTAGTTTTTCTCGATGGGTAATGATTACGTTCTTCTTGGAAATTTTGGCGAATTGCTCGAAAGAGTCGTCTCCTTCAATTAGAAAGTGATGGTTGCGCCACTTTTTGTAAGTGGACGGCTTGGAGTTTAAGATTTCCTCTACTTTGGGCCGAAAGTATTCAGAAATTTCATGGTACTTCTCAGTATATTCTGGAGAATATGGGTAGTAGGATTTTGGATACATACTACGGAATATACGCTAGTCTAACTGATTCGTCAACTATTTTCAGTGGAAAAATCGTAAAAAGCATTTTTGCGTGTAATCCTTAATGCTATGGTTGATGTATTTGATAAATATTGGGCTTACTTTCTTGGGTTTTTCTGGGGAGATGGGTGTTTTAAGAGTGGCGATGGGTATATGACGCCAAACATAAGGATTGTAGAAGAAGATGCTTTATCACTTTTTAGTGTCTTTGAAAAAGTTGCCACTTTTCAATTTAAGAGACAAGAATTAAAGAATAGGAGAACTCAGGGAGGGTTTTTCTTTACAAAGAACAGGGGCCTAATAGATTTAATGCTAAATAATGATTTTTTATTAAAAAGCATAAATTCTCCTAGCAAAATTCTTTCTCAGATTCCAAAAGAAAACCATAGGTATTTCTGGCTTGGCTATATCGACGCAGATGGTTGTTTTTACAAAAGAAAAGGAAGAATTGGCGGAACATTTTCTCTTGCTGGTTCTTATGAACAGGATTGGTCTGATTTTTTAGTTTTACTTAATGAATTAGAAATTGAAAACTTTTTTTATTTTCAAAAAAGCTATTTAAGTGGACGAGGTTCTGTTTTAGAAATAAAATATGGCCCAGATTTGTTTCGCCTATCTAAGTATCTTTATCCAAATGATTTTGAGTTCGGGTTAAAGCGAAAGTTCGATAAGTGTCAAAGTATAATCTCGTCTCTTCCTACGGTATCCTCTCAATGGAAAGGTGTCGGTTATCATAAAGGGGAAGGAAGATGGCGGGCATATGGCCCAAAAAATAAATACTTGGGTTGGTTTGATACAGAAGAAGAGGCTCGACAAGCTAGGGTTAAATATCTAGCTCAAAAAGTTGACGCTTAAATACCTCGAAGGTCAGTTCTACATCGTACAATGCCCCGTGGCGGTCTTCCTCCCTAAATGGCACCCCGTAATGCTTCAACTGACTCGATAGTGACGCCTTAATCTTCCTATCTCGATGATTGATCCATGAATACTGCCAAGCCAAGAAATCATCTTTCGGCGGACTCTTTGCGCCGCTTTGAATCGCCCGATACACCGCCAAAATATCCCAATGACGGTCTAGCCAAGAATAATCAGTCTTTCGGCCCAAAGCTTTGCGCCAATTATTGATAATCGCAAAATCAAAACCAAGCGTATTCATTCCCACGCTCATGTAAGATGGATCGTATAGATAGCTCTCAAACTCGTCAAGCACTTCAACAGGGTCGCGTGCCTCACGCAAGTATTGCGCTTCGTCAAAATGGTTAAAAACGGCAATTTCGGGCGCTACGCGATAATCAGGCCATTTGATTTTACGCTCGAATTTGTTGGTGACGTATTTACCCTTGGTAGTCAACCAAGCAATTTGCCAAGGAAGGCCGCTGGTCAGGCTTAAATTTGCCGTCTCAGTGTCTAGCAATAAGAATTTCTGATCAAATTTAAATCGCAAAAGGTCGTTCATTTTATTTTTCCAGTTTTTCAAGATAGCCTTGTAGGCAGAATTCGTCCGATGAAAAATTTGAAAGCTCTGGTCTGTCTAAGGTTTGAGCTTTCCCGCCTTGGCGATTTGTTAGGATTTTATAAGTAACCATCGCGTCTATGCTTGCGCGGTCTTTGTAATAGATGTGGTGAATTTCTTGAGTTTCGTAGCCATTTTTGGCCGCAAAATCAACTGTTTTCCGCCGCAAAATATGATCAAACGGCAACCCATGATCCCCCAGCCACAAGATTGGCTGACAGAAACTCAAATCAGGCAAACACTGTTTTCCGTGAAGAGAATTGCAGTGTATAAATGAGTCATAAAAGGGAATAACAACCAAAAGATTGTCGGTCAAGCGTTCCTTCAACAGGGAATAGTCCAAGAACCCGCCGAACTTTGTTTGGGCCGCTGAGTAAAGTTTCATCAACTCTTTGCAGCCGTTATCATTTTTGGCGAACAAGCAGATTTTGTGTTCGGTCTTTTCGCGATCTTCCGCCAGACGATCATTGCAAATCTTGAATCGAATGCCGAAAATTAGTTGAATGTCTGCCGCCTGAAAAGAATCAAAAGCCTTTTTAAAGCCGATAAACGTTGATTCTAGGAGGATGACTTGTTTAAGATTATTCGTCTTGGCGATTTCGAGAAGACTATCGCTTCCTTCTGGAGAAACTTTCGATGGGTCTTCCAGAGAAATCAAACTTTTCCCGATAGAATAGTTGCTTGTGAAGATCGGCAGAATCATTTTTCGTATTTTTTCTTGAGTCGGGCGAGTTCTTTTTTCTCTCGGTCTTCTTTCTTTTGTTTGTCTCGGTTTTGTGCCGCAATGATTTTGGCCGCTTCTAGTTCTCGTCTTTCCGTTTCTTGGGGAGTTTCGGGGCGAACACCAAATAGTTCTAGTCTATAGACATCCCCGCTATAGCCTTCGTCCACATCAAATTCTAGCCTTATAGTTTGAAACTCTGGCCGAAATTCAAGACCAAATGCTTGAAAAGCTTGTTCGGGAGTGAGTCTTAGTTCGTCTGGATAAACACTGGCTAGGCGTTCGCTGACAAAAATTGGATTAGGCTTCTTCATTGTTCAATACTAAATCATAAACCATACCGTGTCAACAATTATTTTGCCACTTTCTGAATCTCGTCCTTATATGCCGCGAAATCAATCAAATCTAGTGAATGGTGAACCCACCGTTCCTCATAGATAAAGACATCCAAGCCCTCAATAATCCACCCATGCTTCTTTAGGATTGACGAGTAGAAGCTCAACTGCAAAGCATACTTCGTTAGCTTATTCGCGGGAAGGTGCGAGAATGGCTGTTTTGGCTTGCTATGAGACTCTTCTTTTTCCGCGCCAATGTTCACCTTATAGTCTTGCACGCGGGCGATTTTGCGCTCTTTGTCGAGAATAGCAAGACGGTCAACTAATCCGCCCCAACCAGTGGCCGAATCTGTAACAAGAGCTTCGGCGACAACTTCTTGGACTTTGTATTTTTTATCCAATTTGTCGGTTAGACGGTTAAGTGATTCAATGGTTTTCTTGAGGAAAGGGTGTTTTGGCATTGCGTAGTTCCCATCTACGTCTTTGCCAGAGGCTTTGCGAGTTGTGGTAATGGTGTTGCCTACATCTTTGTAATTGATATAGTGCTCCAAAGCCAAGTGTACCGTTGTACCTAAGAGGGCGCTGACAGAACCATTTGAAGCCCACATTTCTTCAATATCTTTGGCCGAAACTCCCCAATATTTTGAACACTGGCGGGCAATTTTGGGCGCATCAAATGGATCGTAAAATCTCTTGATGAAAGTCGTCCCGCCTTTGAGAACTTTAACGCCACCTTCGCAGCGCATGTTGTAGATGTGCTTTGTCTCGTTGAAATCGACAATTACATCTGGTTCGCTGAACGAGTGTTTGGTGATGATTTTGTCATCAAATTCGGTTTCGTCTTTGATTGGAATCTCGAATCGAACGTAAACTCCAACCAATTCACAACCCTCGCTATACTCGAAAGTGATTTCGCCGTCTTTTCGATACCAAGTTTGGTCAATTTCCGCCGAAACCGAGTCAATGTGATCGGCGCACCAGCTTTGAATGCTGAAATCTAGTCCTTCTTTTTTTCGGGGAACGTAGCCAATTTTGCTACCATTATATTCTAGGCGGATAGCTTTAGGGTCATATTCGTTCTCTGGTTCGGGAATAACTGACAGTTTTTCGCCCTCTCTGAGTTCGGAGTATTTGAGGGCGGGATTGTCTTTTAGGGCAAAAGAGATTCCTGCGACGGAGGCGGTGATTTTATTCATGGGCTAAAGAACTACCGAACATTGTTGCCAGCTTGGGCGGTTATCAAAGTCTTCTTTGCTGTTTGTTATCAAAAGACCCTCTTGACGTTCTCCATAAAAAATTTGGCCCTTTTCTTCGTCAAAAGAGATTTGCCACTTGTATTTTTGCTTGTCGTTATGCTCTTGAACGAGAGCGAGAATGTCATCGACCCAATAAAATTCTGAATACCAAATAGCATCCCCATCTCCGCCAGCGGAGCCGACTTCGTTAACCAGCCAATCAATTAAGATTCGCAAATGGTTTTTGGTGTAGTCGTCATCAATATTGACGTATTTCGTTGGTCTGGTTTTTCCGCTCATATGTTTAATCTAATGAACTACGTCTCCAACATTCTGAGATTTCCCCCGCCATATCCTTGATAATTCCTGGGGCAGAATCAAAGAGTAGGATCGCTAAAGATAGTGGAATTGTAACTGGAAGTGTGACAATTAACACCACGCGGCGAATTATTTTGTTTTTAATCTTGCCAATCATATTTTAAATGCCAGCGACGGAAGCGGTGATTTTATTCATTGTCTAATCGGAATGATTTGGCCGTTTTGAAAAGCTCCAACGTCAAGTTGAATTGTTTCTTCCCCGTCAGAACCTTCTATTTTATAGATTTTACCAGTGTATGGATTAAAGTATTTATACATGGCGATTTGGCGCTTCACACATTGCTTTGACCATGGGAATTTTGTTTCATACTTATATGAGCCAATAAACTCTTTTTCTTCGGGTTTTTTGAAGAAGAGTTTTTGCCACCATTTCATAGGTTTGAATTTCATTTGGCCGTTTTCAATATAACCCTCTTGAGATTCGCCCGTTTCGACGTTTATTGATCCGAATTGGATGTTATTGTTCATGACTATTTCCTCAAGTTTTTCACTGACTCATCCAAGTGATACCGACACTCTTCGTTCTCATAATCAAAAACGTGGCCAATTACTCTCACATCTTCGGCCCAAAATGTTTCACCCGCAGCTTTCCCGACTTGGTTTGGAAATTCAAAAAGACGAAATTGCATACACCGCTGATTCCAGCCAACAACCATTTTTTTATAGGAGTAACCGCCCTCAAAATGATCTTCTGCGTGCCAGAGAACAACGTCACCTTCGTAGATGGGGTTTTGGGCAGAGTCGGTTGATCCTGTGTGTTGTTGGATGACGAATCTTTCATCATCAAAATTTAACTCATCGCCATAACAGTTGAATGCGGTTGCATAACCCATCTGTGCAATGAATAGATAGCAATCTTTGGCGGTTTCGTAAACGCTTTTTCGGAAAAAGTGATCTTGAGTATCCCAAATACGGTAATTGTTTTTAGTCATGTTTTTCTCCAAATTGATGAGTTTTTTTCCACTCTGGGTTAGATTTTTCAATCCATTTATAAATTTTCCTGAACTCTCGATCCCAAACTCTATTTACGGCGGCAACCATTCTATCGTGAGTGTCAAGGTTTGAGCCGTGATAATTTTCGGTGCCGTATTTGAAAATGGTGTTTCTTTCGGCTTCCATTCGGCCACTGTAATTATCCCTTAGGAATTGAAGAAGAGTAAGCGTTCCCCAATTTTCTACCTCTAGGAGCTTTTCATCTAGCCAAGATTGGTTTTTCTTAGTCATATTTCTTTTACTCTCAATTTCAGATGCCTTTTCGCGAAAGGATTTTTGCTTCTTTTTGGCAAATTTGGTGTATTCTTTTGTTCCGAATTTTAAAACTTTAGTCATATTTCTTCAAAAACTTTGCCAATTTCTCAGCGTTGAACTTTTCGCGGTGTTTGTTTATAATTTCTAGAATTTCGGGTTTAGAAAGGATAGCACCGTTTTTCTGCCAGTCAACTAGATTTTCGCCGTTTTCTTGCATTTCGCCCAAGTCGTTCAGAGTCGGGAGCTTGATTCGCAGCATGTCAATGGGGAAAACGCTGGATAGTTTAATCAAAGCTCGAACCGCGCCGATTTGACCTTCGTTATTTTCGTCACGATTACCAACAACTATTACAAATTGAGGATCACGCTTGACGAGAAAAGCTAATATTGTTGATGAAACTTCTTTGCCGAAAGTGATGAGGTGGTTATAAATGCGGTTTTCAGTTAAGGCCATGCTATCGCCATGACTTTCAACGAGAAAGATTTCGGGCGCAGAATCGAAATTCTCTTTGATTTCTGAGTTGTCTAGCCAAAGACTATAAGGATACGTCCACGTTTCTTTGCGTCCAATATGTTTCCACTTAGGAGATGAGGATTCCTCTGTCCAATAAATGTGTCGGCCCGAAAATCCAACGATTTGCCCGTGTTCGTCAAAAATGGGGAAAGTCAACCGTTGAAACATTTGGCCCGTTGTGGCGTAGCCCATTTTGTAAAGTTTTTGGGTTTCCGCCGAAATCTTTTTCTTCTCGTAGAATGAGTAATTCGGGAGAAGTCTTTCCAAACATTTGGGGTCAAAAGTTTTGGCCATAAGGAATTTTGGGCGGGGGCTATAAATGGCGGTTTGTTTTTCGCAATTTATAATTTCTAGAATTGTTTTTGGATTTGTTGTCCCCAACGTTTTAGCGACAAGATCATAGAGAGAAAAGCCTTTATCTTCCGCGTAATCTTTGCACCAGCCCGATTCTTTCCAAACTTTAAGCGTATTTGGGGAGTCTCCGCCGCGATATAGTGCTTTTGTTCTAACGTAAGCGCCAAAGTCTTGTAGTGGGTAATTGAGTGTTTGAAGAACCTCGCAGACTTTGCCTGCGGGGTAGGTTTTGAATTGTTTTTTGTCACTCATTTTCTACATTGATACCACACTCCTTGCACATGTCAAATAAAAGATGTGCGCCATTTTCTGTGAAGTCACCCGCTTTCAGATAGTGGCAATAGCCGTTTGATTGAGCGGGAAGGTTTTCCATTTTGTCATAAAATGGGCAAGTCTTGACTTTGCCGCGATAGTTGTTTTCGGGTTGGGGTGTTTCCAACCATTTATAACAATAGTCTGAGTGCGGGATTAGGCTTTTAACGTGTTCGTCTGTTAATTCGGCGGAAAGCAGGGAAACATCCGTCTCGTAAAATTCTTCAACGCCAAGAGATTGTAGCTCATCTGGTTTGGCGTAGAGATAGTAGTGATTAGAAACTTGTGGGTTCATTTGCATGGGAGCGCTCTGGTAGATGTTTTTCAAACAAATTTTTATATTTCTCTTTTAGTTTTTCCGCGAGAATAAATGAATCTCCGCTATATGCAATACTATCCTCTTCGATGGAAGACCTTTTATATCTTAACAGGTATCTAACATGCGCGTAATCATTATTTATTAATTTGGCTATTTCAGACATAGATCGACCTTTTGATTTCAAATCGTTAGCCTCTTTAATAGTCTTGGAATGTTTTTGTTTAAAAATCTCCCTTCTTTCCACAAATCCATCTTTTAAATAAAGGGCATCTTGAAATTTTTTGAGCTTTCTCTCCATAAAGAAATCTACTTCTGAGGAATATAAGAAATCTAAAACCCTGAGCGTATCTAGGTTATTTTTTGTGCCAATACTGCATATAGAACCAAACTCCTTGACGTTTTTATGATAGGAGACGCAGAGACTTATCTTAAGCTCTTTTTCTAGGAAATCCTTTATCTTTAAAATGATTAAATGGCACCCTACAAGACCAAACCTTACTAAATTTCTTGTTGTGGATAGAGAAATAGAGCCATCTCCCTCATATAGACCCAAAATAAATGAAGAATAAAGACGCTTCGGAATGTCTGGGAAATCATAGATGCAGCTTTTCCTCTCTACTATGCCATTTTTTCTTAATTGATCCCTAACTGTTTTATGACAAATATTTATTCGCGCTACATCCTTATGGGGATGGTTTTTATAGACCTTCAATTTTAAGTCTGGACAAATTAGATTTTTTATATTTTCTAGGTACTTTATATCATCTACAGCCAGCGATAAGCTCGCCATGTTTTTATTAATATTTCCGTCTGAACCCATTATTCCCAAAAATCTTGCCGCCTCTGGAGAATTTATCTCATTCAGAAAATTAGTATCATAGATGCCGTTGTATTTTCTTTTGCCCTTTGCGATCAAACCTTTTTGTATGGCAACCCTTCTAACTGTTGAATAAGAAACGGAGAGTTCTTTGCTTATTCTAAGCATGCTTCGTCCAGAGTCTAAAAGCTGACTTATTTCGTTAAAAACTTGTTGGATCATCCGTCTTTGATTCTTCTAGTGGAAAATTTTTATACCCAGCTAACTTTCTTAAATCTCCCTTTTCAGAGATTCTAAAGTTAGAAAACTCAAGGAAAATACAATTTTTCTCTAGTTTATCACCAATTTTTACTGGTTCCAATTCTCCAGAAACATCTTCTCCCAGGTGTCGGGCAGCAAAACAGATTAACTTGTGAGTCCCGAATTGCTCGCCATCTTCTAAAATTTCGTCCATTGTTTTCTTTCGCAATAGAAACATGTGAGAACAATATTGAATAATACGGTCTGACAAGCTGACAACACTTTCGTCGTCTGTGATATTCTCCTTTTTCTTGTTCGTAACAATGCCAGAGCGATTACTCTGAACGCTAGTGAACATACTCACCATTGGTTTATTATCGAATACAATTTCCTTAGCGATGAGCTTCTTAAATTTATCAACGATTTCTCCAACAACCTGCCATTCTGTAAGATTGCCGTTTAATTGACCTGTTGTTTTGAGGTAGTCGAAAGAGATGATCATTCTTTTTCCTCTTCCAACTTTGTTGTAGTAGAAGCGTTTGGCAAAAGCCACCATTTCATCCGCTGGCATTCCTCCAACGCAGTAGTAATAAAAACGCAATTTTTTAATACGCTTCCAAACGGAACGCACTTTATTGACAATTTCTTCCCCAGCATTTCTCCATTTACCTGTTTCAAGAAGATAAAGAGGAACTCCCGAAAGCGATGATGCTTGGCGAAAAATTAGCTCTTGCTCGCTCATTTCTCCGTTATCTAAGTGAAGAACATCAACATCATATTTGTCAGCAACATAAGTTGTATAATCCATTGCTAAAGTGCTTTTACCCCCCTTCGCACGCGCACAAATTACCGTCACGTTACCTTCTCGAACAAGAGAACCATAGATTTTATTCACTGTTGGGAACGGCCCAAGCATCCCAAAATCTGTAACTGGATTATTGCCGCGTTCTTCAATAACGCTTTCCATTTTTTCGTAAATATTAGACGGCGCGTTTTCACCACTATCAAATACGTTCATTTGGCTGTTGATTTCCTTATCAACAATTTCTTCTAGCTCGACAAGAGAGGCGGAACGATCAGCTTTCTTAAGTTTTTCTGACGCTCTTTCCATTGCGTCTAAAAGTTTTCGGCGCAAACTTAGCTTCTTCAACTCTACAGCCGCTTTATACACGGAACCTTCTGGAACGTTCCTAAGAGCTAAGGATTCAACAAATTGGCCGACTGGAATCTCCTCATCAAACTTGATTCCCAAACCCTCCAACCGTTGAGCAATAATCATTGCGTCAACAGATTCTCCTTCGCCCTTTTCTACTGCTTGGCGAATGAGCGACAAAATAGTTCGCCGCAACAACGAATCCTCGCTGTAAATGTCATCCTCCGAGAAAAACGATTGGATGGTCAAATACTCATTCGGCTTCCGAAGAAGGCCCGAAATTAGATGGTGTTCTAGCTTTTGGTCGAATATCATATTTTAGTCATCATCAACATCTCCACGTCTTCCAATTACCGATTCCTGTTCGTCCATAGAGACGAGATAAGTCTCGGCCTTTTTACGCATTGCGTCAAGCGTTAAAGGGTTTTGACAGCGAATATACTGTCTCACACAGCCATCCTCGTCTGTGAAAAAGACCATGCAGCCTTTGTAGTTTTGTCCGTCGCCTGTTAGTTCGTAGAGCTTTTCAAGAAAGCTAGGGGGAATAGTGAATGCCATGCCTAATACTAACGGGTTGGCAGGTGGGTTCTTTCTTATAGCTCTATTCCTTTTTCTAAAAAGAACTCGTAGGTTAGTTCCTTGTCGCTGTAAATTTCGACCAACTGGTAGTCGTTCATTTCAGCGAATTCGTGCTTTTTCATGTCTCTTTTAATTTGGCCGAGAAATTTACCAACAGGATTTTTGCCGTGAAAATGAGGAACGTGTTCTATATGTTGCCTCCCCGAAATTTCGGCGATAATTTTCTTTGAAACGTTTACAAAGTCGAATTTCATTAGACTCCCAACTAGAGGGCATTCCTCTAATACAATATCCGAATTCCAATATGGATAAAAGAACTTCTTCGCGGAGTCTTGGAACTTAGAGCGGGTTGGTTTACTCCAGTTAACTAGATAACGGCGGATATTTGTTATATTCTTCTTTCGGCCTTTTAAGTCAAGAAAGGTCATGACACGTCAATCATTTTTTTAATCTTGGCGTAGAAGTAGTCTTTGACGCCCTCGTTCTCTTCAATCAAGGAGTAAAGGTTATTGATTCCTTGAACTTTTTCGGGCAGTTCCAAACCAGCGGCTTTAACTTCTTCTAGGATTTCAGGAGCAAAAGTAAGCCAGCTACCACCTTTTGTAAGCATTTGGTAGGATACCATAATATCAGCTATCTCTTTCTCGACCCAAATTTGTTTCTTCCCCCTAATCGTTTCCGAACTCTTGCGGATTGCAATTTCAAAAGTATTTCCAGTTACATCGCTCGCCGATTTTCTCAGGGTAATTCTAGCTACCTTTCCGAGGATTTTATTTTTTTCAGGATCGGGAGTTTTATTGTTTTGGTCTTCAAGAATTAAATCTCCTTGTCGGATTCCTTGGTAATCAAGAACATAATCTGCTTGATGTTGTTGGGATGAGCCGCCAGAGGAGCTTCCTTGGTTGGGCGCAGATGGGCCTCTTTCGATACTAATTTGGGCCGCATATTGGCCCGTCATTAAGCATAAAGAATCATAGTGATTAATTGGCAAGGCGCAGTGTCTAAAGAATAGTTTTGTAATCTTTGGAACGCCAGCCACCATTCCGCCTGTTCCAATTCCTTTTGTCTGGTAATCGTCTTTAAGGATGAGGCCATCCACCGAATCAATAATGAAACAAATGTGTTCGCCCGCTTCGTAAGCTTTCTTTAGTAGGTCTTTGATTAGGTCGAAAATGTCATCTGCAACATTAGATGCGAGAACAAAAACCGATCCAGTCACCCATTCATCAATAGTGTTGACAAATGTTAGACCACTTCGATATTGAAGTTCTTTAGATAGGCGACCCTCCGCTTTAACGTAGAGGGTTCTTGCATTCGGCATTGTCTCCATGTAATTTTCAGCGAAAACAAGAGCTTGCGACGACTTTCCCAATTCTGCACCCTTGCCAACAAGGCGAATCACCTGTCCAGAACGAACCTTCAATTGGCTATCAAGGATTAGCGATCCAGTAGAGATTGGAATTTCCTTGGGAACAATATCGTTATAGTGGACAGTATCTTTTGAATTAAGGAACTTTTTAAGTGCTGCGTCTGCGCCTTCTTTTGGGGCGGGTTCTAGGATTTTTTTGATTGTGGCCATGTGCGTTAATGAGGGATTTCTTTGCTGTTCGGAGTGTATGAGATGCCGTTTCTTCCGTATCCGTGGCAGTCTCCTAGAATAGTAACTAGCTCATCTTCTGTCAGGACTTTTGCGGCCAATTTTTTGACGAGTTCTAGCAGTTTGTCTGTGTTTTCTAGAGAGTATTGCGTCAAATCTTCGTCGTGAGTTACTAGCCGAGGCTCTGGCAGCATTTCGTCCAAGAAAGCGGTTTTGCTGATAGTAATGGAGGATTTTCCTTGGGTTTTAATCATGACAGTATCTCTCTTAATGACTTCTTTTTCTCTATTTTCAAATCTTCGCCCGATTTTTCGCCCAAAGTTATCTGTTCTTGAATGGGCGGAACGTATAGATAAGCTCTGTAGCGGCGTTCCAAATCTTTCATTAAGTCGTCACAGAACAATACGGCCAGACTTGCCCACTTCTTGCTGTATTTGAGTTGATTTAGGAAAGCGAGGGGGAATTTTTCTTCTAGCTTTTTAAGAATAGAACATTCTTTGATTAGCCAGAAGCGGATGTTTTGAGACGGTTTCTCAACAAGTCGTTCGACTAACTTGTGTTTGTTAATCGGCGGAAGCTTTGGTGGTTTCGGGGTTTTGATTTTCTTAGGTCGGCCCATAAATAATACAATAGATTCCAAACGCGCTCAATGCGAAAAACAAAATTGTCGAAACAATATCCATTACCACATCTCCGTCGCAAACTTTAATGTTCTTGATAGAAATTATCAAAGCCACAATCCAAATCGGCGTTAAAACCCACATCAACCATGGCGCAGCCATTTGCATTAATTCTGTGGCACATCTGAAAAAGTGAACAACGGGTGAAAAATCCATTCGTCACTTTAATTCAGAATTGAAGCTTGTCAAGGATATTTTTCCCACATGTTGGGGATTTTATATTCTTTTCCTTGTTCTTTTGCCAGCCAAAAGTCAACTAAGTAACCCATATGATCCTTAAATGACATGCGATTAGGATTCCAGCCAAGCTCTTTTTCTGCCTTGGATGGATCGGAAATTAAACGATGAACCTCGTTTGGCCGCAAAAGGGTTTCGTCCTTTCTTACGAAATCTTGCCACTTTAGATTGACCCTATTAAACGCCTCATCAAGAAACTCTTCTCCATGAAATGTTCGTCCAACGCCAATGACATAATCTTTGGGTTCGTCGTTTTGAAGCATTTTCCACATCATTTCTACGCCGAAATCAGACCAATGTTCGTCCCGATAAAAATTCAAGTTCCCTAAAGGAAGTTCCTTTTGCTTCCCAAGTGCAATAGCCGCTGCCGCTTTGGCAACTTTCGCAATAAAAAAATCAGGAGTTCTATAAAAATTAGAATGATTAAATAAGACTCCAAAACACGCAAAAAGCTGAGAATCAAGTGATTCGCGGTAAAACTTGATCCATGAGCCTCCCAACTGTTTCCCAAGGCTATACGGGCTTTTCGGCATCCAAGGGGTATTCTCATTAAAAAGAGTTCCGCTTGGAACATTACCAGCCAATTCGCTTGTCATTGCTCCATAAGTCTTTGTTTTCGGCGAAAACTCTTTCAAAGCCTCCAAGAAGTAATAGTAGCTTTGGCCGTTGCACATGATTGAATATTCCTTTTGCTTAAAGGAGTTTCCAACGTGGCTCATTGCCGCAATCAAATAAAGCTCGTCAACTTTTCCATGTCTCAATAGAACTGACTTGATACACTCACGAACAGAGTTTTGGTCAATAATATCGCATGGCTCGAATTCAATTTTTGAGCGATTTTGTTCTTCGATTTGAACTTCTTTAAACCAGTCTTCTTCGTGGAAGAGAGTGTTTCTGCGATAAGTAAGAACGATCTTGTAATCCTTGTGTTGAAGGAATCGCGCCAAACTTTTTGAGTCCATCGCATTTGCGCCAGTAATGATTGCTATTTTAGACATGAAGCGTTTTAAAATATTGAATTGTTTTATCCAGCCCGTCATCGAAAGAGATTTCTGGTTTCCAGCCCATGTTATTAAGCCTTGACGAGTCTAAAAGTTTTCGCGGCATGCCGTTTGGTTTCGATGTATCCCAAAGGATTTGGCCTTTAAAGTTGGTCTTTTGGGCGATCTTTTCGGCCAATTCTTTGATGGTTATGTCTTTGCCAGAGCCAATGTTTAGATGGGAAATTCCTTGTCCGTAGATTGCTTTCGCAGGAATATAGTTCATCACATGAATACATGCTTTAGCCATGTCATCAACATGCAGGAATTCTCGTTTGGCGGAACCATCTCCCCACAGGGTAACGTCTCCTTTTGCCTCACAGAATTTCCTCACAAGGGCGGGCAAAACATGAGACGATTCTAAATCAAAATTGTCTTTCGGCCCAAAAAGATTTGTCGGCATAACGGATACCAACTCGCAACCGTATTGCCTGTAATATGCTTCGCACATTTTAATGCCCGCAATTTTAGCCACGGCATAGCTTTCATTAGTGGGTTCAAGTTGTCCAGTCAAAAGGGCTTCTTCCTTAATCGGTTGCGGGCAAAACTTTGGGTAAATGCAAGAGCTACCCAATAATAGTAGTTTTTCTACATTGTATTTATAGCAAGCGTGGATTACATTTGTCTGGATTGACAAGTTGCTATGAATAAACTCGGCAGGATAGTCCCTATTCGCCAAAATGCCGCCAACTTTGGCCGCTGCTAGGTAAACTTTTTTTGGCCGAAAATAATCAAAAAAACTAGCCACCGCGTTTTGATCTTCGAGATTCAGTACTCGTCTATTTCCAACAATAATTTCTTCCTTGCCCTCAAGAAGTCTTACTAAGGCGGAACCCACCATTCCATTATGTCCTGCGATAAATGTACTCATTTTTTAATATACAATGCGTCTCCCCACGGATGATCATTCCAAAAAGCCGTTTCGGCCCGAATGAGTCCTAGTGGCAGGAGATATTCATCAATTTGCTCAACCAACGCACAACCCTTGTAAACTTCTCGACTATTGATTTCTGTGTAAACGAATTGAACGTCAGCCAATTCCTTAAATCCCTTCATGGCTAGAAGTTCGGCCCCCTGAATATCAAGATTGAGAAAATCAATTTGTGGATTGCCAAACTTCTTTAAGACGGAGGAAATTGTCGAAGTTGTGCGCTTCTCCTTTTGAGAATAAAATACATCTGGAAAAAGACTTGAATGCTCTCCAAGCTCCAGAATAGAAGAGGATTGGTTATTGTTTGAGATATTAAATTCTACCTCTTGGCCATCTTTGTCAGAAATGACGGCGCATTCAATATAACTTTTTGTCGGCAGTCCCTCTAAATCGCAAATCATTTCAAGACAACTGAGTTCGTCGGCAAGTTTTTGGTTTGCTTCTATCCAATAGACGTTTTTAACACCTAATGTTTCATACAAAAGAAGCTCTTCTCCTTTATGCGCTCCCACATGGAGAACGGTTTTTGGGTAGATTTGGTATTTTTCGCGAAGTTGTAAAAGGTCAATCAGCATATGCGATTGAAATATACTAACTTACGAGGCTATGAATCAATGCATTTCCAGTTCAAAAAAGAACAAACGGGCGGAAATATGTTGCCATGCCATTTGGGAAAGTTTAATGGGTTCGGGCAAATCACCTCTTTCTGATTACCAAGAAAGCCGATCCACCACGAAAACGTTCCTAGAGACAAAACTTTTTTTGAGAATGCGGCCCCAAACTTAATTGTATTTTCGGGCGAATCTTGGCAAAGCTCTAGATTAAATTCGGCACAAAGCTCTTTAATGATTGGATCATCGGGCGAATCAGAAGAGATGTATCCACTGCTTGATCCTTGCAAGGCTTTTCTGTAATAATCGGCAGAGGCAAATCGGTTGCCAGATTGAGAGTGGTTCTCAAGAAGGTCGCCGAGTCGAACATGAACGAATGTTCCTCCTTTTTCTTTTACGGGCGAGAAGTTTAAGTTTTGAAAATTTCCCACCATTGCAGGCGTCTGAAAAAACCCATCCACAACAATACGATCCCCTTCATCTTCTGGGATGCCCCTTTCATCATAAGGAAGTATGCTTTGTTGCAAAGGATTTTCAATTCTTAGGTTAAGGTTATCAGAAATAACCCTTGCAACTGCAAATTGAAATAAATTGTTGCCAAATCGGCCCTGATAGTTGATTTTAACCACAAATCTTTTCCCTCCAGTAATCCATATATAATGCGTGCATGGAACTGTTCTTTGGAAGTTTTAAGTTGCCCAAATCGCTCCAATAATCAACCTGAATCACTGGAATATTCCACTTGTCATACATAAAATGCCTATCTACGATTGGGATTGACCAAACAAGCAGCGCCTCCCATGTTCGGTGACAGTCTATACCATTGCCTCTCGGCGAAGCGACAAACATATGTCGGGCCAAGTCGTTAAAGTAATCTCCATACTTTTTATTGGAGGCAAAATCTGCGCGAAGATCGCACATCAAAACATTTCTGATTTCGGCGCGAGATGGGTGTGTGTCAGCAAAGTTGACGTAAATTGAACCCGCTTTTGTGTGGTCTTTTAAACTGTCTAACTCGTTTTTAATAAAATCTAAGTCAATGCATGTCCCTTTGCTTGGGCCTTTATGGTTTTCAATCCCAATAGGAACGGGAATTAAATCCTCGTGCTGATAAGCAGCATTTTGGGCGAACCATTTTTTGATACACTTTGGGCGACTATTGAAAAGATTCTCTGTGATGGAATAATCCGACAAATGAGTTATCAAAGTCAACTCTCCATTAAATTCGGCCAATTCTAAAAACAAGACGCTTAATAGGTCCGTCTTGCAAAAGACTATTTTGGCCCCATCAAAATCTCGCGATTGACCTACCGTGTCAACGTCAACAGCAACATCCGCAAGCGATTTTAAATTTTCACCGTTGACGATTTCTTCTATTTTCACTAGCTTACTCCGCGATGTTTAACCGTTTCTGAGGCAATAGAATTCGCAAATTTAATGGCATAGTCAATATCTCTTTTAGATGCAAAAGAAACAATAAGTGCGGCAAAAAAAGAATCCCCAGCGCCCGATACATCTTTTACTTCAACCTTGTTTACGGCGTAGTGTTTCCCGCTGAAATAACAACCGTTTTCTCCTGCTGTATGAATAATTTTAGCCTCAAGCTCTGGCGTCAAATAATGCTTGGAGTTTTGATATTCGAAGTCATTGATTTTGATATATTTGGCCGATTTGGCGAAGTCTTTGATTGGCTTCTTGGTATCAATAAATACGTTTGGATGGTATTGACAGATTTTTTCAATAGTTTCTTCCGTTAAGAATCCTTTGTTGTAGTCTGAAATAGCTACAATATCGTATTCATTCAACTCGTCAAGATCAATATCTAGTGGTAAGAAGTTATGGGGTGAATCAACACGAATAAAATGGTGATTACTTTTTTCATCCACAAATCGGGTTTTTGTAATATTCTGCCAATTGTCGCATGTTAGAAGGGCGGAGCTATCTGGCTGTAGCTTTTGAAGCATTCGAAAAACATTTGCCGCCATTCCTGGGTTTTCTGATTGCCTAACAATGTTTAGAACTGGCACGGGAACGTCTGGGGCAAGACGCTTTGCATCACAATACACAAAAACATCTTTACATGACTCGCCGATAACTAAGATTTTCATATTAAAGGAAGGATTTTTTTTCCACAATCATGGATGGACGATTTGACTGTAGCGCAAGATCATAACATCCCAGAACTTGCTGCCCATTTTCGGGAACAAAAACGGGGAAGTTGACTAATTCATCAAATACCCTGCTAAAATCCTGAGAATGCGTTGGGCCAGAGTAGAATGGGCCGCTATCTGCCACTACCGTTTTTAAAATGACAGGGCAAGTATATTCACCATGGCTTGTTCGTTCAATATAATTGAGATGATTACCAATGGCGTCTGCTGCTACGAGCATGAAATCGTGACGCTCAAAATACACTACTGGACGATAACCCTCAAATGACATGCCAATGGCTAATCCTACCATAAGGTTTTCAGCAACGGGCGTTTCAATCTTTTGCTCATCTGGCACGTTTTTAAGCGAACCCATGGCGTTGCCGTTCTTGACATTGTAGCCAATAAACACACCATTTTTTGAGGCAATTTTCTCCATTGAATATTGAATGGCATCCTTATAGGGAACTTTGGCCGTCCTTGGTTCAAAGTAATTAGAAAGCAAACCCTCATCCTTTAGAAAGGGGAAGTATTCCTTGTCGGTCTTTGGCTTTTCTTGAGTGGCCAAATTAATCATATCCGTAGTTCGGGCATGTGGCCAAGTAATTTTATACTCGTAACGGCGAACACAAGATGGAAATTCGGGTTTGGTGGCTTTACCCCATCGTTCTTCTTTGGTTGTTTCTACGGAGCGATTATTATCTTCAATGATGAAATTGCATGGCAGTTCGTGACCGTCCACATATCGGGCCGCTTCCCAAAGGTGGCCCGTATCTTCAATGCCATCGCCGACAAAGCACCAGACTTTTTGACTGGAGCCTTTCTTTTTTAGTGCTAAAGCAATCCCCGCAGCGATAGCTGGAGTTCCGCCGATAATCGCCGAAGTAAAGAAATTCCGCTTACGATCAAAGACGAACATTGAACGGCCATTCAGGATTTTCTCTTTCAGTTCTTCGGGCGGAATACCATGAAGAAGAGCATGATAATGGTTTCGGTGAGTAGAAAGAACGTAATCGCCTTCTTTGATTTCTTTGAAAATTTCAATCAGTTGATCTTCGTTTCCTCCTGAAAGGTGGAATAAAAATGGGAGTTTGCCATCGCGATACAAGTCGGCGATTTCGTTTTCGAAGTTGATTAGTTGCTCTTTAGTCATTATGAAGAATAATTCGTCCGCAGTTTCCTTGCTTCAATATACTAACTGCATCGTTGATTTCTCTCATGGAGAAATGGTGGGTGACAATGTTTTTGTAATTGAGTCGGCCAGTTACGCTCATGCTTGCGTATCTAGGAATGTCTTTGGTTGGATTTGTTTTACCGCCCTGTGTGGCGATAATCCTTTTGCCGCTAGTTCCAAAAAGGTTTTGGCCGTTCAAACTGATTGGGGATTTTGGTTGACCAATCATTACGAATCGGCCCGAATCTTTCAAGTGTTTTAAGGCTTCTTCGATTAATGGAGAGTGGCCCGTTGTATCAAAGATAACATCGTAGTCTCCTAAGCAAGCAAGATTTTTATCTTTTAAACATGTGAAAAAGTCAGCACCATTGATTTTTGCCAGTTCTGATTTGTATTGAATATCAACAACGGCAATTTCATTTGCGCCAACCATTCGTAGTCCCTGAATCAGATTCAAACCTAACCCGCCGCATCCCAAGACTAGGGCGTTTTCGCCGATTTTAACTTCCGCCTCGTTGTTAATTGCTCCCAAGGCCGTTGTCATTCCACAGCCCAAGAGAGAGCATAGTTCATTTGGCACAGCATAGCCAACTGGCGTCAACCGATTTTCCGAGCAAATAGAATATTCACCAATAGTTGTGACTTTGCCGCTAGAGATTTTTTTGCCGCGAAAAATGTATTCGGGGAACGGCGAATCTATGCCTGCGCCAACCATCCAATGCATAACAACCTTTTGGCCGATTTTGAGAGAAACACCTTCTCCAATTCCCTCCACAATTCCGCATCCTTCATGGCCCATTAAGTGTGGTAAAAATTTGGCATTGCCTTTTAGGCCCGCGATCTCCATTAACTGAGCGCCGCATAGTCCGCTAGTTAAAATTTTGACTTTAACTTGGCCAGCTTTGAGAGGTGTTAGTTCTACGTCTTCCCAAGATAAGGGTTGATTGAGTTCTGTTAATACGGCGGATTTCATAGAATGATCCAATTTTTCTTTAATGTTGGCAATTGCCAGTCGGGATTTTGGCGGGAATAACGGTGAACGTAAAGCGGAACTTTTGTTTCTACGGAGTCAAGAAGAAACATGAACGACGAATCAATAACATGAATTTCATCGGCCAAATCAGCCACTCCAAGCCAGTCAATCATTGTGAATCCACTAATCGGGCGGAGCTTAACGATTGGTAGGTTGATTTTATTGCGGTCAATCACATATCCGCGAGACTCATCTTCGTGTAGGAGGGCGAATTTTGGCGGCAAATTTAGGCTATAAATTAGGTTATTTTCTTTCTTCTTATCTCTATTGACTTTGAAAGATGACCATCGTTTTTCAAAAGGAACGCCCGTAAGTTTGTAGAATTGTTGATCGAATGGCTCGTGTTGATTTAACTGGTGGAAGCCAATTTGAACTCCCAAATCGCCAAGTTTTATTTGATTAATAACATCTTGATCATTATTGACTCCGATAAGTTGTAAATCTATATCCTCATACATTTGAGATACCGTCTCAAGGTTGTGATGCTTCACAAAAAGATGCGGTTTATCTTGGTCCTTAATCAGTTCTCGAACCAATCCATTGCAGATAAAATGGTCGCCTAACCCTAAATGATGATAGATACAAAACTTACTCATGCTTCAAAAGCTCAAGATGATGAGGGTCAACATGGTTAAATTCGTCAAACACCTGCCCCACAAAGCGATCTTTTTCTCTTGGTAGCGGGAAATTGTCTTTATGGTGGAAGGCTACCGAATGCCTATAAAACGGCAAAATTACATCGCGCAAGAAGTCTTGGTCGTAGTGGTAGTACTCCTCGTTCTCATAGTCTTTAACTAAAGCGAGAAAATCAAATGGCGCGGGATTTCTGAAACCCGTCATGCCAGCTAGTAGGGGATAATTAACGTGGCACGGATGGTCTTTCATTGTATGACACAATGCGCCGCTATCAATCCACTGCTCCACGGCGGAAACCTCGCGCATAGAGAAGCGCGAATCGCAATCGCGGGAGATAAAATACTCTACATCTTCGTCAGCGAATGGCAGAAATCGCGTCAACGAAAAAGTCCAGTCTGCTTTGCCGTCTAGAATTTTTACTCTTGTACCGCTAAATCCCCTTAGTTTGTTTTGGACTTCTTGGGGAACGTCTTTGTGAACGTAAAAGACGCATTCCCAATCGGGGTAAAAGTCGGCCCGTTGTTTGGCATTTTCAAGAGCGCCGATTGTGTATTTTGGGTTGTCTCCCCAAAGAGAGAAAGAGATTAGTTTACTCATTTGTTGTCAACTTTTCTTTTCGTAGAAATAAGCCTGTTCCGTCGCCAGTATTAAATCCGAAGTAAGCGTATTCACTGCTTGTAACAAGGTTATAACCGTAATCATCAAATCCATTTGTATCATGAACCAATACAAAGCGCGGCTTATATTGCAAGACAAAATTCACAATCTCGCCGCGAAGATAAACGCCCGCGTCAACGAAGAATCCGTCGTATTTTCCATAGTCAATAGAAGATTTAGACTCTTCGAGAATCTCCAGAAGAGCTTTTGATGGCCGTTCTGCTTGGAAATTATTACCGCGATGATTTTGTTGGGCCGACTTGGTGAATTCGTCGTGTGCGGCGAAAAGCTCTGGCGCGTCAATGTATTTCGCGGTGTAACTCCTATAATCTTTAAGTTGGTCAACTGTTTTGTCAAACCACTCGCGGTCATTCAAGATTTCGAGTGAAAAAACTTCTTCGAAATTGTCAACCAGCGCTTTTGTGCCAGCGCCGATTCCAAATTCTAGGATGCTTGTTTCTTTTTTGTCCTGAATGATTTCTAGGACGGGAATCCAATCGGTATAAGCCATTATAGTAGGTGTTTAAATTTTTCTTTAATTTTTGCGCCTTCGTTCATGTTTGAAGACTGGTTATTTGTGGAAAGACCCTGCGGGTTATAATAATACAGGCCAACTGTTTCGTATAGCTTTTGGAACTTTGCGCCGCCCTCTAAGCATCTCATCCAAAAGTCGAAATCTGCTGCTGTTGGATATTCCAAGTTGAAAAGGCCGAATTTATCGTGTAATGATTTCCGCCAAACTGGCATACAGTGCGGCGAATTGTTTAGCATCATCGTGTTAGGCGTCACATCGAAACACGGGTAGAGGTCGTAAGTATTGGCGTCTTCAAACTTCTCGTTAGCTTTGTAGCTCCATGCTACATGCCCATAGCAAACGTCGATTTCGGGATTTGCCTCCATAAAACACAGTTGAGTATATAAAGAATTCCATTTTCGCCTATCGTCAGCATTCCAATTTGAGACGATTGGAGCTTTCGACAAGGCAATCCCCTTATTCCACGTTTCGTAAATAGAAAGACGGTCTTTTAGAAGAATATATTCGAGAGACGGGTGATTGTATTCGCCAATTATTTGGGCCGTTTTATCTGAACTTTGGGCGTCAAGAAGCAGTATTTGCATGTCCTCAAGACCTTGTTGCTCCATTACGTTATCCATAAAGCCTCGAATAAACTTTTCGGCATTATAGAGAGAAACAATAACTGATAATCTAGGACTCTTTGGCATACTTATCTAAAACTATTGACAAAAACTTTGTCTGCGTATCTAACGATGACACATAATTGGCAAAAACTTTTTGGTCGGCGATTTTTTGTTGCCAACAATCGGTGGAGAAATCGTTCTCCATAAACTTCTCCAAACGATCATATTCGATCATTGGCACTACGCCCGTCATTTCTAGTAGGGGATAATACCAACTATACATTTCCTCGCCATCGAATGGTTTGACAAAAACGCACAATGAATTACTTGCCATTGCCCACAAAAGACGCTCCCAGCTTGTGGAGTTGCCGTTAATATTGAGAATGACTTGAAAACGAAGCTGCCTTGCAATATTGCTTGGCGGGCGGCAGATTGCGTCTAGGTTAATTTTGCCGCCAAATCTCTTTTCTGCGTCAGCATCTAGGGCCGTAATCTTGGAATAAACTGTTGGTGAATCTTTATATATATGACTAACCAAAGAACGCATTGTCCAACCGTCTTTTCGCCTTGCTCCAGTATCAGAACCAGCGAAGATAGCTCTTTTTTGCTTAGCGCCGAAAGGAATGTCTGTATTTTTTACGGCCAATAGTTTATTTCGCGTCTCTTGAGAATGAGCGTCTGGGATTAAAATATGGCCACTATTTGGCTTCGATGTATAAGCAAAACGCTGCGTTTTGTCAGTGTAAACGCCCTCATACATATTAAGGATAAACCTCGTATTCGGTAAGGCGTTTTTCTTAGCTGTTTCTTGAAGAAGATTTATAAAAGTTATAAACCGCCATTCATCTTGAGAAGGGTTTCTACCCAAAGATAGTAATTGGCCGTTTTTAATTTCTAACTCTACTTCCGAAAGCTCCAACTCGTCCTTTTGATAAGGACGAATGGGTGGAATACAAAGATGGAGATTTTGGTCTAGTAGACTAGTCACTCGTTTATACTAACGAGCGTTTTGAGCCTGTCTATCACTTTTTCTTCTTGAGGCCGCATTTTCCACACACGACTTTCCCGCCAACTTCCTTCATTTCGGAATCTTCGCATTCACACTCTTTTTCGTCTTCATCTTCGTCTTCATCTTCATCTTCATCTTCGTCTTCATCTTCCATTTCTTCTTCGGCGAGAGCTAGGAAATCGCTGGCTTGAAGTTTGTTTTGAGCGACGGTTACTTTGGCCAGGGCGTATTCAATATCGGCTAAATCAACGTGGTTGGCTGTAAGCATTTTCGTATCACCGTGTTTGGCGAAACGACAGATGCGGGCAACAGCCACTTCTACGTCCGAAAACCCTACTCGGTGGAAACTTTTGGCCGCTTGGATAGCATTTTGCGCCACAGATACAAGAATTTCCTTATTTGTTTCGGAGGCGATGGATTCGATGAACTTTTTGGCGTTTTCTGATAGCTTGAAACTCCCAAATTTAGGATTTTTGGGCGTAAAATTAAAATTCGCGGTCTTGATTTGATCGGAAAAGTCGAGTTCCATGAGTTATGTTACACTCTTTTCAGGTGGAATTCTTAGATCGTCTTTAATCTTCACAGCGGCAAAAGTTCTGTCTTTAGTTTTTTAATTTGGTCTTTCATTTTAACATTCTACTCCGAATTTTTACTGAAAAACCACCCAATCGGAGCATTTGCAACTGCTTGGCGATTGAATGGTTAATTGGTGGCTGTTTTGTTTATTTGGCAGCTTCCTAAAAATCCCGATGAATTGCGCTTTCAAGAAGAGGCGCACCGAGAAATATTTAGCGGCGAAACATATCACCGAAAATGCTGGCGTCAAATGGTTTTTGACTTTTGGCCGCTTCTTGGGCGAATTCCCATGTTTGGTCGAATAGTTTTTTTAAGCCGTTCGGGGAAATGGCTATGTTGGATTGACCCTCGAATGAGGGGTTTTTCTTAACGTAGATGCGCCAGAGTTCGGATTTGGTCATAGAATTTCAACTTCTTGGGAAAGACATTTTGCGGCTTTTTCAGGTTTTGAGCGCTTTCCCATAAGGATTACTCTTTGATTATGCCAGTCGAGTTTTCGTTTGGCTTCTTTGATTTCTTTTAAAGAGTACCCGACATGCCAAGAGTAGGTTTTGTGATTATGGGATTTGCGCCATTCGATGTTTTTGCGTTCTTGTTCTTCGTGTTCTTTGATATTCTCTAGGGTTTTGGCTTCGGCCTCTTCTTTCGTGTCGAAAACTTCGTCAAAGTAGGCGTCATAGCTTCTGTATTCGCACTTTATTCCATCGCTGGATTCTGCCTTGGTTTTATCAGTGATGGTGACTTGGCGGGGTTCTGCCACATATTCATATTCTAGAACGTAACCTTTTGGACCTTCATAACCTTTGCCGCAATAGTCGCATGGCGTCCTAATTTCGTCTCCGTTGCCCAATACTAGCGTTACGAAAAGCTGCCCATAGCAAACAGGACAGTCTTTACGCACTTCTTTTTGGCCGTGTGAGGCGATCCATACTTTGTCGTCGATGTTGTATTCTTTCATGTGGGAGAAGAATACGCGATGGATTCAACCCTGTCAAGGAGAATAACCGTACATCGCCATAAGATTCATCATTCCTTTGTTTGAATATCTGGCGTTGCAACTGCATTCTTGGTCGTCTTCGTCTCGTTTACTTTGATTCGTATCCCTATTAATGCCATGGATTATAGGACGACAAAGCCAAGCTAGACGTTTTTGCGGGCCTTTTCCGTGTCGAAGGTTAAAGTATTTTTCATATTAGCCAGCGCATCCCAAACACTCTTCGCTTGTTCTTGTCGCAATATCCGCCCGAAGGACACTCTCTGACTTGAGATAATACAGGGTTTTAATTCCACCTTTCCAAGCGGCCAAATGAACTGTATTGATGAACTTTGGAGAGTCAGTTGGATCAAATTTTAGATTCAAGGAAATCGCCTGATCTACATGTTGCTGTCGAACGATATTTTGTTCCACAATTCCAAGTTGATTAATTTCGGCGAACGTAAGGAATATCTCCTTATCTTCTGTTGGGATAACATCTTCTGGGAGGTCCATCACAGAGCCTCTTGATTGAGCGATTAAATCCCAAACTTCTTCTGTATTATGTCCTCGTTTTTCGAGATACTTTTCAAGCTCTGAGTTCTTACGAATGAACGAACCCTTGGCGCTGTTAAACAACCAACAATTTGCTGGAAAAGGCTCCACCCCAGGAGAAATGCCACCAACAATCGTAGAATTAGAAACCGTTGGGGCGATAGCAATAAGATGACTATTCCTCATTCCAGTTCCCTTGCACCATTCTGGTTCTCCGTATTCCTCTGCAAGCTTGCGAGAAGCGTATTCAGCTTGATTTTTGATTTGGGCCGAGATTTTATTTGTATATCCCGTCGAAGCGATAGACACGAATGGCAATCCTTTTTGTTGAAGGAATGAGTGCCATCCAAGAACTCCCAATCCAAGAGCGCGGCCCTTTAAGGCCGAACGATGTGATCTGTCAAATGATTTTTTGCCGTCTGTTTTTACTAGGAACTCTTCCAACACTCCGTCCAAGAAATAAATTGTGGTTTCTACCAAATCAGAGTCTTTCCATTCCTCCCACTTTGTAATGTTCAAACTAGACAAACAGCAGATAAACGAATGATCTTCATCTGTGTGGAGGGCAATTTCCGAACAAATATTTGTCATGGAGACACTGAGGTTGTTCTTCCTGTACGCTAAAGGATTTGCCCTATTAACATTATCCTCAAACATTAGATATGGTTCCCCTGTCTCAATTCTTGTTTTCAAGATTTCAATCCAAAGATCGCGAGCCTCTTTATCCCCAGATTCAACTTTCTTCATGAACGCATCGTCAACAACGGCGCACTGATGAAGGTTAAGGCATTGACGGTTTGGATCACCAGACGGACGGCGAATGCGTAAAAATTCTGAAAAGTCTGGATGACTCACTTTTAAATTTACAGACGCGGCCCCTCTACGAACTTGCCCCTGATTTGTGGCTATAATAGTTGAGTCATAAATTTTGCACCAAGGAACAACCCCTTCGCTAACCCCATTTCCATTGTTAATCTTTGAACCTCTTGGTCTAATTCTTGATACAGAAATACCAACTCCGCCGCCCGAAGACGTTAGTTTCATCATTTCAAGATTCGTCAGACCAATCCCAGTGATGCTATCTGGGGTATCAAGTCCAAAACAAGAAATGGGCAAACCTTTCTCTGTTCCTGTGTTAGATAACACGGGCGAAGCTGGGCATAGCCAGCCTTTCCACATATATTTAAAGAACTTATTCTCCAAGTCTGGGCGACGTAATCTATACGCGACAGTATGGGCCACCCTTTTATATGCTTGTTTTGGCGTTTCGTTTGGAAGAAGGTATCCTTTTGAGACAGTTGCTAGCGCAGCATCATCCATGAATTCTGGATAATCTTTTCCCTTTTCCCACTTACTAATGTCTGAGTTTATGTTGTTGTCCATGATTAAAATGCTTCGTCCCAGTTATATTGGCCTTTGGAATAATTGGTATTTCTTCCCGAGAAAAAATCTGTTTGTATTTGCCCAGCAATCACTGCGTCAAACCACCTCATTTGTTTAATTGCTCCGCTATCAATTTCTGATGCTGGGATAATCGGCTTGAGTCCCAAGTCCACCATTTTTGTATTAATTCGGTGGCGCATAAAATTCTTGAGTTCGTCTTTCTTGAGGTTTTCCAAGTCTCCATTAGAGAATACCTTATCAATGAAGTCAAACTCTAATTTAAGAGCAGAAAGCGCCGCTTCTTCAATATCTTTGATAAGCTCTGGAGTTTTTAAATCGGGCCGTTCAGTCATTAGTTGTCTAAATAGCCAGCACCCACCATCCGAATGACAAGATTCGTCTCTTACGGAGAATTCGATAATTTGGCCAACACCTTTTAAAAGATTCCTCAGTTTAAAAGACAGAAGAACAGCGAAAGAGGAGAAAAGATTGACCCCTTCTGTAAAGGCTGAAAAAATAGCCAACGATCTAGCGCGAGAATGCCAATCATCGTTTTTTGCGTTACTCACTCTCAGGAGGGCGTCGATTTTGGCTTTCGTTTCCTCATCCTCAAGGAACTCAGAAAAATTATCCAATCCAAGAGTCTCATTTAAAAGGGCATAACTGGCCGCATGAATCGTCTCGAAAGAACCAAATGTTCTGGCCATGGCGGCAATTTCTGGTTTCTTAAACCAACGGGCGACCATACCGCTCCAATAATCCTCAACAACCGTCTCTGTTTGGGCAAATCCTTTTAAAATTCCGCCAATGATTTCCTTTTCGTGCGGCTGAAGATTAAATTTCCAATCATTAAGGTCTTGGGCGAGAGGAATTTCGGTATGCAACCAATGAACTTGTTGCTGTTTTAGCCAAAATGCTTCTGCCTCGGGGTATTCAAACGGTTTATAAACGAGTCTTGGTTCGGTAATCATGCGGCTCAGTATATTACATGAACAACTCTGTAAGTCTAGCAAAAAGATCAACTTTTTCCGCCCGCCACAAAAGACAAAACTCTATCAAATATGAGAACATTCTCAAAAATGAATGGACAAAAAGTGTCCACGATTTCGACCCAATGGACAAAAAGTGTCCATTCGTGAAGATTTTTGAAGATTTTTTGAAAGAAGTTGGGCGTTTTACTGTAACATTTGGGGAATAAGGGGAAACTGGGAGAAAATCGAGCAGAGCGAGCATTGTCGGAACGACGAACGAATGCGCCGATTAATATTTGTAGTTAACCAAGAATGAATATGAGGGTCTTGAGAATCTTGGGGCATAGAGAAACCTCTCGGAGAAAAGCGATACAAGATTGTCAAGCGCCAAGAGAGTTTGAGAGGGCGGCGATAGCCCTCTCATTCAAAGGCTAGAGTGAGGGACGAACGGAAGCCGTTATTCACTTTGCGAAGCAAACTAAGATAGTGGTCTAGAGTACGGTTAACTGTACGGTACACGCGCTAATCGACGCCTTCGTGACTTTTACAAGTAAAGGGAGATTCTGTCTTTCCCGCCCGAAAAAGTTTTGCGCCGAAAGAAAAAGATGATAGGTTTTGCGCCAAATCTACGTTAGATATGCGTGACCCTAGACCCTTTCATTCCCACCTTTGACGAATACCAGAAAAAGATTCGCCGCGCACATGAAGATTTCTGGCAATTTAAGCGTGAGCTAGAACAGTATTATCCTGCTGGCCCGAATAAGATTTGGGACTTCGATGATGAGGATATGTGTATGCGTAAGTTGAAGATGGAGACTCAGGAATGGGAGCCATACTCTGAATTCTAAGATGCTAAAAATCTACTGGCTACACGCTCCAGATGACGTAGAGGAGCCCTTATGGAATGACGGGCATTTGTACTGTTGTTTTAGAAACGCGAATAAAGAGTTTCTCGATGAGGGATTTGTGTTAGATTTTTTGAAAGGCAAAGGTCTTTTGTAACCCTGAATCCAATAGCGGCGAATTATCTTAGCAATGAACTTGCTAAGGAAATCGTTTATGTTAAAACGCCCGCTGGTTTTAAAAAGCTTGGCGATATTCCAGAACTTCAATGGAAGTTTAAAGCGTTGGGCGCTGGAGAGATACTATGTGATACTGACTTTTTGAAGCTATGAAAATAAAAATTGTATATTGTGACCTCGACGGAATTTTGGCGGATTTCTTTAGCGCCGCTCTCCGAAAACTGAATAATAAATACCGCGCAAAAAATCCTGCAACTATTTCCGAGTATGTAGATTTCGGCCAATTTGATATGGCCGCTCTGTTTGGAATCACAAATGCAGAATTTTGGCAATGCGTGGAAGGGAACGATCAATATTTTTGGGACACATTACCAGCTTATCCATGGTCAAAAAATCTTTATGACTTTCTAAGTCGTTTCGCACCAGTAACAATACTTAGCTCTCCCTCCGATGGGTCAAATTGCGTTTGGGGAAAGGTAAAATGGCTAAAGGAAAAGATTGATTCATCAATTTCCACGGGCGATTGTGTGTTTACGAAGAAGAAATATCTTTTGGCCAATTCAGAATCTTTACTGATTGATGACTTGCAGAAAAACTGCGACGAATTCATTGCTGCGGGAGGAAATGCTGTTTGCGTCCCGTCAAATTGGAACACTAAGGATTTGTCCTACAATGATGTAATAGAAAAAATCCTGAAAGAATCTACTTTATGCTCTCGTACACATAATGTATGATTCATCAAATAGTTTCAGTATCGGGGCGTAAGCGTTCTGGGAAAAATTCGTTAGCAGACGCTTTCATTAAAGAATTTGCGGCCAAAAACATCTTGGCCAAACAATATGCCTTCGCAGACGAACTTAAAAAAGAGTTAAACCCACTGTTCCTACTGAATGCTGGCGTTAGCGCGTTTACAGAAGACCCCGTTGAAAAAGAGCTTATCAGAAAAACATTAATCTCATATGGCACTGGCTATTGGAGAAACAAAGACCCTGACCATTGGATCAAAAAGCTGGAAAAAACTTTGGTCGAAAATGAAGTTCCTCATGTTGCAATTTTGACCGACACCCGCTTTTACTCGAACGAACTACCTTGGGTTGAGAAGAACGGCGGAATCACCATTCACTTGTCTCGTTATGACGAGAACGGCAATTTGTATCCGTGTGCTGGAGAAGATGAAATGGCCAATGATCCAATTCTTGAAGAAAGAGCGGCCCACAAAATTAAATGGAACAATTTTCATGGAGACGATA